AGACGTGTAGCTACTGTGAGGGTTAAAGCGAAGGATCTTCTATCTCTTGTACATATCATGTCCAACTACTTGATTCCGTGGTTTGAATTTGGTACTAATGAGCGTCACACGCAAGGATATCAATATCGTACTGAAGAAAACAAGGTTAAACGTAAGGTTGGTCGTTGGGGATTTTTCTATCAGAGGAAAGGGAAAGGAAGGAGAACCGGAAGAATAAAGCCTCATTGGTTTTTCAAGTTGGCAAATGATCAGACTGAACAGCAAATATTTAGCAATATTAAAAATGAATTATCAAAAGCTATTATAAAGATAGCGAATAAAAAAGGGAGGAAGTAACATGTCAGTAGTAAAAGGAAGCGATTTGATGTTATTCAAACGCAGCGGGGAGTCACCCAGTTTCACGTATACGGCACTAGGTGCGGCTACAAATCATACATTGACAACCAGTCGAGAAGTGATTGAAACATCTAACAAGGACACTGGTATCTTTGGTGATAGTGAAGCCGGGAAAGTGACTTGGTCTATGACCTCTGAGAATATGATGATCGAAGCGGATTATGACGAACTGATGGATGCTCTGTTGGCAGGTAAAAAACTGTTTGTTGCGTTCAGCATTGCCGGCAATGCTGATGACATAGGAGGCAAACCGGAAGGAGGATGGACTATTTCTGAAGGAGGATATGAAGGTGAAGTGTTGCTTACCCAATTAGATGCAAATGCTCCTGATGGAGATAAAGCTACTTACACAGCTACGTTCACCGGATGCGGACCACTTAAAAAGCGTGCAAAATGATCGAATTGAAAGGGAATACCTATAAATTAAAGTACACGCTACGCGGCTTGTTTCTGTACGAACAGATCGCGGGCGTGCCCTTTACGCCGGATAAGACAATGAATGTGTTCCTTTTGATCTTCTGTTTCTTAATTGCCAATAATGATGATTTCGACCTGTCATTTAAGGACTTTACGAATGTTCTTGACGATGAGCCGAAAAAGATACAAGAGCTTATGAAGTGGATGAATACTGAAACAGAACGCATGAACCTACTTTCGGGAGATGAACCGTCGGAAGGCGAAAAAAAAAAGGCTAACGATCCGGGAAATATATCAGATACTGACGGTTGATATTGGGATTTCTTCCGAGTACGTTCTAGATAGAATGCAAATGTATGAGATACAGCCCCTTTTGGAGCGTTCATCTCATAAGCATAGGGAATCTTGGGAACAGACTCGCCTATTGATGTACGTCATCGCACAAGGAAATTCGACAAGGAAACTTGCACCATTGGATCTGCTGAAGTTTCCTTGGGATGAAGAAAATGAAGATAAACCGAAAGCCCCTACTGACGAAGAGATAAGTAGATTGAGGAATAAAATACAGGATTTTATAAAAAACAAAAACAATGCCAGCGGATTTAGTAACACGGATACTATTGAAGAACGACCAGTTTGATCGGAATATCAAGAAGAGCAAAGCGCAGATCAAATCGTTTGAGAAAACAGCAAAAGCAGTGTCTGTCGGTATGCGTTCGTTTGTCGGATCGTTTGCCGCCATGGCAGGCGTGTCGGTTGCGTTTACTGACGCAATAAAAACAAGTATGCAGTTTGAAAAATCCCTATCCTCACTCCGCTCCATCACCGGGCTTTCAGCAACGGATATGGAGTTCTTTAAGCAGAAAGCCATAGAACTGGGTTCTACCTCTACCCAGACAGCATCGCAGGTTGTGGAAGCCTTTCAGCTTATAGGTTCGCAACAGCCCGAACTGCTGAAGAACAAAGAAGCATTGAGCGAAGTTACAAAACAGGCCATCACTCTTGCCGAAGCAGCAGGCATGGACGTCCCTGAAGCTGCTAAAGCTCTGTCTGGATCTATAAACCAAATGGGAGAATCGGCAGATAAGGCAGGTGAGTATGTTAATATACTTGCCGCAGCTTCACAAGCCGGTTCGGCAGATATACAATATTTGTCAAAAGCCATCGAGAAATCCGGTGGAGCTGCCAGTAGTGTAGGTGTTAAGTACAATGAATTGGTAGCTGCCATTGAAGCTATCGCCCCGAAGATTTCGGAAGCCAGTGAAGCGGGTACGAATCTACGAAACATCTTTCTTACGCTTGAAGCAAGTACGGATAAGAATCTTAAACCTTCCGTAGTGGGGCTTACCGCTGCGCTCGATAACCTTGCTAAAAAGAATTTGGACGCAACCGGAATGACCAAGATGTTCGGCAAAGAGAGCGTGACGGCGGCACTTGCCATTGTAAACGCAAAAGACCAATATAAAGAGTATGTAAAAGCTATTACTGGCACCAATACCGCTATTGAACAGCAGAAGATAAATAACGATAACCTTGCTGGCTCTATAAACGGTCTGTCGTCGGCTTGGGAGGGGTTTATTTTGACAGCGAACAAATCGAACGGGGTTTTTAAGAAAGCTATTGATAGTCTTACATCACTTGTTTCCAAAGCAACCGATCTTATAAAAAACTACGAACAAAAAGAAAACGAACAAATATCCAAAGCTGTAAGTGACCGTAAAAAGAAACTGGCAGAAGACATCAAATTATGGGAAGATTACGGTATGTCTAAGGATGAAGCGATCAGAACCGTAATGGGTATGATGAACAACCATTACGGTTCTGATGTTAGTGATCAGCTTGAAAAGGAAAAAAACAAGCTGAAAGAGTTGGAAGACATGTTGTCGGAGGTAAACAAGAAAAGAATAGATGCATCATCTGTTAGACTTCCAGGTGTGGCAGGCCTCGCCATCAATGAGGCTCTAAAAGCTTATGGAGCTGAGACTTTTAATATTAATCCGAATATTGAAGGAGAGATAAGGAGGCTTGAACAACAAATCAAACTCCAAAAAGAAATCGTCACCCAGAAAAAGGAACAGAGTGCTTTATATAGTGAGTCGGTAAAGTATTTGAATGATCAACTACTTTCATTAGATAAGATAGAGCAGAAAGAAAAAGAAATTACATCTGTTGCATCTACCGGTGAACCGATTAAGATTCCTGTGCAAATAGGTTCAGAAAAAGATTTGTCAGAAAAGATATCGAAACTTAAAGAACGTATATCCAACGAGGTGAATCCGGAGATACGCTTCGACTTGTTGCGTGAACAGGACAAATTGCAGAAGCAACTGGATAAGATCAGGAAGGAAAACAAACTGGTGATTGACCTTGTGCTTAATGCAAAGCCTATGGAGGCTCCTGGTTTGTCGGCCGGTGATACTGAAGGTAAAAATCCGATCGGAGATGTTGCTATTCTCAACGACGAAATGCAGCAAAAGAAGATCAAAAATATAAATGAAGAGGCAGAGGCATATTACAAGTATCGAAGTGAATTACAAGAAACCTCTGTTGCCATTTCTTCGATAGGGTCAGCCTTTCAGTCCCTTGGTGGCTTGATGGGAGAATCCGCATCTAATTGGATGAACTGGGCGGGGAATATGACGAATGCAATCAGTTCGGTGTTGCCTGTCATGCGGCAATTGGTGGACGGAAACTCAGCCGTAGCCATATCTGGTTCAGCCGCAAGTGCTGCGTCTACTCCTTTTATCGGATGGATACAGGCAGTTTCGGCAGTTGCAACTATGGTTGGATTAATGGCCAACCTGCCAAAGTTTGAACAGGGTGGTATTGTTCCGGGTGGCATGTATGCCGGTGACAAGGTCCTTGCACGTGTTAATAGTGGCGAAATGATCCTTAACAAGTCGCAGCAAAATAACCTGTACAACGCAATCAACAGGGGGAACAGGGGAGAGACAATACATATCACTGGCAAACTCATTGGCAGCGGAAGCAGTCTTGTTGCCGTAGTAGATAACTATGCACGTAAACAGGGGAGGATGAGATAATGAACGTGAAATACTATTACGAGTTTAAAGGATTCGATAATATTCTTAATCGTGTCGAGATTTTAACTAAAGATACGGTGAAAGTAGAAGAGATCAAAGCTACAGATGTTCCCTTCGTCCTTCAGTATGGGGATGTAAAGAAGTTGACTCCCTTGCAAGGGAGTGGGGCTACACTTAGCCTAATCAGTACGACTATCTTTCAGTTTGAGAACCTACATACTGACAATATGCAGGATTATCTGGTTAAGTTTTATAGAGGCGGCTCGCTCTATTGGATGGGTTGGCTGGATCCGGAACTATATGAAGAAAACTTAGCGTTGTATCCACCCTATACAGTCGAATTTACGGCAGCAGATTTCAATATTTTGGAACGCTTGAAGTTTACCAGTGATACAGAGGCAAGATACACAGATGTACAGCCTATGATCACGCAACTGAAAAGATGTTTTAATAAACTGGCAATACCATTCAGCAAGCTGTATATCGGATGTACTACCACGGCAGGAGGAATCACCCTTTTGCCTTCGGAAAGCCTGCTACATAAACTATATATCCAGTCGGCTAATTTCTACGACGAAGAAGATATGCCAATGTCGTGCAAGGAAGTAATAGAAAGCATACTGAAACCGTTCGGGCTTATGATGGTTCAGCGTGATGCGTCGGTATACATATATGACTATAATACGGTAGCACATGGGTTACACATGAAAGCATATAACTTCGATACACTGTCATACATTGCAGATGAAAATGTACCATTTGCTTTGGGTGATATGTCAGATATCGGTTTTATGTCGGCAAATGCCCCTTACGGGTTTGAAGAAATGATAAACAACGTAAGTATAACAAGTTCGATTTATGCCCTGAATGATTACCTGGAATATAATATAACAGAGGACGGTTTGCGTGATCTGGAAACTACAACGGAGAACAGCAAATTTACATTAAAGGTGTATAATGATTGCCAGCCTTGGGAAAAAGGTAAATTCATTTTGTATGAAGAAAAAGGAGAGAACAGTACATTGATGGGAGCAGAGATTAACTATACTGGGGATAGTAGTGCGAAAAACAATTGGATGTTTAAAAATAAGGATGGATTTATCATTAGCACAGATGGAGATAATTTTTTGCGTCTGAAAGTGGATGCATATGTAAATACCCGTGAAAACCCATTTGATTCGGAAGTTACCGAAAAAGATGAAAGGACACGTGCTATAGAGCTATATTGTGATTTGGTTCTAAAAGATGAGCACGGAACACCGCTGATGTATTACGGTAACACCTATTATAAAGGAGTAGGATGGATATCGGCAACAAGTGGAAATATTGTAAAAAACAGCTTTGTTATAGGGTTTACCGATTTTAATAGAGCATCTGGACAACCATATTCGAATACAAGGTCTGCGAATAAGTGGCTGACAAATACGGATCTCATAAAACTATCGCAAGGAACCGTTGGTTTTTTAACCGGTCATACAGGAGAAGGGGCACAGATAAGGCTTCCTGAAGCAAGCGGATATATAGAATTATACATAAATTATGCAATTATTTCAGACAACAGTTTAAACGATGGTATAGAAATATATCCGGCGGATAAGGTAAAAAGTTTTATTATAAATAACGTGGAGGCCAGTTTGGAAAGCATGGCAGGAAATCCGTTGAATACGGATGATTACGGATTTGAATCATACATAAACAAACAAGTTAAGGCAGATTATGGCGATGTTTCGTTGAAGTGTATATCTGCCAATGAGGATAAACGACCTATAGGGAAAGGTAACATCCTGTATAAGAAAAACGACATGTATGGTTTACAACTATCTTTCACCCGTTCCGGCCAGACAAATATACTGGAGCGGCTGTTACTATGCACCATCCATAGCAACTATACCCGAAAGAATAGACTTTTTACTGTGGATTTGAAAACAACTGAAAATCCCGCTATGCGGTATTCGACTTTTAAGAACAGGTGGATCGGTGAGAGGTTTATAACATCTGGGTGTAGGATAGATTTTAACAGTGCGATAACAAATCTTACTGTTACTAATTTTTCTGAGGACACAGACAAACTAAGTGATATCCCTTATGAGTAAGCAGGTTATAAATAAAAGCATAAATAAAAATGCACTGCCTCGTACTGGACGTGTGTTAGATGCAATTGGAGGTAATATAAACTCAATGTCCGGAGGTTCAAGTATCGGCGGATCTTCGTTTTCCGGTTATTGGGACCTCATTACTACCAGTGCGGCTGGAGAAGCTCTGGACGAAGGCAAGGAATATATCCGAACAAAGTATTCGGCCGTTTCTGAAAAGGATGTTGTAGCCTATGGCACGCAGGATGAATTTCCCGATATGGCATTTCCCGTTGCGACTTATACGACTCCTGGAGCAGTACAGATCAAACAGGGAGGCGGTTTGATCATCGGAGAAGATGGTATTATATCTGTTGATCCTAATTTCGCCGGCGGTGGCTTGGACGAAAAGCAACTCAAAGAATATCTGGACAGGTATCATTATCTGACTCCATCCAGCTTGTTGTATGGCTACCTATCAAACAGCATAAGCCCTATTATCACGGCATCAGATAGCGTTAATTCGGCGTTCAAAAAGCTCGAAACGCAAATTATTAATTTGAATAAGGATTACGTTACGCTGACTACGGATCAAACGATAATAGGACAAAAAACATTTGAAAAGACGGTGTTATCCAAAGCGGATGTTGTGGCATACGCTGTAAGCGATATTGGCGATCTTATAGCTATAGCAACTCCTGATATGTACGGTTTGGTCAAATATGACAGTTCTGTATTTTCAATCAATTCCATCGGGCAGCTTACATTAGCAGACGGAGCCGGCGGAGGATTGACAAACGTCATACCATCCGGTACCGGAAATGCCGTAACGGAGTTGTCCTATGATAAGGCAACCAAGATTCTTACTTGGAAAAAAGGAAGCACTTTCGCGCTTCGCACAGAGATACCTACCCGATTGGGGCAATTATCCAATGATGTGGGGTATATTACGGGTATCAACAAGAATATGATACTTAATGCCCTTTCCGGAGCAGGTAGTAATAATAAATATCTGGCCGGAGATGGTACGTTTTATACCATTTCTTATAGCGAAATAAGCGGAACGCCGAACTTGTCTGTATACGTCAAAAAAGCCGGGGATATGATGTCCGGCGATCTGACAATACGGAAAACGGAACCTGCGTTGATTTTATCAGGGTCTCGACAGTGGTCAATATACGAGGCATCAGGAGATTTAGGGTTCCGAAATGGCAATACTTTGGCTGCATATTTTTCCGGCAGTAATAACGGTACATTATTGATATATAATGATCTCATAGCTCACGGGGATGTTGTCGCCTATTCATCTTCCGGCATAACAGATTTAGCCGTCGTTGCATCGTCGTCAACTTATGGGCTGGTAAAGTATGATGGCAATACAATAAGAGTTAATTCATCTGGGCAGTTGTATGTCGCTTCTGGAGGTGGGGGCGGCGGTTCTGTCGCCTGGAACGATATTACCGGCAAGCCATCATGGATAGGATCGTCCAAGCCATCTTATAGTTGGAGCGAAATTAGCAGTAAACCGTCGTGGATTGGGAGTAGTAAGCCGTCTTACTCATGGAGCGAAATAAGTAGTAAGCCGTCTGGACTTGTAACATCTGTTAGCATATCCGGAAGCGGGAACGCAATAATAAACGCATCTTTTTCGGGTGGGACATTGAGTTTAACAAAGGGTAGTATTTCTGGGGGGAGTAGTTGGAACGGTGGAACTATTACAGGAAATCTAACTATTAGCAAATCAAGTCCGGGTATAGCTTTATCGGGTTCTGGCCCATATATGTGGTTTGGATCATATTGGAAACTTACAGTCCCTTCCAATGATTATTGTTTTTACTACAATAATGACTTAAGGGCTTATCTATCGTATAGCAGTTCCGGAAATATGTGGGTCAAAGGGTCATTGGTACAAGGATCTGATATTAGGAGGAAAAATTTAATGGGTGATCTCGAAGATGTACTGTCTAAAATGATGGCTTTATCTGTATTTAGGTACTCCTATAAAAATGATCCTGATGCCACGGTACGGATTGGCCTATCTGCTCAACAGGTTATCCAATATTTCCCCGAATTTGTATTTACGGAGCCGGATGGATATTATTCAATGGACTATGCGAGCATGTCAGCTTTGGCAATAAAAGGCATACAGGAGATCTCTAAAAGGTCTATGATGATTGAAAATCTTGTGAAAGTCCGTAAGGACTGGGAGTTAACGAAGGATCAGCAGATTAAACATCTTCAGGACACGGTTATTAGATTGCAAAATGAAATAGATGAACTGAAAGGAGGAACTGCGGCATGATACTACCAAAGAAAGATCTGACACTTTTTCAGACTGCATTGAAGGTTGGAGCAGTATATACGAGCAGCGGGAAAGGGTACGTTATCCGTGATCTTTTCCGGCTTGTGGCCGCGGCCAAATCCGGAGGAGAAAAAGGTTATGCTTTTCGGGTAGCAGAAAACGGCTATACAGATGGTACACGCGGCTTTATGATTGACGGGGCATTGCCTTATTGGAATATCTGGAGTCCTGATAGTCCTGGGCGCTTCTTTATTGATATTGATCAGCGCATCAAGCTTAGAATGAAATTTGATGCAGGTAATTCGGCCAATCCTTATTATCGTGCATCACTCGGATATTTTGCCGGTTACGATACCAATGCGGAAGCTCCTTTTGTTAATTGTACAAATGCAGTCAATGGAGTAATTGACTATTATCCGTCTTTTTCCCTGAGATTGGTATTTCTTGTTACTTGTTCGGGGATAAATTGGAAATCAGTGCAGGGATATATTGATCATTTCTATATCAAGGTAATTGGGACATTCGCATTAGGCGGATCGGAAAATGAAATAGCATTGATTGAAAGTCCGTCATACGTGAATACGGATGGTACAACAAGGTCCTATAACCAGCAATATGAATTAAAAAATCTCGGCAGCACGTATCAATATCTCCGTTTTGAGATGTATGTCGGATATACTGATACCGGAGGAGAAAAAATGCTTTTTAAAGTCCCCTATATAGAATCACAGACAGTGAGGTTGAATCAACGAAAAGAAGGGCTTAGTCCTGGTAATTTCCTATGGTTCTACATATACAATCCCAATTCTTCATCCGGGGGGTATGAAAATGTAGCGATACCGGATTATGAAACGAAAATTCCGGTATCAAACAAAGAAATAGAGTTTCAGCCCAATTCAGGGACTCCGTATGATGGTCGATATGTTTTGAAATTCAGTGCAAAGATAGTTGGTGACTATTATACGGAAATACCGGGATATGGTACCGTTGATATACATGGTTACTATGATGTCCTTGCAAAGGGCTTTATATACAAAAATTCAGGTGGAGAGGTTAATGTAGACTATGAGTCTCTTGGACAAATTTACCTGGATACAAATTCAGAATACAACAATTTCCAATTGCAGATTCCAACGGCCTGGGCAAGCAATAAATTAGATTCCGGAACATTGCATTTTTTCATTAGAATGAAATCACAACCATAAAAATAATTGATATGAAACAGATTAGCAACAAAAGAACAATTGCGGACGTGATCTATGACGGTGAACAGATCACTTTGAAAGGACAAGTAGAAATAGACTCTAACACAGGTCAGGTTAAGTCAGTAAATGGCGATGTCAGATTGAAAGACGGTGTAACGTACATCGGTAATTTTTCGATGCTCGGCATCAACATCAACGACATCTCATATGTCAAATACCGGACCGATACCTCAGAACTGGTGGACGAAATGGTACAGGCCATCAACAATAAAACAATTGAGGAGGCTTGACCATGATAACTATCGAAGCAGTTGAACTATTTACGGTGTTGAAAGACTTGAAACTTTCAGGCATGGATACTTCTGATCGCTTAAAAGTGATCAGAAATCTCCGTGCTCTGCGGGAAGTGGCCGATAAGTACAGTGCGGATATGGACCTTGCAAAAGAACGTCTCAAACCGGACGATTACGACAGTCTGGTAATGAAGATGCTCGAAAGTAATGAGGCTGTAGCAGCCGGTGGTAGCCGTACAGTATCGGATTTGGAGGTTGCGTCATTTAACAAGCAAAATGAACAGTTTAACCGGGATTTGAAAGCAGTTCAAACAGGCACCTACAATAAGGATGAAGGATGCTTTGAAGGCGGTATGAATAGTGAACCGGTAGATGTGAAAATCGAATCTCTCACGGAGCTTGCATTTGACAAGCTCGTTGATGCCAATAAGGATGTGCCGGCAGGCGCATTAGCAGTATTGTTTGATAAAATGGTAATGTGATGGAATTACAGGATTTGACATTTAATAAAGAAGGTGACCTGTATGTTTGCGAGTTCGAGGCAACAGGACCTTTTAATATTAAGATTACCCGTACAAATGTATCGGGAGCTTATGGAGCATTGAGCGTTCAGCAGTCGTTGACGGGAGAGGATTATGTCCCCATTCCGCTGCCTCCGGCATGGCCTCTTATGGCCAATCTGGATTTTGAGATACCGAACGTCCCTGCCGGTATGCACATCCGAATTGAGAGCGGGGCAGAAGTGACATTGGCTAAAATAGCATATCAGTCATGATAGGACTTAACAAAATAGGGCTTAACCAGGTGCAGCTAAATAGGCTGCGCCTGAATGCTCCATTTCCTGCATACGGGAAAATGGCCGGTGGTGGCGGCGACGGCTTCCCGCAACTTCCGGGTGATGTTACGCGCTGGCATTTCGGAGGTCTTACCAACGAGATGATGGCGGCTATGGACGATCCACGCCTTGAGGATGCGGATGGCAAAGGTAGGTTCCTATCCTTCAAGAATTTCGCTTGGGGTGGAATGAGTGGAGTAAATGGTTATGTTCAGAATTTTAATTATTTCAGAAACAATGCTACTGTAGATAAAGTAAGAATTGATGAGCAAAGTAGCAATTCTATTAAAGTAACCCTTTTAACCTCAGGAATGGGTCACGCTATTTTTATACCAAAGGATGTTTACCAATTTAATAAATCTTATTTCATAAAAATATCAAGTGAAGGATACAATGAAGGTGATCTATTTTTGTCATTTTATGCTCCTTCTACATCAACGGCTACAACAGTAAAAGTACCTTTAAATCCTAATGGCATCACTGAAATTCCTGCAATAAAAGAAGATGATTTTTTAGCTGTTTATCTTTTTAATGCTGCGGGTGCGGTGGGATCTATTACCATCAAACAACTTCCCCTCTACCCCGGCGCACTCGTCTTTGACGGAGTAGACGATTATGGTGTCTGCGATAACTTCCCCATTCTGACTAAGGAAAAGGGATATACGGTTATAGCGTTGAGACAGCGGATTTCAATGGGTGAAGGAATCTCTGGATTAGTATCTAATGCAAAGAATTGGTTCAAAGATGGTGCTTTCGTTTTAGAATATAGTTATATAAAAAACTCCTATTTTAATAGGCCGGTCTCTTTTGGAGCAATAGGGAGTGAAAAGGATTTACCACACATCCTTACTTATCAGACATCTAAAAGCTATAATGGTGTTTCGATTGAAGTTGGTAGTTTTATAGGAACAGATCAGCTATATGTTGGAAAAATAAATAACATCATCGAAAATTGCACTAACGCTGCTATCTGGGAGCTCGTCATCCTCGATCACGATGCTACCGAAGAAGAACTGACCAAGATCAAAGACTACTTCGTCAAAACCTATCCCTGGCTCTTCCCCGACCAGGCATGGACTGTCACCGGCAAGACCAACGAAGACGAAGATCGTGCTACTATTGCCAACATTACGGGCAATGGTAATGATCTTATACTGTCTAATTTTGGGTTTGCAGAAGGGAGTGGCTACAATGAAGAAGGGGAATATGCTGGCTATCTGGTTACTGATGGGGTGGATGATAAGATAATCTCGTCTATATTTAAAATGGGTAATGATTGGACTGTAATAGGAGATTGGGAGCTTATAAATACAGGGAAAAATGACAATGCTGGTATTGTAAAATTTGATAGTATAGTCATTTATAATTATAATTATAATTCAGTGCTCATTAATATAAAAAATAGTAGAAATATTTTGATTCCCGATCAAAATACCGTTAATGCAATTTGTTCTGATGGCAGGATTTATTCAAAAGACTGGAAAGAATCTATTTATAATGAAGAAACGGAATCTACCAGTAAAAATTTCTTAACTATAGGATATTCAGGTAACGCATATACTAAAATTGCTTTCAAAAACTTAGCGATTTATCCTACAGTCCTCTCCAGGGAAGATTGTATCAAAGCATATAACTATTTACAAACTTTAAAAGCAAAATAATATGAAATTCATTATCATACCAAAAGAAGTATATGATTCCGTATCTGAAGAAAAGAAACGTGAATTAGGAACAGGTAGCCCAAGAGCGAGCGTAGACGGCTCTTGGGTTATTTTACACGTAGAACATTATGACCATCTATTTAAGTCTTTAGACGCGCAGGCTGATGACGATCCTCAATATCCGTATTCGGTATATGATAGCCCTTCTTCTGAGTTTGAATCTGTTCTTTCATCTAAAGAATGGGTGTCTGATGTTAATGACGAGTGTCTTTGATCTTGTTATGGTTGGGGCAATTACTATATTTGTAAAAAGTTGAATAATTAAAGCGTGTGGTAGCGTTATCTACCATATAATCATCATGTTTCAGATAATAATCGGATGCGTTTTGGCTAATATCCTTACGATAGCAATCATCGGTTTAGCCCTGTATTTAGTGTATCGTAAAAACGAAGATCGTTTAAAGGCTTTGGATTCTAAGATTGATCAGAAGGTTGAGGACGTAAAAAACAAGGTTGGTGCGGTGATGGACATCGTAGACCAGGTCAAGAAGTTGTTGGATAAAATTAACAAAAAATAAATATGGCAGAAATAGGTTATAACAGTAAATTCGAAGGCCAGGAGGTTGATTCCAGACTTGAGAATGTGGTGCAGGCTGCTCCTGGAACAGGTTCGGAGTCGGGGAAGGGAGGCCTCATCCCGGCTCCCCCTGCCGGAAGTCAGGACGGTAGCAAGACTCTTCTTAGTAATATGACATGGGGAGATCATGTAACAAAACAGTACATAGATGATGCTGTTTCGGCAGCAGGGTGGAAGAAACAGATTGTTAGCAAACTTCCTACTGTTGAAGAAGCGAAGGATAATGTCATGTATCTTGTAAAAGACGATGTGGCATCTACAGAAACTAAAAACGTGTATAACGAATATATTTTGGTTACTGAAGAAGGTGGAACTAAGGTGCTTGAATCACTTGGTATGGTAAGTACAGGAGTAGATTCATCTTATCTTGATTTATCCATATTTCCCAGTACTTCTGGAACTCTTGATGAGGATTCGTATGCAAAAGTTCTGAATGCTTACAATAACAATATTACATTAGGTAAGCTTAGTTTTTATTATTTTTCTTTGGATTATTTTTTAGACAATGATAATTCTGAATTAAAAATAATAGCTGTTTTATTTAATAACACCAACTCAAAGGAAGACGTATCTGGATCTTATATAGACATTGAGATGGTAACTTATGTTGTTTCCCAAGATAAGACATATAGAGCTATAGCTAATACGGCTACGTTGTTTAATACGATGTTGTCTTATTTGAAGTTTATGGCTAATACTCCTAATGTTGTCACAACATTAGCAAGTTTGCCAATAGATGCTCATAATATCATAGCCAACGTAGCTTCCGCTACGAACCTGTCTATGGCCGTATCTGATGAGGATGTTGGGAGGGAATGGCAGGTGCGGGTCAACAACACTACCGGCACAGACATCACGCAGCCGCTTCCTACCTCTGGCCTGTTCCAGAGCATGTCAGGCGATAGCGTAGTAGTACCTAAAAATAGTTTTATAGAATTAAGTATTTGGTATATTAATGATAAGTTAGTTATCAGAGTAGGTGAACAAGCTTAACAGAAAGGATAGAGTATGGTTTATGTAAATAAAAACGTAAAAGGTTTTTACTGGGAAGGATACGAGTTGGATTCCTCTTCTTACGAAGTAGGGTATTCTTACCAAGATTTCTTAGATGGTAAATGGGTTCAACTTGACTCCGATCAAGAAAAATTCCATCAAGACAATCCTGATGCGAGTGTGAAAGAAGTTATTGCCATGCAGCTTGACCCGGAGCCTCCTGGACCAACTGAAGAGGAGTTGCTTGCCAAGGCTAAGGATAAGAAAGTTTCTGAGGCCAGGGAATATGCTTATTCTGATGCTGTCCGCTCTTATAGCTTGGATGGTAAACAGATATGGTATAACAGCAGCATGAGGCAGAAGGTTAAAAACGATATTGATGTAGCAAAAGGGAGCGGGATATACACCGTATCTGTAGCAGATTCAGAATACGAGCTTGATATTGCTAATACGGCAATGAATGAAATGCATGTATATGAATCTGAATGCGATGATCGTACTGCTGCCATAGAAAAGGAAATAGCTTCTAAAATTGACAGGAGTGAAGTTGAATCTATGAAAGTGGATGAAGGATATCCTGAGAAGTTGGTAAGGACAAAGGATCAGATCATAGAAAAAAATAAGATCCTTGAAGCTAACGATCCGGAGAAGGCTACAGCCATGTACATGAGGGCGATGATCAATACGCCGGCTATGTTGGAGAATACTGACCAGAGTCTGGCTCTTAAGATAAAAGGATTGTATCCTATTTGGGATAAGGATGGAGTTTATGGCGACAAAGGTCTTCCTATGGGAACTGCTGTTGTAAAAGGGCAGCGTTTTCGTAGTAAAAACCAGCCTTCAGATTTGGATTGGACTTTGTTTGAAGTAAGGCAAAATCACAATCTACAAGCCGACTGGGTTCCTGGTCAGGGAGGTGGAGCCGAAAGTCTGTATATGGTTGTTCAAGAAAAGCATTCAGGTACCGTAGACGATCCTATTCCTTGGGTATATAATTCTATTTTAGAGAACGGAAAGTATTACATAGACAAAGAAATTAAGTATCTTTGCATAAGAGATTCAGGCATCCCTTTGGCTTACGAGAATCTTTCTGATCTTGTATCAGCAGGATACGTGAGGGTTGTTTAGGTTATGATTTGTTGTTAATGTTATAACCCCAAATAGTATTAAACCAATATAATTCTATTATAAAAGTTTAATACATCTCTTTCAGAGATCGGGTTATTAGCCTAAGTGTTGAAATAAACACTACGTTATTTGAGAATATATAGTTACCTACGGATGTTTACCCAAGTCTGTAGCTCTAAGGATGGTGATTAAACAGGAGTAGTGTATTTGACGAAACAGTGTTGCCATTATATAAAACCTCAAAATAACATTGGCGATGGGTACTTACAGGAGAAATCCTGACTTATCCCTAACGGGATTTACATCTACCAAGGAGACCGAAAGGTCTCCTTGGGGATGTATTAAAACGGATGAATAGCTTTAAATATATTTAATAGAATATGGGTTATGGATAACCCCTGTATATTTATTTATGCAGGGGTTTTTCTTTAATCCAAACTCTGCTTATTTTAATATTTGGTAAGGTTCTAATTATCTTTGTGAAAAAGGTTAAGTTATGGAAAGAAAAGATATTATAAAAGAATTGAGTCAGTATTTTAGTATTGTTGAATTAGTTGGTCCTAAAGAATACGGTAGAGACAAAGATCTTTGCTGGAGGTATTTAAGAACTGAGTTGCTTCACACGATACTGGTTTTAAGGAAAGATATCTTGAAAACTCCGATGACGGTTAATACCTGGAAGTCGGGTGGAAGGTTTGATGAGCGTGGTTTTAGGAACAATATCTCGGATATAGTAAAATCCAAGACCGTATCAGGGTCTTTGTATGTCAGTCCTCATATGCTTGGGGCAGCCATCGATTTCGATGCTAAAGGTATGACGGCGGAGGAGGCAAGGAATAAAATAATTCAGTCGCAGGATTTACTTCCTTGTCCCATTAGATTAGAATCAGGTACCAATTGGGTCCATATTGACGTATATGACTCTCTTGGAAGTAGCAAGAAAGTAACTATGTTCTAATATGGCTTACAGATTTGTAGGAAGGATGAATTTAGAAAGTTTCTGGGCTTTTCTCATTTCCGGATTATCAGCATTGTGGATGAATTTCCAGGAGATTCACCACCTTATATATTCTATATTGTTTATATTAGCTATAAATCTTTTGTTAGCTACTATAAAAAGTATCAAACACTGCTATATCCGAAGAAAGAGAAAGAGGCCTTTTAAGATATTGACATGCATAAGCGAAATGGGAGTTTTGAAAATCCTTCTTGAGTTCGCGGCCTGCTCTTTCGGGTTGTTCACCATATCCGGAATGGATCTTATTATGTCTATGGGAGGGCATAAATCCCCAGAGTTTGTAGACATGCTTCTTCAGTGGATTACGATATTCGCCTTAATATTATACGGCGGAATGGCATTCAAACGCCTCGGCGACCTTGCACCTGATTTGATGATAGTAAAAGGCGTTAAGTACTTCTTTAGTAAAGTAAGTTGGTGGCAAAAAGTTCCATTCGGAGAGGAGTTAAAAGAAGGTATAAAAAATGGTGAAATACAAGATCTTTTAGATAATAAAAAGGAGGGTAAGAAATGTGTTTGCAAAAAATGAGGGTAGGGCATGTGTTAGGAGTTATTCTACTGTGTTTTATATCTTTCTTGTTTGGTAAAACATGCAAGAAACAAGAAATAATACACGATATAGAAATAGATACTGTAATAGATACCATTATCCAACCTGTTCCTGTTCCTCAGTATATAGTTGACGTAGGGGAGGTAGAAATACCTTTCCCTATGGATGCTATAGTTGAAAAAGATACGATAAAAGACACTGTTTATATCAATATACCAATACAGAGAAAAACGTATCAGACAGATGATTATAGAGCGGTAATAAGTGGGTACCGACCAAATTTAGATACGATGACAATCTACCACAAAAGAGAAATAATATACGAAAAAAGTAGACGGTGGGGATTAGGAATCACCGCCGGATACGGATTGTCTAAAGATGGTTTTTCTCCTTGTTTGAGTATGGGTGTATTTTATAGAATATGGTGAGAAGCCACTGATGTAAGACGGACAAAGCCTGTCTTACGCCTATCCTGAAGTTCTATCCTACAACGGCAACCCCTACCCTGCAACCTACCCGGCCTGCCTCGTGCTGCGATCTGAAGGGACCTGCTCTGCTGCCTGGGCTGTCCTGCGCCATGACACACTACAGCCTCGCCTACCTGCCCTGCCCGCTTATCCACTGGCTACTTCATGGTTTTAAATAAAAGTTCATTCATACCTCACTCGCTTCGCTCGATTCGGCATAAATTCACTAAAGAATTAAATCAATATTTCTACGTTCTCTCATATCGCTCCCTACGGTCACGATATTCGTTCACTTAAAGGATTAAACAATAAGCCAAACAACATATAGGGCAATACGCTCCTTCACCTCACTCCCTTCGGTCGATTCGGTTTCAGTCACTCCATATTATGAGGAATAAAGAATAAGGTCTTAAAAGTTAAAATAATATGAATAACAAATAATTAATTAAAACAAGATGAATAATAATTCAGGGAATGAAGAATAAAAGCGGGAACGATAAAATCGGGACTGTTTTTATTCAAGATAACTTGGTCCACCCTGATGCTCAGCGTGTTACGATCCGAATATAGAAATACGGATACGTTTTGAGATATGGTATAGGTGCAAACAAAAAAACCTGCCCCCTATTTTCTCAAACGAAGGACAGGATAAAATATTTTTATCAAAATTTGGAGCAAGCAAACTGGTTTGCTATATTTGCCCAAAACGTAAATATAATATGAGCGTAAATATAATTGAAATAAAAGACGGGCGCAAGCTTCACGACAGACTTCTTAAGAAAGAGTCGGTCTCACCTTTAGAGGTTATACGCAATGAGTATAACCGTTTTAGCTATAATGTAGTGCGTAGACCGGAAGGTCAATGTTTAGGAAATTTAAGATATTTTAATCTTAATTATGATAGCAAAACAGGTCATTTCTTTAAAAAAGAGTTCAATTTAAGATATAGCAGTAATTTTGTAATCACCGACTATTGGAAAGATCGAGTGCGTTGTTTTATTGTTTGGAACTACGGATTTGGCCGTTATTTCCCGTATGCTGATTTTGTGGAGGCCATGGTGTACGATTATCTTATATACGGTCGTCGATCGGTTCCATATAGTATAAAGGTTCAGGAGACTGAGGGCAGGTGTGTTAGGTTTTATATAAATTCTGAGATATCTCACCTTAGAAAAGTAGGATACAAGGCTTATCGTGAGGAATTTAAGAAAGAGCATCCTGAATATTTCATAGATGAAAGTTGTCGAGTTTTTCGTTGTCTTGACATGTCATTAAAGAGAGAGGAGAAAATAGCGGCCTGTCATGCTCACAAGCGTGATCTTAGAACTCACATCATTGACTCTTTCATTGATAGGATTATGAAGAATCCCACAACGCTCCATTCTTGGTTTTCTGAATATGTGGATGGAGAAGGGAAAAATCGCACATGTTTTTCTGATAAAGCTGTTGAGTCGTTGAATAAAAGGTTGAAGAAGAATGGTTTGAATACGTTGAAGAACACAACCTTGTATCGACTATTCAGGAGTAGGGTTAAAGAAAGATTTGGTTGCAATATTAGGACCTTCTTTAATAATGTCCTAATGAGTGTATCTACTGAAGAGGTTATCACAAAAGCCATTAAGAAAATAAAAGGCAAGAACATGATGAGCTTGTACATTTTGGCATTGAAAAAGTACCGTAAGATATGCGAAGTGTATTATTCCGACGAAGATATATCCTTCGACGACATATTCCGGGAATACGGAGTAGATCTTCGAATGTGCGGGTAGGGTTCTTGCTCTCCATAACAATATACGTCAGTGTTGTGTTTTATCGCTTCATTTCTATATCTTTGTAGAAAAAGAGAAGGAAATGAATTACATTGATATTTTACCACAGATAAGGAATAATATTTTCTATGTCAGGATAGTAATGACCGACTACGATGTAGAAAATCAGATGGTTATTAGAATAGTAGCCAGAAGAAATGACGGTCTGTACAAGACGGAGGTAGTGCAGTATCCAAATGAAGGAACTGATTATAACGGGGAAATCATTGTTCCTATGTTTGGTATGGCTAAGTCGTTGGTGGCCCAAATAGTAGGAGTCAAGATAAATGGTACCGAGGTACGTGTTAATAGTACTGAAGTAGAGGGAGCTGATATAACAGCCAGATACGATGATTCCCTTACCAGAATGGGAGGGGAAGAGAGTATGAACAACATTCATCTTGATTTTGAGGTTATAAGCACCAACAACCCTAAAACGCTTCGTATAGCCGATCAGTCGGAATGGGGGATACTGGCAGACAGACCGGCTATTATAGAGATCGTACCACCTGAAGATGAGAATAAGTATGTTTATTATCTTGGTAAGAATCAGTTGAATGTATTCAACAGTAAGACCCTTGGCATAAATCCGGGTCGCGGAAATGATTTTGAAAACCTAAAAGATGGTATATACGATATTACCATAAAAGGCAGTCCTTCCTCTTATTCATTTAACAGAAAGTATTTAAAAACAGATCTGATCCGTCTTAACATAGATAAGATATGGGCCAGGTCAACTGTGTTATGCGATCATGAGGATGATGACGTTATTGACAAAATAAAAGAAATAGAGTTTCTGCTGGCTGCGGCTGAAGCTAATATGAGATTAGGGAATTTTGAAAACGTAAAACAATTATACGAAAAAGCATCTAAATTGATTTACGTTCTCAATAATTGTGAAAATTGTGGTTGCAAAATATAATAAATTAAATATCAATAAATTATGGGATGTGGATGCGGAAGAAGCAACATTGCTTCTGTTAATAAAAGTCGGGCTATAAAGCCTCAGTCGAATACGACACCTAAAGCTGATTCTAATGCGGCTTGTATTCAGAAATATGATGAACTTGCTGTATTGGACAAGAAAATCATAGACCTTCATCGCAAGTTCAGGTTTGTAGGAGGTGTAAGTAAAAGGTATGCTGATATTCAAAAACTGGTAAGAGGCTGGATCGTTAATTTGAAGAACGAGTGCCCGGATCCGGATGATCTTGCTACTTATTCTGAATACATAAATAAAGAATACGCCAGGTATTTTACGTCAAGGTGATATAATCGCGAATAATACATAACTCATACAAATCATAACCAATTTGTATTGTATTATGTATAATAGCTAAAAGCTATTCCGATTATTAGCCTAAGTGTTGAAACAAACACTACGTTATTTAAGAATAGATAGTTACCTACGGATGTTTATCCAAGTCTGTAGCTCTAAGGTAAGTGATTAAACAGTTTTGGTATTCAGGAACAGTGTTGCTTACGAAAACCTTAAATAACATTGGCGATGGGTACTAACAGGATGGAATATTCCTGACTTATGTTGAATAAACATTAAAAACGTTTGTAGATATGGTGTACGTACAAGACATAAATGGTAAACCTATGATGCCTACAACAAGGCATGGTAAGGTAAGGAGGCTGCTTAAAGATAAAAAGGCAGTCGTTGTGAACCTATGTCCGTTTACCATCCGATTAACGTACGTCACATCTGATTACAAACAGGAAATTGTGTTAGGCGTTGATGCTGGTACTAAGCATGTTGGTCTATCAGCTACGACGAAAAGCAAGGAGCTTTACAGCAGTGAAGTTATTCTTAGAAGTGATATCGTAGATCTTTTGTCTACCAGAAGGGAGCTACGAAAAACGAGACGAAATAGGTTAAGATATAGAAAACTTCGTTTCGATAACAGAGTAAAAAGCAAGCGTTCAGGATGGATAGCACCTTCGGTGAAGTACAAAATAGACGCCCATATTCGCATTGTTGACAATGTATGTTCTATACTACCAATATCTCGTATTGTTATTGAAGTAGCTCAATTTGATACTCAAAAGATTAAGAATCCTAATATATCGGGTAAAGAATATCAGGAGGGTGATCAACTTGGGTTTTGGAACGTTAGGGAATATGTTTTAGCAAGAGATGGACATAAATGTCAGTATTGTAAAGGAAAATCGAAAGATAAGATCCTTAACGTTCATCACATTGAGTCTCGAAAAACCGGAGGTGATTCCCCTTCTAATCTTATTACCTTATGTGAAACTTGTCATAAAGAATACCATAAAGGTAATATAGATTTAAAGATCAGAAGAGGCAAGTCGCTTCGCGACGCAGCCGTAATGGGAATCATGAAATGGAGATTGTATGAAGAGCTAAAATCTAAATACGACAACATTTCTATGACTTTCGGTTATGTTACAAAATACAATAGGATTAAACATGGTATTGAAAAATCCCATGTTTCAGATGCTTTTGTTATTTCTAAGAACTTTAATGCTATAAGGTTAGGATATTATTATAAAGTAAGATTAGTAAGAAGACATAATCGTCAAATTCATAAACAAAAGATTCCAAAAGGTGGAGTTAAGAGGTTAAATCAATCTCCTTTTGAAGTTTTTGGTTTTAGATTGTTTGACAGAGTTATGTTTGAAAACAGTTATTACTTTATATTCGGAAGGCGTAAAACCGGTCGTTTCAACATTCGTGATATTGATGGTAAAAACCAAAGAGATATTACATACAAGAAGTTGAAATTATCAAGGTGTAAATGTTTTATGGTACAAAATGAAATGAATTGATTAATTTAAATGAGGATATAGATATGGCAGCTACCGGAAGTACACAGCAAATTCTTTTCCCTTCATCTTACTTATGTGAGTGTGCTGATCGTTTTATAGCATGTAAGGCTGATCAGTATCTACAATATCATAAGTATAAGGTAGGTATCAAGCCTGATATGGATACGGTTTTTAAAATAGATCGTATGAGAAGAATCGTCTGTGAAGGGGAATGTGGGTTGTGTCCGGACGAGATTCATAAATTCAAAGAAGAACTTAATAAGATCTTGTCATGAAAAAGATGTATTACAACAAAGAATACAGAAAAGCTTTCAAGAAATCGGACTGTCCGGAAGATCTTGGTTCTGAAGAAACGTTTATCGTTCATGAGGCTGAATTTTGTTCGGATATAAGCCAGGATGATGCAGATAGGAAAGCGGAAGAGTTTGCGGAGAAAGAAGGTCCGTTGTATGCCAATAAAGTAGGTGGCTGTTGCGAGGTATATTATAACACAAGACAGGAAGGTGATTTCTTTAAAAATGATTGTCCTGATGGTCAAAAACAAGAACAACCTACACATCATGTGATAGAGGCCGGGCGTGTATGGTCTAAGTTCAGTACCGAAATAGCCAACTACGAAGCTGCGAAGATTCTTGAGCAAGAAGGGCAGGCTGCCGCTAACGAATCTGGAGTATGTAAAACCGTTTATTACAACGAAGATCAACATGGTTGGTTTAGTAAACGTTGTAAGGAAGGATGGAAGGCTCCTGAGAAATACAGGAGGATATACGCCGGTACCGTAACGTCTTTCATTAGCGTTGATGATGCCAATGAAAAGGCTAAGAAGATACTGGAAGAAGAGGGCATGAAATGGGTTAATGAAAATACCAAATGCGAGCCTGTTGTTGATGAATGCAAATTTGATTTTTGAAAATGAGCAACGTAAAATTTAATCCGACAGAAGGTGAGAATGATAAACTGGTGTCGGTGTTTTCTGAAATAAATGAAGGTCTTGATACGACTTTGAATTACACTATTTCTGATGAAGGGAATAAGGCCAAGAAGAGCATCGTCGTTAATCAAGTTGGTAAGAGGGAAAAGTTTTTATCGAAGAAAGGGGAGGGATCTGAACCTTTTGTTTTGTCTGATGGTAATACTTTCAACGTTCTTAAAGAAGGTGCTTCAGGATCAGCATCCGCTTGGACTGAGGATCAGCTTCCTCCAGAAGCCACGGAATCAGTTGGCGACAAAAGCCTTCTCCCTTCTTGGGATTTTTACCTTATAGACATGACTCAAAATACCGGAGACAAGGTACATCCGGTTGGAAAGCTTCGTAAGAACAATCTCCTTAGATTTGAAAACGGAGATTTTGCTCCTACGGTAGGCATAACCGAGGAAATGAGAGCCGAATGCGATGTGGAACTGTATTTGGATAGCGGTCATAAAAATAAGTATTGTGATGCCGGAGCATTTGACGCTAAGGCTTTTTATGAAGAGTATGGCATTAGTCAAAAACTTTATAATGCTTCAGGATCAGAGGTAAGGATTTTAAGACCTTGGGAGACTACTTCAAAGAATTATAGCATATTCTTAGGATGTAGCAAGAGTCTATATGTAGCTGATAAGGTAGTTGGTAAAAGCGGGAAAATATGGTCTGGTGTGTACGACGCAGACACGGTTCCTATGCTGGACGGACTTGACCTGCGCCAGACGTGCCCTGTGCTTCCGCCCACAGCCTTATCTCCTGGACCGGTATGTACAGTAGACTCCAAGGCAAGATCTTTCTTTTTCTTGTATGAAGGAGAAACAAATTGTAAATCCGGAGCCGGAGTTGGTAACGCCTGCACAATGTTTCTAAATGGAAGAACTTATCCGAGATGCAACGATGTAAATCAAATCAATATAGCTAAGTATTCGAGGGTTAATAACGTAGATCCTGAATCTTCTTATCCTTTTTCTGAAGGTGGTTTTTTGACCTTGAATGCTTATATCATATACCTTGAAATGCTGTACGGTACTAAATACTTAGCTAATCCAGATACTTTTGGATCAGGGATATCAAGTAACTCCGGAGTAGGTAATGATGTTAATTATCGCAAATACGGAGGTGTAAAGTATCGTAAAAAAGGAGAAGAGACATGGTTGTATGGATCATGGGCTACATATTCTTCTATTATACATTATGAACCTACTAAAAAAACTCATTTTTCTTACCTCATAAATTCAGAATATCCTAAAGAACAGTGCATGGAAAGCCAGATGGCGGCTTCTTTTGCATTTGAGGCAGGAATAGAGGAAGGATTGGAGTTCGATTTTTATGGAGGAAAATATTGGTATAAGAACGTCCAGGGAGCCAAGAGTATGGTTGAAGGTCATATGAATGTTATTGTGTTTAAGGAAATGACCGGCACTATATCAGCCTTAAACGAAAATGACGAACCGGCAGAATTTGATTTGGAAGTTATCTTAAGGATGTCTTTGTACGATGGCATGAATTTGTCTGGAGATGTCTTTAGGTATTGTGGAGGAGGATACGAACAGGTAGGGACTTGTTTAAATGATCCTAATGTCACTCGAATAGGTAATACTATTGATATTTATATAGAGCCAGATCAAAAGAAATGGACATATGAGAAAAGGTCTACTATAAATAATGGTGAGGTTTTTGATTTTGAATCCAAATATAAGAAGATAGCAACTACCCAAAATTTAGGAGATGGTCATGTTTTACATCGTATCCCTTATACCGGATGGAAGGGTAAAAAGGGAGGAAATTATAATTCAGGAGAATGTTTTTATACATGGGACAACTGCTACTGGGCTTCATCTGTTGGTATAAAGTCCAGAGTTGCTGCTCGTTTCGGCGGTTATGCGTACTCTGGCATTTGTTCGCCTCGTGCTCTGTATGCGCATAACGCCGCTTCTACTACGGCTCGCTACAATGGCGGCCTTGCCCAGTTGTTATTAGACGTCAGTCAACCGCAGGTTTGATGGGTGCAACCCATTGATGGCGCAGCCATCATAAGCGCAGCGCTAAGGCGCAGCCTTATATACTATATCACGGCGCAGCCGTATCTTGTTAATATAATATTTTATAGCCACAAAACAAAAATTTAAAATATTTAATACAAATTGTTTTGTAGCTATAAAATATTATACATACATTTGCAATGTCATTAGACAACAGAGATAGTTAACATTATAAACAATAAAAATCTATTCAATGAAATCCGTTAGTCTGCTAACAAGTTTTACATTGGGATCTGACCTCTGAAATAGCAAATAACGGTTGAGAAAAAGGTTAAAAAGAATTGGCTGCTCGTTTCGGCGGTAATGCGAACAATGGCAATTGCTCGCCTCGTAATCTGAATGCGAATAAAATAAATCCGAATAATTTATTATTTTAATTGTAGTAATCATTATATTTGCCATGTGGATATAATAATTGATACATGAAAGTTATTAACGTTGTTGGGTATGAAGGTATATATGCAGTAAGTGATACTGGTATTATTTTCAATATTAAAAAAGGAACTGTAATGAAGACTCGTATTAATATATATGGTTACGAGGAGGTGACGCTTTCAAGTGCTAAGAGTGGAAAGAGCAAAATGAGGGTGCATAGGATAGTATATGAGTCTTTTAATGGTAAGGTAAAAGATGATTTGGTAATAGATCATATAGACAATAATAAGTTAAATAATAATCTTAGTAATTTAAGAAAACTCACAAATAGAGAGAATATATGTAGGTCAAAGGGTTCAAAATACGGAAGGGGAGTGCATTACTTTGAGAAGATAAATAAATATGGTGCTTGCATTCAGATAAATAAGATACAATATCATTTAGGTGTGTTTTGTGATGTTGAAGATGCAAGAAATGCATACGACAAAGCTTTATCGGACTGGAACGATAATGGTATATTGCCTTATAAGAGAGATAGGACTGTAAAAAAAATGTAATGCATGCAACGAGGTGAAATCTGTATCTGAATTTTATTACATAAAGGGTCATGGCTATCAGTATATGTGTAAAGAGTGTCAAAAAAAGTACGGAAAAGAATACAGGATTAAAAAGAAAAAAAATGCGAATAATAACATAGAATACATTGATTGACTTCTTATTGTGATGGTGTGGATAAAAAAATGCTATCTTGCATGTTATTAAAATTATTCATTTTATTCATTAGATTAAACATTTATATTACAAAACATTCAATCTAATAGGATTAAACACAAACCCACTATCGATTATCTTTCCAATGAAAGAATCACCGATTACTTTTCTTGCTATCCCAATTGCTCCATTGATATCAGAATTAATTAGCTTGCCAATGGAGCTTTGGAATAGTCCTCGTTTTTTTCTTTTACCTAAATAGGATTCCTGTTTCTTTAGAGGTTCAAAAGCAAGATGGTCAATCTTTGATGTATAAGACTCTTCGTGGATAATAACATTGATTCCTAATAACTTTGTTTTGTAAACAATCTTATTGATTAACTTAGAATGAGGAATAGAAACAAAATGTTGGTTGTTTCGTTTGCCAATATTTATTTTGTTTTTCCATCCTTTGTTTAATCCGATTATGATTGTTCCAATATTGTTTGATCTACAGAAGTTGACAATGTATCTACTGATCTTATGCAACTTATCTTCTATCCAACAGTTTCGTAATAAAGTAATCCTTTTAATCTTATTTGAAGTTCCCTTATTACCGACAAAAGACATCAACTTAGCTTTTTTCTTATTGTACCATTGATTTACAGATTTTGCAATCTTCCCATTTATAATGAAAGATTCAACTACATTACTAACACATGCACAAAGATTATTTAATCCTAAATCAATCGAAAGGAAATTGTCTTTATCTAAACCAAGATCAGTTTCCTTTCTTTCATAAACGATTTCAACTATAAAACATGTAGCTTCAGGAATTATTCTAATTTGTATTAGCTCATCTGGTTTTACTTTTGTTCTAATTGGTTTTATTATATTTTTTACGAAATGAACGCAACCATCTTCCTTTATTCTGCAACTCAATTCGTCAAAGACTACTATATTCAATTTCTTACCATTCTTGTAATCAGGAAGCTTTGGTCTTCTTTGAAATTTATCAGGATGTTTTTCATATTCTTTCTTTGCTCTAATCCATGATTTTATGTTTTCACTTACTTGTTTTATGACGTTACGAGAGACATGACATGGAAGATTACGAAAATCATATTGATTTTCTTTTCCTAATTTCGTAGAAAGTTCATATTCTTTTATATAGTTTCCAGTAAAGACTCCTTGTCGAAAGGCATAAAGACAATAGTTATAAAGAAGACCTGATTTATGGCAGATCTCTTCATACCTATTGTCTTTTATGACATGTCTTTCTACTTGATACATCGTTTTTATATTTTATGTTTTCAAATTTGCAAACAATCAACGAGATAAACAAATTATTGGGCTATTTTATTTACTTAGCAGATATATGTTTTATCTTGCAATAGAAATAGTTAATCAATCAGAAAAAAATATCTATTTTTGAGAACGGATTATCTATCCTATGAAATTGTAGGGTGGGCATTCTCCAAGATATGGTAAGAAAATATATTGAAAATCAATATAGCGTTTGATTATAATCTGGCGCATAGATGATAATAGCATTCATATTAAAAGATATAAGTCATGAACTCATGTAACACTTGTAAAGATGACAGACCTGATATTCTGAGATCTAATATCTGTATCGGGTCTGATCCGTGTAATGACTGTACGGACAATTGCGAAATTCTTCCAAAAGAATGCGATTGCCCGTATGGTCATTTAAGCGATCATTGCATTCATTATACAGGATGCAAGACATTCATATCCAAATTAACTCCAGGTATGCCTTATAATGAGGTTATGCATAATATAGAGCTGGTTTTTGAAAACATAGATAAGTTTTTGGATAGAATGGTTGAAGAAAATACGCTTTTAAAACAAAGGGTTGAAAAACTTGAAAAACAACTTCAAAATGGAAAAGAGTGCACAAATTGGTAAGGACTTAAGTGGTAAACACGTATATGTTCCACATGTGGACGAGACGCCGGTGCCATGTCCGGACGGATACACCTGCACGAACTGCGTGTACTGCGCTGACGGCATCAACGCTGGCTACTTCAGTCTGGCTCAGAAATCTGATCTTACGGCTTTAATCAATGCAATGATATGCCGTATGGAATATCAGGATAGGGAAATAGAATTTTTAAAACAAAAAATAAATATTTTGAGTAACAATGGCAATAACAGGTAACGGTTGTTTTGGCAGTCATGGTGGGTGCGAACGCCCGCATCATTGCAATATTCCTTCTTCTAACATATTCTATGATGGAGAAACTATAGAAGAAGCTGGTTTGTATCATGGTATGCCTTTAGACAGGGCTTTGGCTAATTTAGCTAAATACGTCTCAAGGGCTATTAACGTAAGTGGATCTGTTAATACAGAAGTGTTTGACGGTACTTCTCATGTGGTTCTAAAGAAAGATCCGGCAGAGATTTTGCTTGTGTCTTATTGCGGAGGTGTCGTGCCTTCTGATATGTATAAAGTCCAGGGTCGTACTGTTAGGTTCTGCCGGGATATGTGTCAACAAGATGAATTTGCTGAAGTGAGGGTCGTGTACCGAGAAGAGGCAAATAGTTCTTATGGGTTCCATTGTTAATTTAGGAGGATAAGAAATGGCAGAAAAATGCAAAGGATTTATATGTGGGGGTAATCTCGTTGATGGCTCTGTGCCTTCTGATAAGTTAGATAAAGAAACCATTGTCGAGCTTATTAAAGAGATTCTGAAAGAGGAAATGCACGAATCTTGGCTTAAGGAAATAATAGAAACCATACTTAAGGAATCTATTGATTCAGATTGGCTTCGTGAGTTCTTTAAAGAAGTTCTTAAAAAATACGCTAAAGAGGAATGGTTTAAGGATATTATCTGCGGCTTAGGATGTGTTGGCGTACAAGAGATATTTGATGTTATTCCTACTGACATAACATTTGAAGCCACAGGCGGTACGGCTACGGTACAGGTTGTGGTAGATGATGGCGTTGAATGGGAACTGACACTTTAATGAAGGAGGGTTATTATGAGCAAAGAAAGAATATATAAGATGGATGATGGTTCTTGGCTTACCTCAGATAAGAAGGAAGGTGTCGGTCGTGATAAAATGAATTTCGATGCTCCATCTTGGAAAGGGAGGGAAGACAGGATCACTATCCGAATTGTGAAGAAGTCCGATACCGAAAGCATGAAAGCCATTACTTTCAAGCAAAAAGGTATTAAGATCACAGAAGTGTCGGTTAGTAGGCTGGAGTTCCCTATATCTGGTGGAGATAAGCAGGTCCTTATTACTACCAACTCCGCTTCTATCAATGCCCTTATTACGGGTGAGAAAGATATAAAGGGTGTCATAAAAGCATTTACCACCGCTTCCGGTCTTAATATTGACGTCAATGATATTAGGCTTGATTATGGTTTCCCTGGTGATCCGGGTCTTGAAGACACGTTCCAGGTTTCGATGATTGTTTCCATGCCTGGCAATGAGGATGGGAATGAAGTTAATGAGAACATAACTATAAATGGTGTACTGATTCCTATTTATCAGCCTGGAAAGGTCGTTCCTTACATTAAATTGGATAAGGAATTTGAACAAATTGAGGGTGATGAAACAAGCACGCAGTTAAGTATAGAAAGTAATATAAAAGATTATGTTATTGAAATAGTTGAATGCGAGTCTGTGGATAAGGAGGAAATCTACCTGGACAAGGATGTTGTTGATCTTGATTCAGATGGATCACCGGAGGTAATCAACGTAAGTACAACTCCCGAAAATTTAAGATGGAGGATTAGCGAATGAAAGTAGGTAATTGTTGGGCGAACATAGATAAGAAAGAAGGCAGTCTTAACAGTAAGGTTAATATTTACTTTGATGAAAATGATACTGGTGCCAACAGAAGTGTCAAGATAAGGGTGTCTTCCAGGGATGGTAGCGTATCTGAAGAATGTACGGTAGTTCATAAAAAAAAAGAACAGGTAGTTTATAGAAATAAAAGGCAGTCGGCTCTTTTCACAAAAGAAGGATGTAATCCTGAGACAGAGAAAGGGGAAGAGCTTGAGTACGTTGTTGAGGCCGGAAAATACACGTCTATCATATCTCAGTCTGATGCTGATGACAAGGCTATGAGAGATATTGAGCAAAATGGTCAGAACTGGGTTAATGAGCATGGTCGTTGTATAACCATATTATGGTACAATGTCAAGAAATCAAAGTCGTTTAGAAAGAACGACTGCGATCCTGATACCGAAGAAGGAAGTTTGGTTACGATGACGATCGAAGCCGGGCAGTTCTCTTCTTCCATAAGCCAAGAGGATGCTGACCGTAAGGCTGAAGCCGAGTTGAATGCCAAAGGTCAAGACTATGCTAATTCTCATGGCACTTGCAATACCATAAAATGGTACAACGACAGGAAATCCAAAATGTTCCAAAAGACAGATTGTGAGGTAACTGAAGTTGGATCTATGGTAGAGTACGTTGTAGAAGCCGGCCGTTTCTCTTCTTCTGTTTCTAAGGAAGATGCTAATCAGAAGGCTTTGGAAGCCTTGGAAGCTGAAGGTCCAGGGTATGCTAATGAGCATGGCACCTGTGAAACCAATTTATGGTATAACGTAGAGAAGTCGAAAGTATTTTATAAGAATGACTGCGAAGATGGGTTTATCGGAGCACCTTACACTTACACGGTAGAAGCCGGTAAATACACATCAGACGTAAGTCAAGAAGATGCTGATCAGAAAGCTCTTGATGATATAGAGAAAAATGGTCAGGATCAGGCAAACCTGAATGGAGAATGCGTTACTGATCCAAATTATTTCGTCGGAAAGGCTTCGGCTCGTGTTCAGAAAAATGATTGCGATGCTGAATCTCAGACCGGAAGCTTTGTCGATTTAACTGAAAAGGATCTTGCTGGATACCCGGATGCTTTTGTATCAAGGGAAAGCCAGGAGGCGGCTAACGCGCTCGCTCAGGCTGCTATGGAAGAACAGAAACAAGATCTTGCAAATAAGAAAGGTACTTGCATAGATAAAAACCAATTTGTTGGTGTATATAGCAAGGTATTCACAAAAGACAATTGTGAAGGAGAAGGCGTAGGTTCGCAGGTAACGGTAGACCAAGACGATGTAACTGGTGGTCCTTTTACTTCATACGAAAGCCAGGAGGCGGCTAACGCGCTCGCTCAGGCTGCCGTCGAGCAGCAGGGCCAGGCCATAGCCAACCGGGACGGCCATTGTACGTGGACTGGTAAATACAGTGAGGAATTTACCAAAAACGATTGCAATGAAGGCCAGGTGGGGTCTAAGATTACCGTAACCGAACAAGATGTTGTTGGTGCTCCTTTCACATCTACCGTAAGTCAAGCTGATGCTAATAACAAGGCTCAGGCTGCTGTTAAAGAGCAAGGTCAGGCTATTGCCAACAATAAAGGTAATTGTGAAGATATGACTGTATATACCGGTCATTACAGCAAGAGATTCGTTCCCGAATGCGAGGCTTGTCATAAAGGTGTAGAGATGGAGGTTACGGCTGAGATGGTAAATGGAAGCCCTGTTACATCAACAGAAAGCCAGGATGCAGCAGATGCAGAAGCTCGTAGGATTGTAGAAGAAGGCGGTCAGGCTTATGTTAATAAGAACGGAACTTGTACACCATTAAGCACCGATCCTGTATGGGAAGACGTAGAACCGGAAGAACTTAGATGTAGCGAAGGTAAGTCTCAGAAAAAGCAACGTGACACCAATGAATGTTCTGAAACTCATAATCAAGAACGTTGGGTAGACGGCGGAAATAAAGTTTGTAGCTGGACCGGTCATTATTCAGAAACGTTCCAGAAGAACGACTGTGAGATACCGGATTCAGGAACAGAAGTAGAGGTAAGTGAAGCTGATGTTGAAGGCAATCCTTTTACTTCTTTCGTAAGTCAAGAAGATGCTGATAATAAGGCCAAGGAAGCTGTTAAGGCTCAAGGACAGGCTATTGCTAACCAAAAAGGTAAATGTAGGTTCGTAGGCGTATATAGCAAGCAGTTTACAAAAGACAATTGCGGATCATGTCAGCATGGTGTTCCGATGAGCGTAACACAAGACATGGTAGGTGGACCGTTCTATTCTAATGAAAGCCAGGAAGAAGCAAATAGATTAGCTCAGGAAGCCGTAGAAGCCCAAGGCCAGGCTTATGTTAACAAGAACGGAACATGTGAAACAGATAACACCGATCCTGTATGGGAAGATTCGGAACCACTTGAAACCAAATGCGAAGGTGGTAAATCCTATAAAAAACAGGTTAATACCAACGAATGCTATGGTGGAGAAAATGAACGTTGGGTAGAAGGTGGAGATAAGGTATGTACCTGGACCGGAACATATAGCAAGGTATTTACAAAACAGTGTGCCGACGGCGGCGTCGGATCTGAGGTTACCATAGATCAGGATGATGTAACCGGTGGTCCTTTTACGTCTACCGTAAGTCAGGAAGACGCAAATAGCAAGGCTCAGGCTGCCGTCGAACAGCAGGGACAGGCTCTTGCTGACGCGCAGGGAACTTGTACCTGGACCGGTAAGGCAAGTAAGGTCTTCACCAGAAACAATTGCGGAAGCTGTCAGCATGGTTCGTCTGTTACCGTAACCCAAGATCAAGTAGGTGGTCCATTTACGTCCAATATCAGTCAAGCTGATGCTAATAAGAAGGCTCAAGATGCTGTAAATTTCCAAGGTCAGGCAGTAGCTAACAAAAACGGTGATTGCGTAGCTGATAGCACAACTCCTTCTTGGTCGGATACCGGAAGCACCCGTTGTGACGGTTGTACGTCTCAGAAGCAACAACGTGACACCAATCCATGTTCTTCTTCTTACAACGACACAAGATGGGTTAATGGAGGTGGAGAATCTTGTACAGACTGGTCTTATTACGGAACAGGAGATTGCGTAGGTCATACTCGGTATGATGCTTATCGTGATAGTTGCTCTGGTAGCATAGATCGTCAATATTCTGTAAGTTGTAGGAATTGCTGTAATTGCGGATCTTACAGTTCTTGGCAAGGAGTTGGATGTGGATCTGGAAGCAACAGCAATAAGGTAAAATACGTTCGTTACGATGATTGTGGAAATCAAGATGTAAAATACGAGCTTGAAGTTGGAAAATGCGGATATGCTCCATACGAATTTCAGTTCCATGATGGAAGAACGAGCAAGTCGAGGTCTGTAACTGGAGAATCTCAGAATATTGAAGAAGTTATCATAAGTACTAAAAGCGGTTCATACATAGGTTTTTCTATTAAGTCAAAACCTGATTGGTGTTCTGTTGATTACAGAGATAAGACATCTGAAAGTATGAAGGCTGTGGTGACATTATCTGCCAATACAACATCTTCTTCCAGATCTGGTGACATTGTTTTTGTTCAAAATGAATCTGGAAAGACTGTTACTCTTAGCATCACACAAGATGTTGCAGTTACTTACGAATTTAGTACCAACCAAAGCACTTGGAATGTCGATGCAAATGGAGGTGCAAATAACTCATATTTATGTATTCAATTAAAAAGTAAAAAGAATGGAAGTAAGATAGGATACGCTGTATCATCTAAACCAAGTTGGGTTACAGAAGTTACAGAAAAACCATCAGGAGTAAGTTGTCCTGTTTTGTCAGGTTATGATTATTCATTTGTAATAATCTCATCCGCAAACAGCTCTTCATCTTCCAGAAGTGGCACTGTGACATTGAAGCAAAATGAGTCTGGGAAGACTGTTAACATAACAGTCAACCAAGAAGGCAAGGCAGAGGCTAAGCCTGTTCCGGCGCATATTACATTGAAAAACGGCTCTTGGACTACATATAGGAGGGATAATGTTTCTTATAACCCTGGCGCCGGTAAGTGTATTGCCGGATTCGAATGGACTGGTGATGAAAATGGAAATATCCGAATCTACACCTGTGATATTAAGGTGGTGGATGCTAATTATCGTGAGATATCTGGAGCTACTATAAACATCGGAACAACAACCCGGAGAAGACAATCCGGAAGCTCTTGTTCGTATTTCGGGGCCGTTAATGGAGGAATATTAGCCGGATATGTTCATTCTGGAGATGAGAATGGATATACTACATGGTATATACGAACTATAAACGTGTCTTACGAAGGCAAAGTGTATAAGACCGCTACTGTTAGGCAGTATGAAAAACAAAATATCTCCAAGAAAGGTGGTGTTTTCAATGTATATAATGAATCTCCTGCTTCTTACAACTTTATCGTAGATGGAGCTGAGTGTGGTGATGAAAAAGGTACTTTGAAATACGCTTATTCTCAAATGGATCTTAATCCAGCATAATTAGCAAGGGGAGGGAATTTAGTTCTCTCCCCTTGAATATTTTAGATTATAATATTGTGTTTTAAGTATTGTCTATTAGAATAAAAATGATTAATATTGCACATCATTCAATTTTAAATTTTTAGTATCATGGCTTGTAAAAAGAAAGCTCGTCAGGGTGGGGAAGTTGATAAGAAAGACAAACCTAAAATGCGCCAAGGCGGTAGTGTTGGCGGTAAGATGAAAAGAAAGAAGACGAGCACTAAAAAGTGATTGAAAACCAGGGGAAGGTGCTGATCGCCTTCCCCATTTTAGTAACATAACAACAACATATTATGAGCAACAATTTTATTAGTAAAGGGCAAGGGAATGTCTGTGTGACGTTTGTGAAGTATTATCCTGTGTTGATGCAGGTTATTATGTTAGCCAGCATTTTTGATGAGTTTTATCCTTTTAGTATCACTAATTGGCTGTATCCGATATTAGGTCATTCTCTATCATGGGACCTATTTCTGTTAGCTTTTTCAAAAATGTTTAAGTTTTGTATATGGCATAGGTTACTAATCTACAGTATGATGCTTAATGTGTCAGTAGAATGGGTTATGGTTAATTTCAATATACCTATTGAGCATAACATCGCAATATGGTCGTTGATGGCTGTAACTCTTGTTATAATCATTGCCTCTATCATTTTAAGATTTAAAACAGGTTGCTTTAAAGAAGATGAAAGAGATTCTGACAGAGACGCTGCGTAAGAGTGGTGCTGCGGTATGTGATAAAATAAAGGCCATGTTTTTGAATGGCGAATGCGATCATCTTACAGCCAATGATTTGGAAACATGGATGCAGCTTGCTAATCCCGCTAAGTATTATACTGGCGAGGAAGCTATTTCTTATCTTAATGTAACTTCTAAAAGATTTTATGAATATCGGAAGGCGAAGTTAGTTCCTGATCCGGTTAAGATAAAGGGATTTCCTAAACCTTTATATACGAAAGTTATGTTGGATGAGGCTATAAAAACCATATCCGGCATGAGTGAAAGAGATATTTATATGAGGATCTTGAATGCTAAATCAAGAGAATCAAGAGCAAAAGAAAGGAGGGGAGCATGATCACTAATGGTGAATTTGTATCAAGAGTCGTAAACGGTATTCATGCCCTTGACAAAGATTCGCATGTTAGTCGGAGATGGATATTGAATATCGGTAGAACCAAAGCCGAATCTTATACAGCCCAGAGGTGGGATGATGGAACGTTACTTGGCGACCACCGGCTCCTAACTTACGTTACTTGCCTGGAGATGATTGAAGTTGATAAAATAGTTTGCTGCGATGCCGAATTTGCGTTGTGTAATACACTTATGCGGTCAAAGCATAAACTTCCAGGACTTCTTTATTCTGCCCTTAGACCGGCTATTACCAAGGTGACTAACGTAGATAACACCATATTTTTTAAGTTTGCTGAAATAAAGTCGTATCGTAATGAACAAAAAAGACCGTATGCTAAATACGTTAAAGAACGTCGTCCTTTTTATTATGTAGAAAACGACTATATTTATATACCGGATTTTCATATAGAGCTTATTAACGTAGAGTTCTTTACAACAAGAAGAAAGAAGGCGCTGGAGTTAATGGCCTGCGATCCTACACCTAAAGGGTGTGAATCTGAATGGGAATACGAATTTATCTGCCCTATTAAGTTAATTGAGTACGTAGTGGCAGAGACGATAAAGGAAGTAGCATTCAGGCTACAGATTCCTGTTGATGAAAATCCGAATCTTGATTCTAATCAAAAAAGTCAAATTGTTCAATAACGAAACATTTTTATCCTTATTTGGGTCTTAGTTGTGAAACCAAGACCCATTTTTTTATAATTTAGTGACATGAAAAGAACATCAATACAATCACCGTATTTTGTAGCCTACTACCATCGTCTTATGAAAAGAAAGAATGGTTTTAAGAAAGGCATGATAAGAGACAGAGGAGAGGTTTTAAGACTGTTGTCTATTATATGGAAAACCGTATCAGAACATTATGTGGAAGCTGATGCCGGTGTTTACGTAGATAACGTAGGATACTTATGCCATGTACTTATACCAGGGCAGCGCTTTGCCGTCAGGCGGGACCTGGACATCGTGAGCAGGCTCGGCACCAACGGCTACCTCTACAACCACCTGGCTATGGATTTCGCAGACTCCAAAAGATATTACCATTTTGTAATACAAGATAGTTTAAAAAAGAAGTTAAGGGTTAAAATGAATAAAGGACGAAGATACCGATTTATGTACAATGAAATACTTGCTAAAAGAAGGGTGTTTAAAGATTTCCAGATTAAGAGAGTTTTCGAAGATCGAGAACTCAATCATAGGAACATGTAAAAAAAATATAGCGATTACCCTTTATTGATATAGGTTAATCGCTATATTTGCATATCCGTCTACCTTCTCAGGCTGGCGGATATAAAAAGTAAAATTCCTATTATGGGAACAAATGTAAGCAATTTTCAAAACAATGCGAAGAACAGTAACATTATTTTGACGTCGGAATCCAACGAAATGGAATTTAGCAAAGAGGTTAAAACCGTATCATCTTTCAAAAATTCAGATTTTGGAGAGCTAAAAATTATTATTATTGACGAAGAACCGTATTTTATAGGATCTCCTATAGCTTCATTTTTAGGGTACACTAATCCGAGAAAAGCGATAAGGGATCACGTTGATGAAGATGATAGACTAATAATGAAAGTACCTGATACTCAAGGGTGGAACGAAACGTTCCGTCCCTACACTCCAAACACTAAAATACTGATAATCAATGAGTCTGGATTGTATAGCCTAATTTTTGGATCAAAGATGGATTTTGCTAAAAAATTCAAGAAATGGGTAACATCTGAAGTTCTTCCCTCTATAAGAAAAACCGGCTCCTATTCTATAACACCGAAAGACTATCCATCTGCATTAAGAGCATTAGCTGACGAGATTGATGCCAAAAATAGAGCCATAGCCGAGAGGGCGCAAGCAGAGGCGGAGAGACAACAGGCGATTAAGACCATAGAAGAGCAGCGTCCTGATGTGGAGTTTGCAGAATCATTTAAGAAAGTTGACCATGAAAATATGTGGTTGATTAGAGATATTGCGAAGAAGCTTGAACAAAATGGGATCATTATTGCCGAAAAGAATCTCCGTATGTTTCTTGAAGAAATGAAATTCATGTTCAGGAACGGGCAGGGTAAATGGGAACTATACAGTGATATCGTTAAAAATAAGTTTGGTGTTTATCGATCTTACTTTGTGGATAAGTACTCCGGGGAAAGAGTTAATCAGCAAACAATATACATGACTGGTGCCGGATATGAAGTTACGCTCAATGGTATAAAAGGGAAATGTAGAAGCACGTTTCTAAAGTACGGTAAGTTTGAAGATCCTAACTTTTAAAACAGCAAAATAGGGCATTAATCAGATTATTAATATCTTTGTGGAGGTCAGGTTCGTTTCCTGTCCTCCATATTTTTTTTTTACGATGACTGTTGAGGAATATATCATAGAATTAAAATCATCTTTAAGATCATTTGACAAGCGTGATCTGATAGATGAGGTATCCATCTACAAATGGGTAGAAATTGCCCTGAAGAAGTTTGGAGGCGATATTACTATGCGCAAAGAGGCGGTAGTGGACGTCAAGCGAGGACAGGCTCGTATGCCGGGAGATTACTTTGATCTTATTCTGGCATTTAAATGCGATTTCAAGGGATATGAGGTACCGGAAGGTGATAAGGTGATACCAGAGCTTCAAAATACAATAGCGTGGAAAGAACGTACCGAAAGAAGTTATAGGTGGTGTTCTTGCAATGAATGTTGTAAAGACGAATGCGAGAAGGTGATAGTTGAAAAATTTTATATCAACACCCACGATCGCGATCATGAAGTTCGTTGCTATTATGACCGGCCTGTGATGTTAGGTCTTGCTAAGCCTATGCTTCGTGATTCTTGTTTAAGTAAATGCCGGAATAAGGTAGTAAAGGATAGTCCGTATGAGATAAATATCGTAAACGGATTCCTGTATGCTAATTTCGATGGTCCTATTTACATGCAGTACCGGTCTCTTCCTTTTGACGGAGAATCTAACATAATCATACCAGACACGCCGCAGGGTCTGGTCCTGGATTATGTCGATAATTTTGTGAAGATGAGATTCTTTGAGGAACTGATGTATAATGGAGAAGCACAAGGAGCAGCCGATTTGTTCAAGTTGTATGCACAGCAAGATTTGGTTAAGCTGAAAAATGCTAAGACCGAACTTAAGATGATGGGTATGACATTGAAAGGCATGTACGAACCTCTTAGACGGCGCCGTGCTGAGTTTGAGATATATACTAAGGCGTATCCTGTAATCGATAATATACTTAAATTGGTATGACAGAAGTCGTTATATTCATATACTTGCTTGGTGTTATTGCGTCTATGATTGTTTGGTCAATCAGGCAATTTAAAGGAGATGCGAGTTTGGTAGAGACAATGTACTGCCCGATAGTATTTTTGTTGAGTTGGATATACGTATTCGAAATATTTAAAATGAGATAAAATGTTAGAAGTTAGTGCAAGCGAAATAGTAACCGCCGACAAAATGAGAGGCGTGGGGCCGGCAAACATCCTTTTCACAGCCGGACCGAATCCGGTAGCCGAAGATCGCCGTGGTGTAGCTAAGGTAACGGCTGGTGGAGAGAGTAAGAATGTTACAATCACACAAGCTGCCGGAGAGCAGGTTGTTGTAATTCCTGAGTTCGATTATCTTGTTCTTAGATACGGATGGGAATCGGAAGACGGTTCCGATTTTGATACTGCAACCGGTTTTACTAACACAGGCATATCAAATGTGGATAACAAGTACGTTGGATGGAGTAAGCAGTGGGCCACCACCCAACAACAGGTAGGTGATTACCTTGTTTATGGTGGTGATAACATGCAGTCCGGTCTTGAAGGGGCACTTATTAAGATGAAGACCTTGCTGTCAGCGCCGGGCATGGACGAGTCAGAACCTAATATCAATGCTGATATCTATGGTAATTGGTATGGGAATAGAGGGCGAGGAAATGTCGTTGTGTCTTTTACAGCCTACCTTGGAGGAGAGATGGTTAAACAAGGATTTAACTTCATTAACGAAGGTGGTGAGGAGGTTTACTCTGACAGCATCACTACCAACGTTTCGGCTCATGGTGAAACCAATTACCAAAATATAAAAGGTTTGTACACTAAGATGGGTACGATGGTTTATAATAAGGAAAAGCGTGATTGTGTTATTGTTATAGGTTAAGACATGGAAAGCCTTTGGAATAAATACAATAAGATCAAGGAGGTGTTTTACCGAGATTTCGTTTACGATTCCAGTTACACAGAGCAGGCCTCGTGCATCCCACTGTCGTCGGTGAAGGACGGGGTAGGCTGGGTCGGCGACGGAACCATTAACCTGGCTCAGTATCTCCAGTTCCTATACACGGAAATAATTCTTGGCAATAAGACAGAAGATGATGTTCGTAATGCCATACTGGTACTTACTCGCCTTGCCGATACTACTTATGATCTATTTTTTAATAGTAACAAAGGTATTTATTTCAAATTCGAAAAAGGATTTTTCTTAAGAGACGATATCCATAGCGAAGATGCCGATAAGTTCGGTCTTACTAAGATAAGTTCTGGATATACTAATGGTATAGAGTTAAAAGACGAAGATCCATGTTTCTCCCCATTTACTTCACAAGATCAGATCTGGAATCTGGCTCCGATATTAGCTTTCTTATCAGAAAAAGGATTTGAAGAAGCCGGGCAAGCAGGATACGATATTTTTGAGTACGTTATTAGAAACAGACACAAGATATACAATCCTTATTACAGCGCCTTGCTTCATCATTGGACATTTCTTCCTGATATGGACACCGATAAGGTTAAGCCGTGGGATAGGGTTAGTAATCGTAACAAGAATCTTAAATACAAAGTTAAGGTTAAGAGAGGAGCTAATAACTGGTATTTTTCTGGAGGGTTCAGATGGGCTTTTAAGAAGTTCGGAGGCGAGTGCAGTACATTCTGGCATTGCCTATGGTATAAACCATTTATATTTTTAGCAGATAGAGTATATCATCCATATGTATGTAAATGGTTTGGCATTAAAGTCAAAAATAATTCTTACTATTGTCTTGGATCCACAAATGAAAAATCATGGTACGGTCCTGGATTTAATAAGAGGCTGGTTAAGTTCTTTAATAAGTCTTTGGAAGGATCGGAGTTATTTATGCCTCATCTTGTCTTCTTGCAAGAAGCCGAATGCGTTGAAGGAGATAAACTCAGGGCCTTTTTAGATAAATGGGAATGGGATGGTGTTAATTCACCTATTGAGTTTTTGATATTGTGTAACTGGTACAAAATTAAATTCGGAAAATGAAAATCTATTACAATTCTAAGATAGCTAAGTTATTTACGTTCATTGACGGCTACAAAACAATTATGTTATTTGGAGCCGTATTTACCGAACGTGATAGTATATCATTGAGAACCGAATATCATGAGGAGGCGCATTGTAATCAGTATCATACGTTATTTTATTTTGGTATGTTTATATCATTGCTTACAATAGGATTGTGTCTCTTATTCGGTAATGCAGGATGGTGGATGTTATGGCTGTCCCTTATTCCAATATTTTTATACTATACATGGTATTTAATTGAGTACCTGATTAGGTTGTGCATATATCGCGATCATGATAAGGCATATCATAATATCGTATTCGAAAGAGAGGCTTTCGACTTAGAAAAGTATTGGAATAAGCATGATGTTTTGAGGAAGGAGTCGGAAGGGTTTAGTTTCCTCGGTTATTATAGGAAGGAGTATCATTATGAGTAGGAGAAGATATTTTGAGGAACAGAGATCTGGTAATGGAGCTATTTATTATTGTGTGGAAACAGAAATCGAGCCTGGAGATAGAATCAGATTATTTAATTTAATGAATAAAATCAAATCCGATACAATTAGCCAGGATAAGATAAATAGTGTACTGAATCAGCTTAGAGAAGGAACAGCCTTTAATATTCATACTCAGAGTCCAGTTTCTTTTTCGTTTTCAAGCACCTCTACCGGTTACGAACCAGTGGCAATATGGATTAGATTTGACCATTATCCTGCTCCAAGTGAACAACAGGGTATTATATACAAGTTTCAGATAAATGATCAGAGGTACGTTTTTATGTTTTCTAATAGATACGATGGAATGAGAGATCTTATTAATAATGCAGATGAAGATGTTGATTGTGTTACTTCTGCAACAGAGAGTAGTATATATCACAATGATTCTTTTTATATATTTGTGTAAATTATGAGGAGGAGATTCGAATATAAAGACAGGGAGCTTGAAGACTTTCTTATAAGGTTTTATCCGGCTGGCAATTACACATGGATAGTTCCTGAAGGCTGTTTTTCCGTAGACGTCTTTTTAGTTGGTGGAGGTGGTAGTGGCAGCTCTGCCGGCGGTGGAGGTGGTTATACCAAGACCTTCAAATCTGATAACAAAGGCTGGAAAGACGGAGAAGCTATTGCTGTAAAACCTGGTCAATCTATTTCTATAACAGTAGGAAAAGGAGGAGCAAAGGTTTATCAAGCCGAACAAAATTCTCCTGGTAAGGATGGTGGTTATTCTCAATTCATGAGTTCGTCTTATAGAGCAAATGGAGGAAAGGGAGCTAATAAGTGGAGGGGAGGAGATGGTGGTAGTGCCGGCAGTTCGTCATATACGCAAGATGGTGCTTCGGATGGTGGAGACACCAATGGAGAAGAGTATGGAGTAATCAAAGGTCAAGGTCATACTACCAGAGATTTTGGAGAATCCGGCGGTAAAAGAAATGCCGGTGGCGGAAGTGGAGAAACTAACACTGGGGTAGTATTCCAAGGAGAAATATCTGATTACAGTGAAGGATCTGGCACAGGGGGATCAACAAACGGATCTGGTAAAGGAGGAGGAGGTTATGGCGGCGGAGGAGGCGGCGTCAGATACTCTATGGTTTATGCCGGAGCCGGCGGTGATGGTACTGTGTTTAGGGGTAGAAGATATAAATCGTAAGTAGATGTTATGAGACGAAGATTTGAAAATGTTAATATGGCTATGGGTAATTGTTTCTCTCCTGTAATGGAAGGGAGTCAATTTCAATGGAATAATATTGTAGTTAATAGTCCAGTATATATAACTCCAATAAGAAGAAAGAAATTCAAGATAAGTTTTGGAGAATTTGATTTATCCAAAGTTTTGTCTAATGTATCATCTAATCGTGATATTATAATAAGAGATAAGTCTGCATATACGTTTCTATTGTTACTTCTGTCTGCTGATCATTCTAAATGCAGTTTGTTTAATAATCATCTAACAGTTAATACCCAGGATTTACCAAGATATATTTTTTACATTGATTCCGAACATGAGGAACTGTATTCATACAAAGACGGGGTTTTAGAAAGTAATGTGACGATAATGGATCCAGTTGATAATTATTTCTATAATTATATTGATATTCAAATAAGAAATTTCAATGATAATCCTATCCCCGATTTTTATGTAGGTGTGGTCGATAAAGTAGGAGACTGAAAATGTATTTCTTTTCTTCACCTACTTTAGAAATCCATGATTAAATCTCTTTTGCTATCTTTGTGACAAACAGTTATAAAATGGCAGCAGAAGATAACAGAAACATAGCGGTTCCTCAAACAGGTATGAACCGAGATCTGCATCCGTCGAGTCTTACGGATCAGCATTATACGTTTGCCTTGAATGCCAACATCGAATCCGAGGATGGTAATGTTGGGATGAGATCTAACGAGCACAGTAATCTTAAATGCATTGATTTCGATGGGTTTAAGGTTATTGGTTACAAGAATGATCTTACTTCGGGCAATATCTATTTTTTTATAACAAATCCTGAAACAGGCGTATCTAAGATAACTTATTTCAAGCCTGAATCCGATACAAGTATCTTATCCGATTCCGATATAGAGTCTATGGTAGAAGGATCGGAGTCGTTGTGTTCTGGCATGAAGACCTTGCTGGAAGACAACGAGCAAGATCCGTGCCTTAAGTTCTCTATCTATCATCCTATAAAAACCATAGAAATAAAGACAGAGAAATGTGGGAAATGTATTTACTGGACTGACGATTATAATCCTCCCAGGTATGTTATTGTAGACAAGGCTCTGACGGCGGATGATGAAGGAGATATTTGGTATCATTATCATGGGTATAAGATATGCGATAAAGAATATGATAGAGACAAATTCATGCAGGAGAATGGTTGTTTTCTGGCATGTGAGAAACTTAGGGTGTTTCCGCTACTGGACCAGCCATGCGTAGAGCCGGTACAGATAGAGTACGGGGGCAGCCTACGTGCGGGCGTGTATCAGTTTGCTGTGGCCTTGTGCGATGAATTTGGTAACGAGAAAACTAACTATACTTCATTGACTAACCCTGTTCATGTATTTGATGAGCAATATATTAGGATAAATGATGGTAAATGGGGAGAAAGAACTAATCTTGGTATAAGACTTAAGGTGTCTAATCTGGATAGGCAAGTCAGCCATTACAAGGTGGCTGTTATTCAGAATACTGTAGGATACAATGGCGAAACACAACCTGTAGTGGATTATTTTATAGAAGGTATTCATCCTATTACAGAGAAGACCATATACTATTATTCTGATCTTAATAATAAGAGGACAACATTTGAACATATTTCTTTAAAAAGAGCCATATATAATACATCAAGAGGAATAGTGTCAGTCGGAAACCGTCTTCTTCAATATGGTCTTACGGCAGAAAAAGAATGGAATTTACAGCCTGTAGTTTCCCTCATGGGTCATTTCTTGAAATGGCAGGCGTCTGTAGCCCACGAAGATTTATATAAGGATGGTAATGCTTGTTCGTTGTATGTGGGATATATGAGGAATGAAGTGTATCCGTTTTCTATCTCGTTTAAGACATCTACTGGTTATAAAACTCCAGCATTCGTTCTTGTTCCCCCACCTTCTGATAAGGCAAGAGAGGAAATGAACAAAGACAGTATCCCATACCAGTCTATAAACGCATATGCTCCGGATTGCTCAGGTGTTGATAGGAAATATGTATGGCAGTATAGCAATACGGCAGGAGATGGGGTATTGATTGACGACGATGCGGTTGTTATAGATGAAGAACAGAAAGAGGGTAACAACCCGGCTACTGTAGGTCAAACTGTTATAGTGGAAAGCAATTTCGCTACTTTTAAAGGGAAATCAAGATTTATTATCGATTATGATGATATTGTAGGAACCCCTATAAATTATTTGTCTGAAAATATAGGTCTTGTAGCTTGTAACAATAAGGAGAATGGAGACAATGAAAGACAGATATGCGATATAGCTACCAAATACAGAGAAGACGGAACACAGGATTATATGGAACCAATTGATCATATTGGGTTGCCAGAAATGGAAGGAGACTGCGAAGTTCCCCATCGTCAAGAATCTATATTGTCTGCTCCAGTTCCACTAATAACAGGCCTTGTAGAAGATTATATCTATAAGGTTCTTAGCGAAATGGAACACGTCTCTACAGATTATCTATATACCACAGGAGGAGAAAATCAGAATAAGTATTCTGTGTTGTTTAATTACGAGACAATGGATTCTTTATCTGAATGGATGGAGGAAGCATTTTTTGGGTATAGCGCTGGCAGCATATCAGGTGATGGCAATCAACACCTTTGTTCTGAGTTTTATCCATACTTACAACCTGGATCTGTTTTAAAAACCGTGTCTGATGCTATATACGTATTAGATACCATGCCTTGTACATGCGGATGTTATATTGAGAGTTATTGCTCTGATCCTACTGTGTCAAGAACTGATTATAACAACTTTCAAAATTATAATTATCTTCTTGGAAGTTATATTCTTCATATAGATGGATGGAGCCAAAAGATAAATGATGTAGGAGATTGGCGAGCCGGTAGATCTACCAGTACAGTCATAAATAATCAGTATAGATCAAAGAACGGACCCAGGTATTGTATTGAGCAATTTTGGCCTGAAGCTTCTGAGAAGTTGCAAGATATGATATATAAAAATTCGGATACCGGTATAGATGAAACTGATTGGAAATTTGAAGGGTATGTAAACAATGCTACATTTAATAATCCTACAGGGGATAAGCTTAATATTGGATTCGCATCTGAATTTGTGGTATGGAAGTTTGTCAGAAATGTAATGACAAATGCAAGATTTATTAAGATTAATAGACCAGAAGAGTGGGACATAGAAGGTTATAAAGACGAGAACAAAGTTCTTTATCTTGAAGCTCTTGGAAAGGTAGATGGCATAATGGATGCTGTGTCTACCAATTACGTTCGTGTTTCTTTTTGGAAGGATGTTGAAACATGGTCCCCTCTTGGAATAGTACCAGTTGAATTTGATAGACCTGAGTATGAATCATCTCATTCCGTTATTGTTAACATAGCAAGACCGGCTTTCGGAGAAATAAATGAAGAGTTTTTTGATTCTATAGGTCAAAATTATTTTTATGTTACAATAGAATCTCCTATTGTAGCAGTTCCTTGGATAATGACGTTTAGACAAATTCAATTTTGTTCTTATAAAAATTATGATACCCCAGAAGAAGAGGAAGAAGAAGGAAAGAAGCCTTCCCGTGCTATTCTTGGAGTCGCTTTTGCTACAGGTAAAACCATATATCCTTATATTTTTGGTGTAAGAGAAAAAGAAATAAATAAGGTTGATTTGTCTGTTGATTCAATAATATTAAGATCGACGGTAGTATTTGCATCAAAATGTCAGACATGCGGAGATAGGCCCATCAATTGCAAGCCTCGTCCTTATAAATACGGGGATTTTGCATATTGGGAATCATCTGAGAAATATCCTGCTAATTTTGAACTTTATGATAGTAGTAGGATGAAAATAGACACAGGCAGATCTTATGATGATCCAAAAAAAACAGAAGCTTATTCTAATATTATGAATAAGTTAACAGAATATTATGGTGCTCCTTTGTCAGACAAAAATGGATTATCTTATTTCAAGGGCCATTCTTATGGAGGGATAGATACTTCTACCATATTTTGTCAACAACCTATACGTCATTACCGGTTTCCAGATAATAAGCATATACCATTCATGAACAGTGATGAACGTGGATATGACATAGCTTCTGAAATATATCCGGTAGGTATTATGGTAGATGAGAACACCATACAAGTGTTTTTGGATTTTGCAGTGGATTCTGGTTTGATTACGCAACAACAAAGAAATACGATTGTAGGATATGAACTGTATCGTGGAGATAGGAGACTAAATAGGTCGGTTGTGGCTTCAGGATTAGCCTATGATATGCTTAGATACATAGGAGACGATGGTAATGTGAATATCTATCCTAATTACCCATATAATGACCTGTCACAAGATCAATATAATTATACGTCTGGCAAAAGAGACGAGTTTATATCCCATCCTTTCGACAAAGGAGGAAACGTGTGGTATTCATTCTGTTCACCTGATATTTATTTCAACAAGCCCGAACTTCCAAATGAAGTATGTATAGACGGGTTTCAAAGAGGAATGTCTGTAGGCAGTTTTATACCTGTCGAAGATCATCCAAAATGGACTATCTTAGGTCCTGCCGCTTATACGATGGCTGCGTCACTTGCCGCAGTTGAATCAAGTGCCACAATAGCCGCTATGATAGCAGAAGAGCTTCAGATAAGGGCTCAGTCTGGATACATAGGAGGGTCGGCTGGTCTTACCGGAGGAGGATTCCTAACGAATTTAAGTGTGGCCATGCTGTTTTCTTCAATGGTGTCAACCATCAGTCAAACTCTTGCTAAGGGCCCGATATTGTACGGTAAGTACCGTTATGATTGGCTTAATACGTTTATAAACAATGGACCAAGACGTAATCATGCATGGTATTATACTTCTGTAGGATTATATAATTCAATGATAGGTATAACGGACCAGGATAAGTATGAACGAAATTTTGCTCGTGGTTTATCTTCTGTTAAGTACATGAAGTCCGGTGTATATCCTATGATGGATGCCAGTATGTCATCTAAATGGGGAACCGGTAAAAACGATAATGAGGGACGATTCTTATTTGTTAATAATATAGATCGTGAATCTTCGTTATTTTTATCATTTGGTGATCCAGGTGAAAAAGGAGATGGTAAATCGAAATATTTATTGGAATATCCGAACTATGTCTACAACTACGACAGTAGCCGTATAGATGATTCGGTTATTGCTGGAAGAGATGTTGTAGCAGGAAGAACATTCGAGCAATCCAAAACAGTATCGTACATCTGTTCTCCGTATATGAGGCTTATGCGATATAGGCCGGATCAATATGGTCAAATAGAAGATATAAAATGGATTTCCATAGGTGGATGTGGATTTTTCACTAATGAAAAGAAACTGATGTTCGGTGGTGATACGGTGATAACCAGATTTTCATTAAAGAGAAAATTTCCTGTTTTTTATAATAGTGCTTTTGGTATTGGAGATATGATACCTTTCCCTTACATGGATTATAGAAATGTAGGATATCCAAGATATTTTGTTAATTATGATACAGGGGAAGATGCGCTTGAAACCACGGATAACGAACGTTTCAATAGTTGGACATCGTCTAATAAAGGAAGATATGCTTTTTACCCAAACAGGAAGAGCTTGTATGAATTGAATGGTGACACCTCCGGTAAGTATGTAGATGGCAGATTTTATACATGGTTCTATGGTATTCCTCAGTTCCTTGTAGAGTCTGAAATAAATTGTAATTTCAGATTAGAGGGCCCTCAGCCTCATGAATTATTCTATCCAAAAGTAGGAGATTTTGTTTGGTGGACACAAGAAAAGAACGTATCTATCCATAGGGACAATGATTACAAGATAAGTCCTATATACTCATCAAGAATGACATTAACACCTAATGTATTGCCGGCAACATACGAACGTAGTTTTTATGACTGTGCTTACCAGCGCCCTAATGGTGTTATATGGAGTAGGGCCGACGTATCTGAAAATAGCCAAACAGATCCGTGGTTGACGTACAAGCCTATGGACTATCATGAGTTCCCAACCAGCAACGGGAAGCTTATTCACATGAAGCGTATTGAATCCGATCAGATTCTTGTCAGGTTCGAGGATCAGGTTTCACTCCATAACGCCATAGACGTAATCAAGGAGCGCACCTCCCCAGGGCAGGCTGAGATGGGCACCGGCGGTCTGTTTGCGTCCCGGCCTCTGGAGTACAACACGACCGACCTTGGTTATTCTGGAACCCAGAGCACTGAAATAATTAGTTCAGAGTTTGGTCATTTCTGGGTAGATACTAAAAGAGCACAGGTGTTTATGACCGATCCGAACGGACGTAATCTCAAGGAACTTAGTGTAGGTATCAGACATTGGCTTAAGCGTCATCTTCCGTTTAAGATCCTTAGATACGGAATAACTAATATCTTAACTGGTACAGAAATGACAGAAGAAGATACGGATAATAAATTTATCGGTCTTGGTCTGTCTCTTGGATGGGATAATAGGTATAAGAGGGTACTTATCACGAAAAAAGATTATATACCTGTTAAGAACCCGGCATATTACAAATATGATGGTGGAAGGTTCTTGTACAATGAAACAGAGGTGTTGTCAAACGATAAGGAAATATCCTTAAAAGACGAACAGTATTTCAAGGATGTGTCGTTCACTATCGGATATTCGTGTCTGAAGCAAGAATGGATATCGTATTACTCATTCTGCCCTGACTATTATATAGAGCAGCAACAATATTTCCAGACAGGAATAAACTTCCCGGCATCAGACAAAGAAGGTGGTTTATGGAGCCATTTGCTGACGAATAAGAGCTTCCAGACATTCTATGGAGCAACATATCCATTTATATTAGAAGTGCCGATAAAAGAGAAATATAATGGCTCTACGCTGGCTTCTGTAGAATACGAGCTTGATGCAAGGAAATACGTCGATGATGTGAATTACACTCTTGACAGGAAAGTAGGTTTAGATACGATAACTATCTACAACGACACAAACAACTCAGGCGAAATTCATCTTGTTCCAGAAGAAAAGAATAATTTAGCACAACGTATATCGTATCCGAAGATCGTAGGCGACTATACTGAGGTCCTGGATACTGAGGTATATAGAAGACATAAGTTAAATGACTTCTTCAACAGGGTTGACGATGACCGATCTGAAACACCTATCTGGATCAAGGACGATAACGATATAAATAAGTCAGTTAATCCTGATGCTCTTAATTTCAGACGGTCATGGCTGGATAGGTTAAGGGGAAGTTGGATGCTGATGAGGATAAAGAAAGTAATTAGTAACCGGAAAATCATATTCCAGTGGTTGATTTCTGAAGATAAGATTAAGAATAGATAAATTACAATATTTAACAAGTTGAAAATAAGTAGTTTTTATTTTGTGATTTAATAATAGTTGAATATATTTGTAGCGCCTATCGATCCATCGCGGACAGGTAGGCGCTTATTTATTAACAATAAAACGGTGTAAAATTATGAAAAGTAACGTATTATTACAATCAGAAAGTAGAGAATTATTAGGTAGAAACATTTCTGTTATGTCAAAAGATGGTTTTGTGTGTATAACAGAGGTTATGGATGTATTGTCACAGAAAAGAGCGGCTATGGGGTTGGAGCCTAAAAGACTCGACCATTTAATGTCTACGTCGTCTTTTCAAGAGAAAATGAATGCATTAATTAAAGAATTGAATATCAATGAATTGTCTTGTACTGTACGATATCATACACTCAAAGATAATTCATTGAATATAAGTAAATTAACTGATTTGAAGAAATACGGAATGGCATACAGGAGAGGAAAAGGAAAAGATCAAAAATGGTTTGTTAATCCGTATTTTTTCGTCATGATAGCCTTAGAGTTAGATCCTGAAATATATGCTAAGGTTATATTATGGCTTACCGACAACTTTATAGAAAATAGAAATATAGCTGGTGAAGCTTACATTAAGATGTGCAAGTCTGTTTCTTCTTTAATAAAAAACAAAAGCGAATTATCTGATAAGATAAAAATAGTAGCCAAAGCCATAAATTTTATTGTTTTCAATAAACATGAAGATGGGATTAGAAATTTTGCAACGAAGAATGAGTTAAATGAAATAATATCAATAGAGAATGCAGTCGGAGCTATAATCGATGGGGAGTTTGTTCATTCATTCGAGGAATTAAGAATGTATTTAGGTAAAGAGTGGAAAAAGAGATGGGGTAATCCAATTATGACTCTAAAATAATTTATCCAAATTAATACATTTTAAATTATTTTAATTTGTAAATCATATTTTAGTGTCTATATTTGCATCGTAATCAAGAGAGATTATAATATAAGACAGTGGTGATGGAAGGTGATACTTCGGTTTGTGTCACAGGTTCGAGTCCTGTATTTTTCATGCAAGAAAGATTAGATCAGTTGGTAGATTAAAACCTCCTTTCAAACACCTTCCAAATTATCCCTGTTTTAACAACATATACAGATGGTGAGGAGTTCGGTTACTTCGAAAATTAGTGTAGTGGGTAACACGGCTTTAGGTAAAAAAGTTTTTCATTGGTTCGAATCCAATATTTTCATTTTAGATCCGGCTCCGCTTTTCCTCTGTTTGAAATATATAAAAACTAATGAGTGGTGATGGGGTTAGTTACTTCGAATTTAGCTCAGATGGATAGAGCGATACTCTTTTAAAGTATAGGTCGATGGTTCAAATCCATTATTTCATTGTTTACACTAACTTCAGCTTTTCCCTCATTGAGTATTCATTTTGATATATTTTTTTCAAGCAGTGGTAGTAATATCACTGCTTTTTTTTGTATAACACTTTAAAGAAAACAACAACAAATGGGAAAGTTTAACAAAAAGGATGAAGGTGTTAAACCTACGATCGTGAATCACATGGGAGAGAAGGCGTATAAGCCTAACGCAGAAGAAGAGTTGGTGTCTACGGTAATGACTACCATGTTATCTGATTCTTATTATGAGAAAGAAAAAGATAAAGTAGAAAGAATTAAGAGCCTTATGGATCAGGTGGATCCGTATTTCTCAGCACAAACAGCATTGTATGTCAGGAAAGAAGGGAAACTTAGGTCAGTAACGCATCTTATGGCTTCTGTCCTTGCCAGCAAAGCATCGGGTAAGGAATGGGCTTCAAGGTTCTATAATAAGATCGTTATGCGTCCTGATGATATGAGCGAAATCCTTGGCTGTTATGCGGCTCTTAACGACAAAAATCCAAAGAAGTTAAGAGGTATATCCAGCGCTATTAAGAAAGGATTTAAGACGGCTTTAGAAGGTCTTGATCCGTATCGGATTGATAAGTATAAGATGGACAGTAGGGTTATTACTATGGTTGACCTCGTAAACTTATTTCACCCCAAAGGCAATCAGGCTAACAAAACGGCTTTCCAGTACCTTATAGAAGGTCGATCTTTGTCTGGATTATACGAAAGCAAGATTCTTGAAAAAGAAATGTCTAAAGCCGGACAGGATAAGAAAGACAATAAGGAAAAGAAAGAAGCTTTAGGTGACGCTATTCGGGACGTGGTTTCTAATGTGAAAGGCATGCCTATTTTTAATATGGTTCGCAACCTTGTAAACATAATCAAATACGCTCCTGATCAAATAGATGAAGTTTGTAGGCAGCTTACAATAGAAGAGAAGGTACTTAATTCGAAGATGCTTCCTTTCCGTTTTGCTTCAGCTTACAAAGAGGTTGAAAATATAGGTGCTACCGGTTCCGAAAATGATATTGTATTTGAGTCGGATAAAAAACGAACTAAATTAACAGCGCGTAACAAAGATAAGATTTTAGATGCGTTGGAGAAAGCCATAACCATCTCCTGCAAGAACCTGCCGGTATTGGAGGGGCGGTCGGCGATCCTGATAGACCATTCCGGTTCTGTACGTGGAGATATGGGAGGATCTTCTAAGGTGTCTGCCTTTAGCAAAACAGATACGGCTGTCATCGGTAACCTGTTTGGCTGTATGATTGCATCCGTGCTCCCTGACGTATTTATCGGTATGTTCGGTGATAAGCTTATCAACTACGAATATGACAGAAGTAAAGGTGTTTTATGGAACAACAAAAAGTCTTTTGCTGCCGGAGAGGAATGCGGAGAATCTACTGAAAACGGTCTTTTTATGTTCTTAGGAAAGTGCGTTAAGGATAAGATCAAGGTAGATAACTTGTACGTTATTTCAGATATGCAGGTAGGAGATGGTGAATCTGTTGTATGGGAGAGAACCTCCGGTTATGGATATGGTAAATTCGCCGAACTTTTGAAAGGGTTCAAGAAAGTAAATCCAAATTGCAAGATCGTTTCTATTTCTATTCAAGGATATGGAAGTGAGATGTTTTACAGAGGATCTAATATCTTGAACATAGCTGGCTGGTCAGAATCTATCTTCGATGTTATTAACAGCAAGTTCTGCGGATATAAGAATATGGTTGAGGAAATTAGGAAGATTAAGATTTAAATCTTACATTCGTACTGTTTTCATAAGAAGAGATTTATCATAACAAGCCGGAGAATGAATGGTGGCATTCTTCGGCTATTTTATTTACATTTGTTGAAAAAAAAAGAATGAAAGAAAAAGAATTTGATTTTGTGATATATCCACTAAAGTTGATTATCACCGTAGGGTTAGATTACAAAACATTGTGTGATCGTTTCGAGAATGCAGAATTGGATCATGAAGGAGAATGGGGAGATGAAGGCGATTTAGATTCAGAAGTATCTTTTATGAATCTTGTTCGTGATAAGAGAGATGATAGAGCTTTTAAGTTATTATGGAATTTTCAAAGTGAGAATGATATGACTATACAAAACATATGTCATGAATCATTTCATGCAGCTATGTCGGTATGCCAACATTGTAATATGTCTCTTGGTTTTAAAGTGGGAGAAGATGAACACGCAGCTTACATAGCTGGATTTGTTGGTAACTGCGCAGGTGAAATGTTTGGATTCTTAGAGGAAGAAAAAGATGGCAAAGAAAACTAAAAATTATGTAAAGGACAAACAACCAAAAACATTATGGAATAAAATTGGTCCGTTTGTAAAACTTAGAGAATATCTGGCATCTAATATAACACCTGATGTGTATGCTAACGAAAGAGGATTAAAAACCAAAATAATGGAATTTTTTGGTCAAGATGTTCCGAAAGCCAATGTAGATGATTTTAGTCAAAATCTTTGGTTTAGATTCTTAAACCAACCAAATAACCTGAAAGAGGAAAACGGGATTGTTAGAATACCAGATAATATCAAATCCATTATATCTGACAGGATAAATGGTGGGTGGGAGAAAATGGCTAAAAAATATGGGAAGGAGCTTGATTCCTTAGATAATAAGATAATTGATGGAAAAGTTGCAGGCAAGGACGTATCTGATTTGGAGGAGTTAAGGGATGTAACGAGCAGGAAACTTGGAATGGTAGAAGAGGGTATAGATCTCTTAAAAAAAGCCAGAACCGGGGAACATCAGGTATTTAACGAATATAATTTTATACCGGATGCTTACGGAGATTTAAATGATTTATCAGGCTTATCAAGTTTTACCATGTACCGTGATGATAGAGGTAGGATGGTTGTGAAAGATAAGTACGATTTTTATAGAAGCGATCAACCTTTTGGTGTTGGGGTTGTTACTAAGACTCTTGATACAATAGGATATCCTTTTGAAATAAGGGATTATGTAGAAGATAAAATCCCATACGAAGAGAATGATCCAAACAAGATCCTGTTTAGATCCATTATTGATTCAAAGAATGATTTGGATAAAAGGATGGAGATAAGATCCAAAAAACAAGGAGGGGATTCTTCTAAGCCGGAAATAGATTGGGATTTATTCAAATCCAAATATGAAAATATGAAGCGTGTGGGTAAGGGTAAGCATCGTACTATGGACGTAGAAGGGATGAATATGATCTATGATGCTTTATATGATAAAGGTTTTAATCAACGCCAGATAGAAGCCGTACTTGGAAATATTATTGAAGAATCTGGTGGAAACCCCTACGCTGTATCTGAGGATGGAAAATTTAGGGGACTTTTTCAAGAATATTACAAAAGATATCCGCCAAAAGAGTTTGAAAGAGATAAAGAGAGATTTAAGAGCGATAAGCGTGGATATATCAACTATATGATAGACAGATTTTATGATCATGTTCAAGATGCTGGGATGTATAGTATAAAGGATACTAAATATGATAAAGCCATTCATGCAGTAAACGAATTTATGTCAGAAGATCCAGATACAGATTATTCGTATCCACTTGTATATGCTTTTGAAGCTCCATCAGATAAAGAAGGAACTTATAAAAACAGAAAGAGCGTATCAAACTTGATAAGCCAATCTTATGTTACGGATAATGTTAATAATTCAGATGATGCTGATAAAAAGAATAATAGTATTATTGATGCTATTCTTGACATAAAAAACGATCTTGAATTACAAGACCCGATTTCCACTACAAGAGGCGAAGCCTTTAAAGAAGCCAGGAAAAGAGGTCTTAAGGAATTTACATGGAATGGAAAGAGATACAATACCAATATAAAAAAAGAAGGAGGAGCCGTAGATGAAGAAAACGGATCTAAATATAGGTACATTGCATCTAAGGATAATACATCAGTAGGGTCAAGCGGAATAAATGAAAATGCTAATTATGGTACGATCCCTGTTGATGGTGTGAATATAAACGAAATTGTAGCTGGAGGCGTTCCTGTAGTAGGTGATATAATGGACGTCAAGGATGCGTATGATTCTTTCATAGATAGAGATGCGCTTGGAATGGTTATGGCCGCTATGGGTCTTATTCCTTTTGTAGGAGGTATATCGAAAAAAGCAATGCAAGCGAAAAGAGCTACTAAAAAACTATCTCAAAGAGATAAAGAACTTTTAGGATCGTTGCCTGAATATGCTAAACCAGCATCTCCTATAGGCGAGGCATGGGAAAATCATAAAAAGCGACTTTTCTCTGGAGCCTATGAAAGACTTACTGGGGAGAAGTTAAGGATGAAAAATGGGGAGCCAGATCCGGATATGCTTGATACCAACATATATGATTGGGATGATCCGAAAGTTTTCAGGGATGCAAAGTATTTTTTAGGAGATGAATACTCTGATGATGAGATAAGGGAGATAATAGATGAAATATCTGGATATGGGGTATTAAATGGAAATATAATCAGGTCTAAAAACGTTGATAAGTTCATTGATTTATTTCTCGAAGGAAACCCCAATATATCTAACAAGGATGTAGAGAATTTTGTGAAAAGTCACGAAGTGGAACACAAAATTCATTATCCAGATTCAGGCGCAGATAAAAACGGATTTGATTTGAATAAGATAGATGATGATGAAGTAAAAGATTATTTCAAAGAGGATCATTTTACGGAAATGGCGGCCAGAGGAACTCAGATTAAAAATTATTTTGGTTTGACCGATGATGCTCAAGAAGTGACGCCTGAAATGTTAGAATATGCAGCCAGAAATTACTTGAAGGATTATGGGTATGATAATGAGATGAAAGAATATTTTGAATCCATATCAGACTATAAAAAGGCTGCCAAATGGATAACAGATCACGCTTCAGTCGGAATAGGAGCCTACTATGTAGGGGATAGGATTGCTAATCCTAAAAAAGAAAAGAAAAGAAACGGAGGGAAGCTTACTCCATACAAGGTTGGTTTTCATTTTATTGATCATAAAAAAGAATACGGAGATCCGAAAGATGCATCACATAGATTACCCGGTAGGAAATTCATGTATTTCTACGAAAACGATAAGCCGAGTAAAAGCATTGTGTTTGCTGAAGAAGGTGGCGTAATTGGCAAGCAGCGTGAAGCATATGATTACTTTACTAATAAGCGAGGTATGTCTAAAATACAGGCGCTCGCCATCATAGGTAACCTCATGGCTGAATCCGGTCTTAAAGATGACATATACGGAGACAACAGAACGTCATACGGCATACAACAATGGCATAATGAGCGCATGGATAAGTTGTTCAAGCACGCCAAAAAGAAAGGTCATTCTACACCCACATTCAAAGACCAACTTGAGTTCTTAGCTGACGAATACGAAGGGAAAACCGGATATTCTAATTTCTTATACACAAGAAAAGGGAAAAAAGGACCAGGGTATTACAACTACAGCCGGCAGGATTTTATGAACGCCGATAACCTTAAGGATGCTGTAGTAGCTTGGAACCAAGGGGCAGGACGCCCTCATAAAAGTGTGATACGAAACGATGACCGTTATAACTATGCTATGGAAGTTGCTAAAAATCTTGGTTTGGATATTGAAGAAAATTCCGTATCTTCGTATGGTCAAATGGGATTCGGAGATGATGGAGAAATAGCAGCATCGGTAACACTTCCAGAGGTAGAAGTGGCAGCCGCCCTCCCTAACCCGGAAGCTCCGTCCCCGGAGAGACAGTCCGAGGAAGAGAGATTCCGTACATGGACTGAAACGTATGGTAAGGACATCGTAAATCATTTACTGACGTTAGACGGGAAAAAGGATGGTGATGACAGTGATTACAGCATGATGTATAAACAGCATGAAAAAGAAAGCGAAGAGGATAAGAAAATGGCTTTGATTAATGCCGTGCTTCCCAATATACAACTTCGCATTAAAGGCGTCACTGATAATTAGAACAATATTATTTTATTTCTCATATTAATAAAGCGAAGCCGGATTTGAGACTCGTTATGCGGATACCGAAGGTTGAAGAACGATATCAAGATAATCCGGCTTTTTTGTGCGATTTCGTGAAGGATGGAACTATCATCGCCTTGGTTTAACAGAACAGACCTACGTACTTCCACTGTCCTGACGGGCATGGGCGCTCGTCTCGCCTACCAGCCTGCCTAATTCTCCACTGGCTATCTAATATAATTATTAACGTCACTCCATCACCTATCTCCCTTCAGTCGATAGGTTCAGTCGTTTTTAAATATTATAAGTTCTTTCGCATCGTTCCCTTCGGTCACGATACTCAATCTTTTAACACAATTAGGCGAACAATACAATGACGGAAAAAGTAATTTGTCAATCCGTTCACTCACTTAACTCCCTTCGGTCGTTAAGTTCATTCACTGTAAACAATTATATGAATAAATGGTAAAGTATATAAAATAATATAAATAATATAATGAGTAAGATCATTGAAAATGGTCTTAATATTAAGGAAAACGGAGACTATTCATAGGCGTAGTTTTAATTCAAGATTTGTTGTCCCACCCCTGACGGTCAGGCGGTTACGTTCAGAGTCGTTTTCCCGTCTCTTATCCAAACCGTCATAAAACAAAAAACCTTGTATCCTATTTCTCTCAAACCGGATACAAGGCAGTGCATTTTCTTCTTTTTATATAAAATCATATATTTGCACTAAACAACAAAAAAAAATATGGAGACAAAAATAACTGAAATAATGAATCCTCACAAGTTACACGACAAGCTCTTCAAGAAAGAGCAGGTCTCTCCGATAGAAGTTATATACAATAGCTTCAGCAACTTAGGGTACAATGTAGTACGCCGTCCAGCCGGTCAGTGTTTAGGCAATTTGAGATATTTTAATCTATTTTATGACAAACATACTCATCATTTCTATCAGAAAAACAGGAAGTTGAGATATTGTAGTAATTTTCTCATATCTGATTACTGGAAAGATAGAGTGCGATGTTTCATAGTTTGGAACTTTGGATTTGGAAGATTCTTTCCGTACAATGACTTTATTGAGGCTATGGTTTATGATTATCTTCGATATGGGAGAAAGTCAGTTCCTTATCTTAAAAGCGTGCAAGAGGCTGAAGAAAAGTGTGTAAGGTTCTATATCCGGTCTCAGATAGATATGCTTCGTAAGGAAGGATATGCCGCTTATCGGGCTAAGTTCAAGGAAGAACGTCCTCAGTATTTCATCGGAGACGATAGGACGGTGTTTAGATGCCTTGACAGCTCTTTAAAAAGAGAAGAGAAGATTGCTGCATGCGTAGCCCACAAAAGGGCTTTAAAAGAAGGGATAATGACTTCCTTCATCAATCACCTTAAGAAACATCCTACCACTTTATATTCGTGGTTCTCGTCAGAGGTGGACAGTCAAGGAAAGAATAGGCTCTGTCTATCTGAAAAGGCTGTTTCGTATTTGAATAAGAGACTGGTTCGCAATGGGTTAAAGTCTCTTTCTGCATCATATCTTTTTAGAACGTTTAGAAAAATGGTTAAGACCTTGTTCGGTTCCAATGTCAGGTCGTTCTTGAATAGCTGTCTGATGTCTGTTTCAACAGAAGAGGTTTTAACCAAATCTATGAAGAAAATAGTTTCCAAGACGGTGCTGTTTTTGTATAGGAGAGCGCTTAAGAACTATCGCCGGGCATGCGGTCTTAAGTACGATCCTGATTCGGGTGGTTTGTCTGCCGTACATGATTGATTTTTAAACGTATCCCATAACGTTGGATTTTCTCGTTCGTTTCTCTTATCTTTGTGAAAAAAGATAGTATGAAATTACGAATCATAAAAAATCGTCCGATATTCGCTCCTGGCGGTAGTGTTCAGGATAAGAAACAGGATATTAATGTATCCTCTACTCAGTCTATTCTTGATTATGGAACGCCTGTTAATAAATGGGGTGAATCTGATATTCAGAATATATATATGCCTTCTGATGTGATTTTAGAAACAGAGGAGGGGGAGATAAATCCATTTAGTAGTATGCCTACATCCGATCCGTTTTTTGAAAACAATGATGCAGGATATGCAGGATATCTCGCTGATAATAGGGGTATGGTTAAAAACGTAGAGAAATCAGTCGTTGATAATACAATGAATGTAGGTGGTGTTGATGCTGATTCCTCTAAAGAAAAACGTTCCCAAGATGGTAATCCTCTTGATCCTATGACTACCCCATATTATTCACCCGATCTAACCGGCAGAGCTCAAATGTTCGGTACAAGTCTTGGCCGGATAAGAGCCGGTAATAAGGTCGGTGCTAATGTGGCTCAAGCTGCCTTGTCTGGTGTTAGTTTAGGATTAGGTCTTACCCGTAATATCATGGGAGCTTCATCTGCTGCGTATGCAGCCAGCAGAGACGAGCAGGCAGCGAGGGAAAAACTTGCCAAGGAGCGTCGTCAGCAATTCATCAAGTGGGAACGTGAAGGTGGTGGCGTGAATTTAGGTAACGGTCAGAAGATGGATACGTCTGATATGACCGGCGAATATATTTATCCTCTTCCCAAGTCTATGGAAGATGCTGCGAATGTAGAGATAGAGAAAGGCGAGTACGTGCTGACTCCTGACTCCGTAGGGCCTATGGAAGCCAAAGGGAACAGACATGAAAATGGTGGCACTCCGGTTGATTTGCCAGAGGCTTATATTGTTTCCGATTATCGTAAGATAGATGATGAGTTTGCCTCTTACGTTAGAGAAAATTATGGTATTAAGGCAACGTCAAAAGATACGTATGCTACACTCCTTGATCGATATAAGAAGAAGATTGGTTTGTCTGATAAGTACGAAGATCAGGAGCGTGTATATAAGAGATTAGAGAAAAATGAAGATGTAAAAGACAAAAACACATCTAATCTTAATGCTTCTATTCTTTCCAAGTACGTCAATGAAAACCAGAAAGAGATAGACGAGCTTGAAGCACAATTTCGTTCTTTCGCTGAAATCGTTTATGGCAAACAGGAAGAATCTAAGCGTAACGAGAAGATGGATGCTTTTTTCAGGGATGGCGGGGTTGTTGATCTGAATCAGGTAAAGAAACAAGCTAAGGCTTTTAATATTGCAGAATCAGATGCTAAGAACTGGATATATGACGAGTATGTTAAGCAAACCAGGAAAATGGCTGAAGGTGGACCTACTCAGAAGGAGCTGGAGGAACTTAGAAAGAATGCTATCGGCTACAATAAGCTTATCAATCAGTTATTTGGACGAACTCTTAATATGACTGTATCTGATGTTAGTGGTCGTGAGCAGATTCTTAATCCTGATTCCAGTGTCAATGCCAACCAGAATCTCCAACATAGAAGCAATTTAGGATACGGCAGGGTAAATGATAAGGCGGTATCTAATTTGCTCGACATAAACCGATGGGCTAACAAGTACAATACGGATGGTGATTTTGATACAGAAGGTTTCCAGAAAGGATACAACAGGCAATTAAATGCATTGTGGGCGTTAGCTGATGTAGGTGCTATCACGAATGCTGATGCAGCCAAGAAATTCAGAGATGAGTACGGATTCTGGGGCCAGGATGCCGGAAGCTACGGAGGTAATCAGGCTTATAATTCATTTGCCGTAGATGATAAGTTTGGTCAGACAACAGCCACCCGTTCTTATTATGGATTGGACGTTGTTTCGGCAGAGCAAAAAAGATTGTTAAACGAAAAAGGGATAAAGAATTATGTTGACTTATTTGGTGATAAATCTGATGCCGCTAAGAAGATTCTGGGCTCCGATTATAATAAGTTTGTTGCTTTAAGAGATAGTGGGTTAATGCCGGAAATAGACTTCGTTCTTGAGTCTGTTAAACCAGAAATGAAGCCTATTGAGGCCGGTCCCATAGCACCAGACCTTACACCGCCTAAGATTGGATCTCCTGGAAGGATAGAGGTAAAACCGAAAGCAAGTACGCCTGCGACTGCAACCGACACCGATACAGAGGAGGTGGTTGAAGACAACGGACCTAAAGGACAGGGCAGACCGGCGGCGTTCGGTCCTATTTTCCCGGAGATGCTGAGAACGCTCGATACAGGCTTGGAGATAGAAGGTCTGGAAAGGCATCAGGCTCCGAGAATAGACCCGGTTCTTCAATCTGCTGATCAGTATATCAACGAGCTCAACCGCGCGACATCGGCTCAGTTGGACGCAGTAGGTGACGTGCCCGACTCCCAGCGCTCCGCTATTCTGGCTAATATGAACGCCATAGCCGGAAGCAATATAGCCAAGTACATTAACGAAGTAAATTTCAATAACGCAAGGCAAATAAACGAAGCTGATAGATTCAATGAAATGGCTTATGTTCAGACAGACGATAAGAACATAGCGGAAAGGCAACGTTATGAATCTGGGTTATTGAAGGCTATGGCTATAAGGGATGAAAATCTTGCTCGTTATTATGACAGCATAAACAGTGAGATACAGAATAAGTTCAATGTTCGTACATCGTTGAATACCATAGCTTCCATAGCTCCGAATATGAGAATGCTTCCAAGTGGTCAAATTATTTACGTTCAAGGTAATCAGGATGTGATGAATATGGGTGATTATTCTACACCTTACTTGAGAAGTTTAAATGAAGAAGATGATGAAATTAAAAGAAGAAGGAGGACCAAATAGTGGCTTCACAGTATAGTATTTTAAGGCAATATGCCCCGTATGTTAGTCCTTACAACATAGATCTTGTTAAGGACGTCATGATGTACAAACAGCAGAAGGTTGATGCTGCTCGTGAAAAGATCTATACCCAGGTAGATTATCTTATGGGTCAAGAGATAGATAAGCCTGAAGCCCGAGCTTATATGGAGGATAAGATGTCAGGTGTGATTGCTAACATCAATCAAAAATTTAAAGGCGTGGATCTTTCTTCTGATGGTGTTACGAGAGCCATACAAGGAGAGATCAGTTCGGTGTTGGATGATACGGTCATTAACGCGATTGCCGGCACAAAAGAAGGCAGGAGAATGCATAAAATGCTATCTGATTTACAAATAAATAATCCAGAACTTTATTCTGCTGCGAATGCTTATGCGGCTTTAAAGCCGTATAATGAATGGGTGAATGATGGAAAGGCTGGTTCCCGTCTTGCTCCTCTTCAATATACTCCTTATACTGATTATAATAAGGAATTAAAAGATAGGATAGATTTTATAAGCAAGCTTCATAAAGGAGCTAAAGTTCAGATTCCTATTCTTGACAAGGATGGTCATCCTACCGGGGCAGTACAAGAAGTAACTAAGGATATGCTTACTCCTGAACAGATAGCTTCTTTTGCATTGTCAGGGTTATCAGATAAAGCAAGGCAGCAGATGCAGGTGGAGGCTATTTACATGGTAGACTCTAATCCCTCTTTATATTCGTATGATTCTGTTCTTGGTTTTATGAATAAGCAGATAAGTGATAAGCAGAGGTATGTTGATGCTCTTACTGCCGATCTTTCCGGTTTGGGTTCTGATCCTGCAAAGAAAGAAATGGTTGAAAATGAAATAAAGAGAGCCAAATCTGAAATAGCTTCCATGAAATCTGAATTTAGCAGAATGGATGAAAGGGCTTACGATCCGTATCTTGGAGCGATGAGGGTTATTGAAAATAATTTTATTAATAATGCTGCTGCTTCATATGCTTATGATAATTCGTCTTTCATAATCAAAGCCGACGAGCTTTGCTGGAAAACCAAAGAATATAATCAGAGGGAAAGATTAGCTAATTTGAATTTCGAAAAATGGAAGATAGAATTTGAATATGAAAGAAATAGGGATATTGCAGAGTTTGAATATGGTAAGAATAAGGATGAAGCCAGAATAGCAAAACTTATGTCCTCTGGTGCAGGAGCGGCAGGCGGCAGAGCTGGAAGCCGAGCCATGCAGGTGGGCGTTGGCACAAACTCTGGTGGAACTATTTCAGCTAATCCTATCGAAACTAAAAATATTAGCATATCAGAAGAAACTCATAAGAAGTTTAATAAGGCATATACAGATCTTGTAACATCCGGAAGTAGACTATCTACAGCCCTTGGTGCTGAAAACATGAAAAATATTCAAGCTGCCATATCAAGAAATATGACGGATGAAACATCAGGATACAAGTATCTTATGGATGAAGAAAAACTTCTTAAGTATATAAAGGACAATGGAGGTCTCTCTAATGATATGTTTGACAAGCTACCTGTGGCAGAGAGAAAAGCTGCCACAGATGCTTATATGCAGCTTAATAGCGCTGTAGACAAGATGGATATAGAGAATGATAGAATTAAGAAGGAGAATAAGATTTATGATAATATTGTATCTGAAATAGCAAATGCGATCGCGCAGAAGGAAGGAGGTAAACCCGAAGAATATATAGCCTATGCTACAGCGTTATCCCTTAATGATATTTTAAGAAAAAATAGAGGTACAGTCGGCGATGTAGAATCTGGAGTAAGATATTATGGAAAAGGATTCTCGCCTGCTGATATAGCTACTATAAGAAAGAGGGTGAAAAATGATGGCATTGATTTATCTAAAGTATTTGAGAGGGATAGCAAAAGTGGCAGGTATTTCTTAAAAAAATACGATGATGTAAAAAATAGTTTCTCGGATGGTGAAGAAAAGGTGTTTTTTAATACACTGTATTCTATTAGCGGAATGGAGAGCGTTGGAGGTGATGTAGTAAGCGATATTAATATAGCCAATCAAATAACTAAGGTTCAAGATGATGGTATAAATGAGATACGTAAAGAATATCTCGAACTGTATTCACCTAACACAGTAACGTATTCAACCAAATTAACCTCCAAGGAGGCTGGTTATAGAGAGATGGGTGTTCTCAGGGATCTATTTACTAAAAAAATGGCAGAGCATCCTGTTGGTAAATCTAAATCATCATCGGCAACTATTGAATCATTTTCTTTGACAGAATCGGGAATAGCCGACAATGGAGAGAAGACTTACAGTTTGGTTGCTAATCATACTGGTGAAAGAGAGGAAATAGATATTGTTGAGGTATCTGAAACAGAGTTGATAAATAATGGCATAGATCCTGGTATTAATACTCCTTCCGTCGATATAGGTGGATATGAAAGTGGTATTATAAGACCTACATTTGGAAGTGATACCAATATGTGGTATCCGAAGATGCTTGAAAATTCAGATATATCACCCGCTTATGCTTCTGTATCTTCAATGATGAAAGTGTTATCAGATATGATAAATGAATCTGGTAATAATTTAGATGATATGCCAGAACAAAAGGTTTGGCTTCTTAATGCAGCTAAAGATATATTGGATAACAGTGGAAAGCTTGGTGTAAAGGTTGAAGGTTATGATCCTAAGACAAGTTACGGTTATGGATATGAGACAAGGCTTTATCTTATGGAGAATGGTAAACCTGAGTTAATAGATTCGTTTGATACTCCTAATGTATGGTTTGCGGATAATGTGTCTAAAGAACTTGCTGTTGCGCCTCAGAAAAAAATAGTTGATTTTGTTGTGGCAGCCATAACAGAGGAGATTAAGGATATGGTGGCGGCAAAAGAAGGAGGTAATTTACCTGCGTCTTTGAATAAAAACGGCAAGTTGATGAAGTTGTTGAATAGTGTAAATAGGGAATAACATATGGAAAATAAGGAACAGACATTGGTAGAGAAATCAGGTTTCTTACCATCTACTGGATTAAGAGGGTATAATGCCGTAGTTCCTACGCGATATGAAGAAGAATCTTCTCTTATTGAGGGAGCAAAAAGAGAGATGGAGAGGATGAAAGTAGGTTCATATACTCCCCCGGTATCAGCCATAAATCCTGATGATGATTCAGAAAAAGGGTCTGATATTAGCGGAATAGATACTTCTTTTGATGTAGACACATCTTTTTCTGGACTAAAATCGGCTCTGAATGGTGGAGATGATCCAAGAAAGAAGAAAGAGGAGTCTTATAATAAGTTAAATTCCATGATAAAATCTATTCAAGATAAATCAAGGAATACTTATTCTGGTAAACAAACGTCTTATGGTGAGGTTATAGCTGGTAATCAACAGTCATCTGCTGTTGATTTTGGTGTATTTGGTAAAGGAAGAACTATTAAGTTAGATGAAGCATATGACTTTTTATCCGATGGGAACATCGGTCTTGCAAAGTTTAAAAGTTATATGCCAGGAAGAGATAATGAAGATTATTACGGAAGAAGGCAAACTACTTGGAATAAGGCTGTTAATGGTATAGGGAAATTTGTCACAAAAACACCATTATATGGTGTATCAGGAGTAGTAGGTACTATCCCGGCTGCGTATAATCTTATAAAGACTGGTACGTTATCTTCTGTATTTGACAATGATTTTACACGGGCCATAAATGATATAGATGAAAGGATAAACCACTCTCTTCCTCATTATTATACAAGAGAAGAGCGTGATATGGGATTTTTGCAGAGTCTTGGAACTGCAAATTTTATTTTTAATGATGTTATTGGAAATGGTCTATCGTTTATGGCAGGAGCTATTCTGTCTGCCTACTTTACAGGTGGGATGGGCGTGTTAAGTCTTGGAGCTGTTGGCGCTAAAATAGGGATGAGAGTGGCCGGAAAGATGGCGGCGTCTAAGATTGCGGCAAGTGCTGTAAAATCAGCTTTTGGAGCGTATAGGGCAGGAGCGATGTACGGCAGGGCCATAGGCAATATGGCCAAGGTAGGAGTAAATACGTTCGTGGGCGCCGGCTGGGAGTCTGCCGTGGAGGCTCAGTCCTTCATGAAAGACTCTGAAAGTAAATACAAGGAATATTTTAAAAATATGTATGGTCGGAATCCTAATCAGTCTGAGATGGCTGAATTTAAGAGTTCTATTTCCGATACAGCAAACAGCATATTTTTAGCTAATATGGGTATAGTTGGATTATCCAATTATCTTCTTCTGGGAAAATATCTTGGAGTAGACACTGGTTTTGCTTCTAAATACATACCTGGATTAAAGGGTGTATCAAACACATATAGGGGATCAAAGAGTTTTGTAGATCGCTATTTGTTTGGATTAGGGACTAAGAAGGTAGCGGGTGATGCTGGAAGATTACAGACGGTAAAAGCGAATTTATTCCAGAAATCCTTAGCTACTATTTGGAATGTATCTAAAAGACCCATATCTGAAGGTGTATGGGAGGAAGGCATGCAAGGTGTTGCTCAGCGCATGGGAGAAGATTTTATTAGATCAAGATATGATAAGACGTATCTTGATGCTACGTCTTCTATAGTTGATTCTTTTTCTAAGGCCATAGCTGAACAATTTACAACCAAAGAAGGATTGAAAGAGATTGGCATAGGAGCCCTGATTGGTGGTTTATTTGGAGCCAGAAATGGTGCTTTTGGTTTATATGAAAGGAGAAATAAAGAGCGTACTATTAATACTGATGTTGAGAAATTTAATAGTAATAATGCTTTTACTTCTCAATCTGTAAAAGACTCTATGCGAAATTTAGCCGAATTTAATGCTCAAATGAATGATCCTGAATCAGATTATTATTCTAAATTTGAATTATCTGACAGAATGGGAATGTTAGAGGATACGGCTAACAATTTCAGGTCAATGGTTAAAAGCCTTGACGAAAGTGAGTTGGCTTCTGAAATGAAAGTAGATGAAGAAACTGTTAAAAAATACAAGGAAGATATTATAAAAGATTTTGATAAGAAGTTAGCCAATTATAAAAAAGCTTCTTCTTTTGCTGAGGCTATTACTGCTGAGACTTCATCTGATCTTTATCGATCTAATGTTGCTAATGCTGTGTTTAAGGGGTTGGATGCAGAGGATATGGCAATGGAAGCATCAAATGATATTGCTGATTATGTAAATGACAATAATTTGTTTGATGATATAAATACGTTTTATTCATTATCAAGTCAAGCTTTTGATACAGCTAATCAGTTAAGGGAATTGCGTAATGAGATCAATGATCTGAATGCTGAAATAGAAAGGTTGGCTACAACTCCAAGAAGAGTAGAGGATGGCAATGATACCGAAGCAGAGGCTATAAAACAAAAAACTATTAAATACGATAATCTTAATAAGGAATATAGAAGGTTGTCAGAAGATCTTCTTAGTAGTTATAAAGAAGTATTTTATTCTTTTGATCCTGGAGTATCAGCTCTTGAGTTGTTTAAATCCGAAACGATAACTGCTGAAGATATATTAAAAGCTTATGATTCTGTTGCTTCTTTAAGCACTTATATCGAGAACAATAAGGGGAAGAAAGAAGCAGAGGATTTAAGAAATATGGTGGTGAAATACCAGCAAGCCATTACCCAATATAAGGTTTTACGGTCATTTATGAACTCCATACAGGATAAGAAATTCATGAGACATGATTTTTCTTTATTTTCTAAGTTCTTAAATGATATGGTATCTTCTAATACTAAATCTATAGAAAGTGATCGTTTTTACCAGACAGAGGATAATAATATCAGTTTGGATGAAAAAATAGATGAGCTTCTGAATAATGGAGAAATAAATTCAGATGAAGCATTTACCATGAAAGTATTTGGTCATCTAAACGATGGTATAACTCAGAAGCCGAAAGAAGATATATTGTCTGATTTTGATTATGAGTCGGCAATGGAAGATCTTTTGTCTGCACCTATAGAGGTTAAAGAACGTATCGTAGATAAGATATATACAGGTAATCAAGATCTTTTATCTCCAAGGGAGAAGGAGATATATGAAAAGTATAAACAGGATATTGATGATTATATATCAAATCTTGGTGATAGTCCGGCTAAGATGATAAAAGATTTATCAGATAAAGTTAGGAGACTTACTGAACCTCGATCTGTGTATGAGGATAATAAAGCTATTATTGATATGGCTAAATCCAATTTAGAACCAGATCAAAGGAAGGAACTTGATGATGCTATTTCTTCGTATGTTGATATAATGAACAGACGGGATAAAGGGGAGAAGGTTGACGAAGATAAGCTTGCTGATTCGGTATTTACCATAGAAGATCTTGGTCAGGTTGGAAACATCACAGATCTCCTTCCTTATATTGAACAAAACAGGATTATTGACAAAGGTCGTATTTCCGAATCTACGTTAAGTAATTTTGGGGAGGATGATGCTAATATAGATTCTCTTGTAAATGAATTAGACGAATCTGATAATACACCTGGAGCTAACATAGATAGTGCCCAGAATCCAGAGACGTTGATGGTAAGAAGAATCTCCAATGATGGCAACGAAAGGTATGAAATTGCGGGTCTTAGAGCTGATAAATTTATATCTTCTATAAAATCATTGGTTCCTATTCAAATAAGCTCTGAAACGAACGCTAATGGTACTAAAAGGTATTCTCTTAACATAGGTGGAGAAACGGCTACTATAATTGAACTGCCTTATCATGCGAGATGGTCTATAGACAAAGAATCGGCTCGTGTTCTTAACCGTTACACAGACGTGTCTATTCAGGACGTGGGTAATTCCTATTCTTTGGTTTATAAGCGTCTTGATTCAGATGAGTTGGTTCCGTACAGAACGGGTGTTGGATTCGGAGAGAATGAGGTAGATAAAATAGATCAGGAAGCATTATCTTCTTTGAAAAAAGGAGATAAGGTTAATCTCGAAATAGATGTAAATGATACTTATAATCAGTCTCTTTTTACCGAATACAATGACGCTGTTCAGTCCGGCGATAAAAAAAGAATAGAATCTGCTGAGAATAAACTGGTGTCCAATATGGTTATCAAGGTCATGAGTGGGAACAGATTCGTTTCTGTTGTAAAAGCTGATACAGGAGGCATAGATGGTATAAGTAAAATAAGAAGAACGGCTTTTAACAAGTGGAAGAAGGACGCCGGCCGGTCGGCTACCATCGGCGTCGGCACGCATGTTGTTGCCCAGACCCTTCCTGGAAGACCGGTGTTTAACATGAGAGTAAACGGTCAAGGATATGGTCAGGTAGAAAATCTCCCTATTACCGAAAAAGGTGCTGAAAAAGTATCTGATGTTGGATATGTATTAAATGGCAAAGTCGTGCTTAAGAACGGATCTAAATACACAGGCTTCCCATTTGCTTATTCTATATTAAATGACAAGGGGAATAATTACAAAAATGTAAGAGTTCCGGTAGTCGTCATCAAAGGTAAAAACGGTCTTAATTATCTTTTCCCAGTTAGCCTACGTTCTGTAGAATCAGAGGAAGGGCAGAAATGGATGTCTTTTATAGATATGCTGCTTGAATCTGGTGATTCTGAATTGCTACAGATGGGTCAAGATGACATACAAGATCTTAATGCGTATCTAACCAAGTTAGGTCTTGATCCGGCTTCGTATCAAGTATCGTATTTGAATCCTATTTCAGGGCTTAGAAAAGCTCGTGAGGCTATAGAAAAATTATCTACGGTTCCTGATGTTGTTAAGTGGGTAGAAGATGGAAGTAGGAGCGTGAAAGACATTGTGACGTCTGAAGTAGAATCTGGAATAGATTTCGAAGGTGAGATGTTTGTCGCTCCTAAGATCAGGATTCAGTTTGGCAAATCATCTTCCAGGCCTAAATCGCTTATAGAGGATGATCTTCCTTTCTCTGATGAGGGTAAGACCGTTACTTCTAAGGTAGAAGATGTGGAAGTTTATGAAGAGGAAATGCCAGAGGAAGGGGCTGCCCGGGAGACTCAGCCGGCGCCATTAGCTCAGCCGGCTCCTGCGGCACAAGATGCGCAGTCTTTACCTGGCAAGAAGCGTACCTCCAGGAAAAACTTCTCTCTTATGTTAAACGAAATAGAATCTCATATAGAAAAAGAGGGATTGCCGCCTTATGCTAATATTTTTGATTTTATAGCAAGGAAGATTGTAGGAGGTGATTTGAGGTTTCTTCGTGAGAGAGGTAATCCTAAAAGCCTTAAGGAGGAAATGGGATTAGAACCTAAAGGAACAGTAGGTGATAAAATATCCACTCCTTCCGGTAAAGGTGGTAAGACTTTAGAAGAATACGTTTCTTGGCTTCGTTCTCAAACAGATCAGGTAGTCGAGGATTATGTTGGGCCAAGATCTGACGAACAAATTATATCAGAGTTGAAAAACTTTTTGAAATATATTAATTTTGTTCCAAGTAAGGCTTTGAATTATTCTCTTAGAGTCAATGGTATGGACACCCTAAAGGAATATGGCACAAAAGAGGAAGTAGAAAAAATGGAATCTGACATCAATAGTTTGGTTTCTAAAGTTTTGCCTACGGTGGATAATCAAACTGTAGAAGATGTTTCTACTGCAATAAAATCAAACAACTTGCCTGCCATATGGAGTCCTGTGGAAAGTCTTAATATGACAAATGAGGAAAAAATAGAGTTTTTGAATAACGTAGCAGATTTCCTTAGCGGCATACCAGAGTATGATGCTGTCGTGGAGTCTATAGAGTCAGAATCAGATAATATTTTAAATGATGGAAAAGAAGGAAGTGCAGAAGGCGGTGCAGTACGCACTGAGGAAGATGGCGATAAAAAGGGAGATGGAGAAAGAGAAGGACAATCCGGAAGCGATGGAAAAGCTGAAGGAGATGTCGAATTACCTGGACTTGTCGAAGGAAGGGTAGATAACTATAGGAAGAACGGAGATAAGTTCTCTGACATTGCTGAAGTTACTTTATGGCTACTTAGAAGGGCTGCCGGCATAACCTCTATCCCGGAAGGAGAAGAGGTTTATGTAGAGGGAGATGAGGTTAATAGTATTATGACCGATATGGAATCAAGGTATGGTATAGACACCATCAATCACTCGCATACGACTAAGGCTATAAGGGACCTTAACGGCGTATCAGGTTATAAAGTAGAATACGGCTTAACCTTTTTGACATACGATCCTTTTATTAGAATATCCAATCTAAGGAAAGGATCTAAGGCTGCGAAAGACGAACCTCGTATATCCGAAGAGTCGCTTACTCACATATCAAGGGTGACAACCCCTTATTTCCTGTACGGCGGCGATGAAGCATATACATCTGTTCCGGCTAAGGTAGAACCTATACCGGAGAAGATAATGGGTCGTAATGGCATTAAATTTGGTATGAGTGTAGTCGAGTTAACCAAATTAGGGTACAAAAAAGCTGGTGGAAACTGGATATATAAATTCTATATGAACTCAGGTGTGTATGATTTGTATAATATCAGTACCGGTGAAGCGTTTAGGGCAAAACCGGATCTTGGAGTTAAGATAAGTTCCAGCGCATTCATCCGTTCTTTATCTCAATCTGGTAGAAAAATACAAAATATGATGAGTAATATGAGCCAGGAAGAGATAGATAGGAATAAGAATCTCGTAGAAGGTTCTGATAATTCGGATTCGATAAATGAGTTAAATAAGGAGTGTTGAGTATGAGAAGGAGATTTTTTAATGCTGCGGATAATTTCGTGGGAGGATGTTATAATAAGTTATCCAATGAAGATATAAAAAGGCTTGGAGGAAAAAGACCTTATGTATGTCAGTTTAATAAAATTCATATACATATAGGACCTGTATTAAAAGATCATGATTCTGATGTTAGTTACATAATGTTTAATAGTAATTGGAATTATGGTGGTTATGAATCTATGGTTTATAATCATAGCAATAATGGTATTTTTATATTAGGTGAAAACAAAATTGGTAACATAGAAGATCATATACAAGATCTAACATATTGGTACGAATATGATCCAAGCATTAATGAAAATTATTGTTATTTTTATTATGAGGCTAATAACAGCGGAAATGCTATCAAGTTGAATGGTGAGTTTGGTGATACCAGTACTGTTTTCAACATTCCCAGCTTGGAAGTCACCACTCTTCGTGATGGCAGTTTGAGTTTTCCGGAGATTTATATAGAAGGAATTTGGGATCCGTCATTGTATAAGTCGGTTTTATAATTAACTTTGCAAAAAAGTTAATTACAATGGGTGTCAAATGTCAGATAGAAAAAAAGGAAAATGAAATAAAACGGGTTAAGGCTCCTAACGGGGAGCCTTCCGTTCTTTACGAAAGTGCTTTAAAAGTATTAGGAAACAGCGAGCGGGCTCTTCAGGTATGGGCTAAGGCTTACACTCCTGGTTTTTTGTCGTATTACGGTCATTGGAATAACCCGGCTCCAGGAGAGATGTTTAATACCGATCCCAATGGTGAACCTCTTTTAGAAGACGTGCTGTCGTATATGAAGCGTCAGACTTATTTTGCTGATCCTTTAACGGCTCAGGATGTTAAGGATGTAAGGGATTTCCTTTTGTCTACTCATTATTTTTTCAATGCGTCTTCATTGTCTAATGCTATTCTCTTCGATTTTTATGTAGATGGCAGTTTGATACTGAATGAGCAGAAATTAAGGAGATCCGGTTTGTATGATGAAACAGAAATAAGTCGTATTTTATCCGATCCTTCTGTTTTAAACGAGGTTTCGACTTCCATGAGAAAGTTAATAGATTCTTCTATTAACGAACATGATAGGGAAAAAGATAATTATTTTATGTCTATTGACTATCAGTATGGCCCTATTGTTTACAAGGAGGGAGTGTTTAACCAATTTGGTAAAAAAGTACCATATAATCCTTCTGAGCTTTATTATGCTATGCGTAAAACAGTAGCCGGCATAAAAAACTTTTCTGAATTTTCATCTGCTTTTGAATCGTTGAGAAATTCATATCCTGAACTGGTTGAGAAATTCGTTTCTGATAAAGAATTTGCCGAATCTATGTTTGATGAGTTCTCATCTACGAATAAGATTCCGGTAATAAACATAGAAGGGGATGATGTGGTGGAAGGCAAGAGAAGATCTTTGTCTAAGCTACAAGATCTTTCTTATTACAATTCCGGCAAAATAGAGTTCCTAAGAGCTCGTATATCAGCTTATTTACATAGGGCTAATGCCGACACCGAATCCGATTTAAGAAGCATGATATGGGATATAGAAGAGGCTTGTACGTGGTTTGGCATAGATATAATAGGGACATCGGAAACTTATGATGGCACAGAAGAATCTTTGAATAAGATAGATAATTTGATGCTGGATCTTGATATTTATGTGGCCAGGCATAATGATGTAAATTATGCTCCAACGCTGGCATCTTCTATAGATGATGTTCTTGGTGATAGTACAGACTATTATTTTGGATTATTGCCGGAGTATATGGATAATTTGAATATCGTTTATTCTGAATCCGATATAGACCCAGTAGAGGCATTTGAGAAACATTCATTGCTCAAGGTAGGAGATAATCTATATCAAAGGATCAGCAAAGATGATCTTAACGAGATGTATCAAATATCAACAGTATTAGCCAAGCACAACCTAACTCATTTTTCTACTAAAATATATCCTGAATCTTGTTTTAAGAACGGCGTTTTGGATAAAGAGAAAGTACGGAACGTAGATAATAATACGCTCATGGCTTCCATTAAAAAATACGTCAGATCGTTCATGGATTCTCAGAACACAGAGGACATGATAATGACCAGGATGGCGTTTGGGCACCCTGCGGTACTTGACGTTCCTTACGTGGATGTGGATCGGGAGTATAGTCGATACATGAACAAAAAACAAGATAGCGAAAACCCATTATCCTTATTCGATTTATACCAATCTTACCTTGACAACAAACTCCATAAAACAAAATTATATGATAATGCCTATAAGTATCTTGACTTCAAACCTGGTCCATCTTTGGGTCTTATTTCTGATGATCCTGATATTTTGAAATCAATAGAATTATCTTTATCTGGAAAAGACAGGTTGATGTTGTTTGATTATAGCATGACCAGTACCGACCCTTCTTTATCAGAATTGTTTTATTTGGAGAGGTATGACCCTTCGTATGCTGGGAATGATTTTGAACACTATTTTTACACCAGGCACCCGTATTTGTTAAAAGAAAAATCGGGTTCTAATATCGTAGAGCAAGATGGTGTTATAACAGCCGAAGGTATTTATGATAATTTTATAAGAGTAGGTAATAAGATATGGTCTAAAGTAAGCGAGAGTAGTTCCGGCTCTATCTACCAAAATCTGACAGGAACCGAATCGGAGGTGAAATACGATTCTACTCAGAAGGCTAAGACGGTAGAAACCGATTACGCTCCATACCAAAACAGATCTGGCTTGACGCAAGACATGACCGTAAGCAAGTCTGAATTGGATGACCTTAACAAATTAGAATGCAGGTAATTTTTGTATATATATATAGTTTTTTCATAGTTATAATTTGGGAAGTGGGGCTTGTGAAAGTCTCACTTTTCTTATATATGCACGTATATCAACAACATACAAGAAAAGTTAGATTTTCATTGTTTATGGGTTATTTTTATTAAGTTTGCGATATTAGTTTCAGGAAGGGATTATAGAAAATAGGAAAAAGTAAGAACCGAACGTAACTAATAACAGTAGGAAATGAGAATCAGTACCATCAAACGTAACAACAGCATTCATCTTATGTATAAAAACATTATGAATGATTTAGGTCAATTAAGAACTGTAGTTTCAAAATCCTATATTTATAATCTGATACAAAATCAAACCGGATTAAGTATCAGAACTATATCCCATGTACTTAACCATACCAAAGAACAGGATACGGATTCTTTGTGAAAAGCATACATTTTCATACATTTGTTCGTTCTTTAGTTTTAGTAGGGAAAAGTTTTTCATGGTATTTTAGTTTAGATTAGTTGAGGCAGGATTCGCAGTGATGCGGATCCTGTTTTGATTTACAGCGCTTTACCCAAAAAAAAGAAAAGCGAAAGTTGCTGATTATCAATTTTTCCCCATAAATGGGGAAAACTACTCGTTGTATATTATATTTCCGTTTTTACTGAAAATCCTTCCATTTTATCGGAAACAAACTCAGCCTTGTTCCACCCTGCAATCATGATCTTTGTTACGTGCTTCATGCACGTATGTTTAACAATTAAATACTATAAAATTATGGGTGGTGATAAAATCGTCCTTTTAGATGGAGCCGGGGCTAACGGTGGTGGTGCAGCCACTAACGGTCTTCTTTCAATGATTCCCGGCATGTTTGCTAATTTGATAGGTGGTAATAAAATGGATCCGAATCTGGTGGCGGCTTTGATGAACGGTCGTAACAACCAGGACGGTTTCGGTGGGGCTAACGGTTGGTGGCTCTGGATAATTGTTTTGTTCTGGCTGTGGGGTGGACGCGGCTTCGGTAACGGTTTTGGAAATGGCGGTGATTGTTGTGCCAATGGTTTGCCGGCTCAGTTGAATAACGATTACGGTCGTGAACTTTTGATGCAGGCAATTCAAGGTAATCGTAGCGCCATAGATCAGATTGCTTCTGCTTTGAACTGTTCTACTACTCAACTTCAGAACGCTATCTGCAACGTACAGAGTGCTATTGATAAAGTAGCTGGTCAGGTAGGTATGACTTCTCAGGCTGTTATCAACGCAGTTCAACAACAAGGTTGTGAAATAGGAAATCAAATCAGCTCTTGCTGCTGCAATCTGAGTTCGTTGATCAATCAAAGCACTTGCCAGACTCAGGGAATGATTACTCAGCAAGGTTTTGATAACCAGCTTCGCACGTTGGAACAAACCAATGTCTTGCAGAACGGTCTCAACCAAGGTCTGGCTAACAATCGTGAGCAAGCTACAAGCCAATTCAATATCTTGTCTGCGAAACTTGACGCCCAAACCGTTATGATCAACGACAAATTCTGTCAGTTGGAAATGAGGGAAATGCAGAACACTATTGCTCAACTTCGTGAAGAAAAAGCGGCTTTGACAGCTTCGGCATTATCTCAGCAACAAACCCAGAATATCGTTGGTCAATTACGCCCGACGGCCGTCCCGGCCTACCCCCTCTTGTTCTCCTTACCAGGCTTATAGTTACATATTTCAATGAAATTCAAAGAAATATGCTTTTCTTTAAGAAAGTCCTATTCGGAGTTTCTTTGGTGAACTACAAACCTCTATCGGATTATAATTAAATTCTCCGACTTCTTTTCTTAGAATATTGAGAGCTCCGTTTAAATCAGCATTTATGAATGTTCCATTTTCTGATCTAAACAACCCTCTTTTAACTCTTCTACCTGCGTAGGAATCATGCTTTTTGATCGGTTCGTTGTCAATAAAGCTACATTTTGAAGTGTAACTTTCTTCTCTTAAAACAACTTCAATCCCATTTAGCTTACATTTATAACAAACCATTTCAATGAAAACAGCATGAGGGATGTTTACAAAGTTCTGATTATTTCGTTTTCCTATGTTAATTTCTTTCTTCCACCCATCGTTTTTGCCTATTACTACTTTGCAAACATTGTTGGAAATTAATTGATTAACTAACATCGTACTCGCTTTATGAAGATAATCCTTCACTTTGTTATTTCTCTTTGTTGTGAGTCTGTTAAGTCTTTTGCTATTTTTGCTTTTATTCCTCCTTTCAAGTTCTGAAGAAAGTTCGCTTTTCTTCTTATTGTAATATTGATTGATTGATTTCAAAGGTCTTCCGTTTATAATCAATCCTTTTCCGTTATTAAATCCGATTGTTGCAAGATTGTTCAATCCTATGTCAATTCCTGCATAAATCCCATTGTCTTCTTTCGCTTTGCATTCATTTGCTTTGTAAACGATTTCGACTACGATATGATCACCTTTCGGAATCACTCTAACTTGGATGGCTTTCCTATCCGTTTTTATGTAAACGCTGGTACCGGATAACTTTAAGTATCTTTCTCTGCTTTTATAAGAAACAGCTTGATATGTAAAATAAACCGGAAATCTACCGTTCTTTTTCAAGTACTTTGGGATTTCTGCGTCTTTTTCACCTTTCTTTTTGAGAGCAAAGAACGACTTGTAGTTATTCTCGACTATTTTCATCGTAGCTTGTGAAACCTTTGAAGGAAGTGCCCTATAGTCAGGATTATCGGATAAGACAAACTCTTTATTTAAAGAAAGATATCCCAAGAACTCTTCCGTATTGAAATAATGTTGTCTGAAAGCATATAAAGTAGCATTGTACAAGTTTTTGGATAAAAAGCATATATTATCCAATTCCTTGTATCTCGTGTCGCTCTTCTTAATTATATGTCTTTCAACAAGATTCATTTTTCAACACTATCCTTTTTAGAAAGTTCTTCTATTATTTTCCCTGTTCTCCTTTTCGACCTACGAAGTCCGTACACTTTACTGCAAAACGAGGTTATGATAGAGATAAGATCGGACATTATATCTTCCTTATCATCTTCCGCTTGGTTGATAACCTCTATTGATCTTCCGTTTATGTTAAGAAGAGTTTGTATGAAATTAAATCCAAATCTCGAAAACCTGTCTTTATGCTCAACAACTATGATGTCTATCGAATTGTCCTTCAAAAGGTTTTCTAATTTAGGACGTTTGTCATTCAATCCGCTTCCTACTTCCATTACAACCTTACTTATCTTGTATCCTTTCGCCATGCAGTAGGAGACAACTCTGTCTTTTTGAGCTATCAAATTGGACTTATTTTCAGAAGATGAAACTCTTGCATATACAGCGATTGTCTTTTCTTTATTTTCATCAACTACGATGCGTATTCTTCCTGTAGAAGTTCTTTCAATTTCAAGTTCTCCTTTATTTATCCAATTCCATACGGTACGCATTGTAACCCCATGAATCTTTGCATATGTACTCACTTTGTATTTCATATCTCAAATATAAAAATAAATAAATGCAATGAACAAATTCGTTGAATATTCATTGCATTTATTTATTTTTAACTATCTGTTACAATACTTGGGGACAGGTATTCGGAGGAGGTTGCTGCAATAACGGATGTGGATGTAACAACGGATGTTGCAATAACAACGCTGCTGTCTGATTTTATTAAGAGAGGAGGCTAATATGGCTTGTGTTTCTAAAATAGGATCGTTGTATGAGATGGTTACGAAGAATGTTATTGTCAGTACGACAAATACAGTCTTCGGTATTAACCCACGGGCTTGGATCGCCCTTCCGTGTGAGGGTCTTATCCTTCTTAAGATAAGGCAAGTAGTCCCCACAGCCGGAAGTGCTCTACCGGTACAGATTGCGGTCCCGGCAAACAGCACAGTTTCAACAGTAGGATCCGACACCTGTTGCCCGGTTACAGGAGTGAATGTCGTGAACCCTATTAACGTAGCTGTCACGGGTGCTGCTATGGTAAATGGCACAGAACGCCTTCTGTACTTCAATAAAGTTCGTGGCGTGTTAAGATTAATGGATTGTTGTGTTCCAGTAGCGGCAGCCCAGGCGTCTGAAGTTAAAGCAGGTAAATGATTTCAGTAGGGTGATGAATATCATCACCCTATTTTCACCTAACTAATATTTTGATCATGTTTTCAGATTTGAAGAAAGGGTTTCAGGTACATACCCTTGATACTAATACAGTACCTAAATACGAATTGGGAAAGGTAGTAGCCGTATCCGAACCCAGGTATCTTCCTCCTCAGCCAGGTCAGTATCAGGCGATGCAGACCCGCGTGGTGGATCTGACGGTAGAGCTCACTGGCGAAACCAAGACCTATACGGTCCCGGAATCCCAGAATGTGGCTAAGGCTATGGGCATAACATTATCTACCAGCATAGATCCGATTATGAACGAACTGAATGCTATAAAAAACACCAGTCAAGACATAATAAACAGCGTAGATGCCCATCGTGCCAAGATAGAGGCTTGTGAATCTATATTAGAGGACATCAATCCGGCATTCAAACAAACGAGAGAGCAGGATCGTAAAATAGCTGGTATAGAAAATAAGGTGAATGACCTTACTGATTCATTCGAAGATTTAAAGAAGTTAATTGTAGAACGTTTGAAATAAGTATAATATGATAGTATATGATTTAAATTCAGGACACAGAGAATATCCTGGATATGACGAGATAGAAGACAGACGAGGTGGAGGCAGAGGCAGAAGCCGGCGTTCTGATGGGACGTACATGGGGTACGGTGGTGGTATTTACGACCATTACGGTATGCATGAGAAGATGAAGGAAATGGAAGAGCGAGAAAACGAGCTGGAAGAAAGGGAAAGAAGGCTCGAAGAGCGCGAACGTCGTCATGAAATGGAGGACCGGGAATACCGGAGGATGGGTTACGAATCCTACCCGACCGATTACTATGGAGACGACAGATACTACGGTGACGGACCTCAGATGCGTAGAGGTCGCGGACGTGGCAGAGGTCGTTCTTATTGAGGAGCAGACGCAGAGGATCCAGCTTATCAGAAATATGTAGATACTTACGGCTACCATTTTTCTAATGCTCTTGCTGATGAGGCGGTAAAGAAGATGGTCAACGTCGATGGATCCAAGAGGATCTGGAAGCAGCCGGAAATAAAAGATATTTTTGAAAAGTGCGGAGCGAAGAAGCCGGATAAAGCGACATGGGGCGATGTCCAATATGTCTTTGCAATGTACTATTCGGATGGTTTTCCGAAGGTCTTCAAATGTGAGAACGAGTTGGTGAAAGCTACGTTAATGTATTTGGATGATCCGGATGCTCCCGAAGGAGTAGCCTTTATAAGATGGCTTGCCGTGCAAGATTACCTCGGCGAAAAAATAAACTGGAAGGATCTGACCTGAGATCCAGATCCAGGTCCTTCCGGTGGTGCGGGAGCCATAGTAAAAAATATGATTCCCGCATTCCCGTTTTTCCCGTTTGGAAAAAAAGGAATAAAAATATTATACCGGTCGGCGGGCAATAGAATACCCGTGGCCGGTTTGTTTCACATAACTTTTTTGGGGATATGAATATAGCACACGAATCTAAATCGAATAAAACCCCATTGTATTTAATAGGAGAGTTGATTGGCGTACCGAATACGGTTATGGACTCAGCATTGCATGAACTGAAAGATAGAATAGACAAAGACCCTAAATGGGTGATTATATACCACTTTACACCAAAAGCGTAAAGTAATACACATTTATACGGAAATTCGTACCGGGTTACACCAAAACCCTCTACCTTCTGGTAACATCGTTACATCAAAGGATTCTTTTTCCGATTTACGGATGATGTTAAAAGCACCATTGATATCAGCATTAATTGTCTTACCAGAAGAGGTTTTAAACAATCCTCGTTTAATCCTTCTTCCTTTGTAAGATTCATGTTTGCAAATCCGTTCATTATCTAAAAAGCTACATTTTGAAGTATAAGATTCTTCAACGATCTTAACATTAATACCTTCTAATGTAGCTTTATACGATATCATACTGATAAACGAATTAAAAGGAATAGATACAAAGTTCTGATTATTACGCTTTCCAATATTGATCTCTTGTTTCCAGCACTTGTTATGACCGATTATGATCGTATTAATACCATTGGAAACTACATGATTAACCAATATTCTACTTGCTTTATGCAGATAGTCTTTGATCTTGTTATTCCTTTTGTCGGTTAATGACCTTATTTGTTTTGAAATCTGTTTATTGTCTTTTAACTTAGATTTTAAGAATGCTAACCTTTTGTTATAATATTGGTTAATAGACTTTAGTGGTCTACCATTGATGATAAAACAAGAACCGGTGTTTGAAACACAAGATGCTAAATTATCCAATCCTATGTCGATGCCAAGATAGTTCCCATTATCGGACATAAGATTCTTTTCCTTCTTATTGTAAACTATTTCAAGAACAATATACCCATTCTTAGGAATGAATCTAAGTTGTTGAATATTTTGCTTGTTAGTTCTTGTTGTAAAGGAAAACTGTTTTGGTAACTTAACAATACCTTGTTTTATCCATTTTTGAGAAAAAGCGATTGTTGTAAAAACAGCAGGAAACAAACCGTCTTTGTTAAGATACTTAGGCATTCTAACAAATTCAGAATACTCACCTCTATTCTTTTTATTAAAGAGATTGAAGAAAGATTTAAAGTTTCTATCAACCATCATCAATACTTGTTGAGCAACCGGTGCTGGTAAAGCACGATAGTCAACATCATTTTCTGTTCTTAACTTCTTTTCAAGAGAATAGTAGTTTAGGTACTTATACTTTACAGTATTATCATCCTTGTATTGAAAATAATACTGTCTAACAACATATAACCCTTTATTGTATAAGTTTTTACACTTATGCAATAGATCATAAAGTTCATTGTAATAAACAGAACTTGGTTTGATCGTATGTTGTTCGACTAATCTCATGACACAAATGTAGGAATTATTATTTATATATAAAAACAAATTGGCGTATTTGTGGTGTAAAGTTGTATATAATTACCTAAAGATGTTAAAAATTGGCTCGAATCTTTACCCAAGATCTGAACCTATTTTTTTTTCAATACCAGGCCCGATGCGATTTTAACGTATCGGGTTTTTATTTTAATTCATATTGTTTTATTTTAAATCTAATTAATTCATGAATGTCGTACTTTTGTTGAAAAAGTATTCTATATGGAAAATAAGGAAGATTATGTTGGTTACGAGGATCAAGAACTGTGTAACCGGTATTACAAAGAGGCTGAAGCCATGAGGCAAAAGCAGGACTGGTCTCGGCTTAGGGCTGTCCCTGCTCCGGCCAAGGGAACGCCATCGCCCGGCTGGGGTCAGCTTGGACGTGGAAATGATGTCCGTGTTAAGTATGTTAGCATCAATTCAGGATTAGGAGGAGATAGGTTATGACTGTAGAAGAATTGGCTAATAAAAGATACGGTGGCGAATTTGTTTTCATGTTTGGTCATCTTGAAGGTAGAACAAGATTCGTTTTTGAATGCTTTGATCCCAGACCTGATCACGAAGGTAAACTTATGATATGATGGACGACAGTCGGGTAGAGTACGAATTTGATAATACCAATGATTTAAATCATATCATATTTAAAGGTGATTGTAGAGAACCTTTTTCATTTAGCAGAGTACTTGTTGAAGAATTAATTAAGACATTTGAAAACATACAGGATAGATACTCTGATAATTATGAACTTAAGGTCTATCTTTACAATTGCATAATTCAACTGAGCGTAAATCCAAAGGACCCCAGTGAATCCTTTTTTGGCGTATATGATAGAGATGAGATGAAATTGATATATAGTATAAAAAAATAGTATCTTGAAAGGAATGTTTGGCATATGATTACTAAACAAGATATACAAGCAGCAGCATCGTATATTTTCCGAAGCAGTTTTGTCTCGGAGGACCAGGCAAGGAAAGCAATAGTAAGAGTCGGCAATAACGCTACCAAGATCCTCGTCAAGACCTTTAGAGGCAAGTTGTTCAAGAAAGCTTTTGAAAGAGCCCGTAGAGGAAAGGATATCAGTTCTTTTGAAAGACAGGAAAAAGAAAGTGGTTTCAATTTTCTACACAATCCTAATAATGGTCGTATGCAAAGCGGTCATATTATAATAGATGGAATTGGTCTTTTTAAACAAATAATTCATGAAAGGTAAAAAAGTTGATATTCGTTTAGGCAGAGGTCTGGCGAATCAGATTAAGATAAACAAAACCATCCCAGTGTCTCATAAACCAAAAAAAAAGAACGTCGAATGATGTTTGTTTGTGGTGATGATATTGCTTCTCTTATAAAGCGGTTTGAAAACGAATCAAAGTAAAAAAAGTCGGACATGTATCTTGTCCGACTTTTTTTATATATTTGTGGCATGGCAAGAGGTTATTATTGGATACCACAAACAGATGAAACGTTAAATGGCAGAAGCTATTACGTGGCTAAGATAGTAGGGGATATCACGTTTGATACTAAACGAAAAAGAATCGTATTTCAAGCTGATAGGTATTTCCCTGTAGGATCTGTTTTCCATTTTACGCACAATTGCTTCAATTATATCATAACTTGCCGACTTCGTAAGCCGGGGCTTTGGTTTGAAGCCAGGAGAGAGGATTCGGGCCCTATTTGCCCTGAAGATATTGAGCGCTTTGAATCGGGAAGGTTTATTCACCGAGATGGGTACATGCATTACATATAAGCTGAACTTGACGATTTTTCGTCAGATTATAATTTTTTTTCATATTATTTTTAAGCCATCAGACTGAGAAGTTAGATGGCTTTGTTTTATCATATGCTTGATTTTTAACTACCTTTGTCTCATAACAAAAATGTTTTATCATGGTATCAACGTGTATTATTAAAAGAGATAATAAAAAGAAAGTTGTTTCTGTCTCTACCAGATCAGGGGACAGGTCTATGTTATTTGATAAAATAGCATCTATTCCTCTTATGGAGAACAGGGAACGGGCTACTACTGTTTTTAAAACCGTATTTTCTAATAAGTTCTTAAAGGCTTTTGGCGACTGGAGAAAGAAAGTACCTGTTAATAAACAGGCCTACAATAAGGTGAAATCCAACATCGACCTTATCCCAGAAGCCTATAGAGAAAGGGTGCTGGATAAGGCTTCTAAGATGAGTAACCCTGTTCTTGTGTCAAAATCAGATGCACCTTATGAAATCCGAGAATCGGGCTTTGGATTTTACAGCCAAGATCTGGGTGATAATATTATGTTGGTGGATGCTATGGTTCCGTCAAGTATTTCCGTACCGGAAGGAACGGGAATAGACGCCGGGCAGTATCTACAAGATGCTATATCTTCGGACTTCACTCCCGTATCTATGGTACAGGATAAGGGTGTTAATTATATGGTTATAAAAGACGGTCTTAAGATATTTAGCCCAGAAGAGCTACCGGAGACAGATCCTAATCCTGTGGGTGTAACGTATCAGACCGGAGAGCCTCGTTTGTTTTTCATGAACGATCGTAGTCAATTATTTGAAGATTACGGAGAAGCTCTTCGCTCTGGCGGTAATGATATTAGAATAGGATTCTTATCAGGCACCGTTCAAGAATCTACCGTGGATGGCGTGGCAGACATTACTTACAAGGCTGGGAAGTATGTTCTTAATAATCCCAAATCTTTTATACCGGTCATGACCGCTTCTGCTTCTACTTCTTTATCAACAAAAGGTGGTATAATTAACTACCTTATAAAGAAAGGTCTTTTGTTCGGATCTAAGATATTCGATTCTGAAACAAGAAGCTATTATCTTACAGGAGAAGGTCATACAGGACAAATTAGACTTTTCAATTCAGCCTTATCCTACACCGAGCTCCGTAATCATTTTGGTTCCGATGTTTCCATGAACGACCAAGGTATGATAACCATAAGCTCGTTGGATAACAGTAAGGTGACTATGAGGCTCGCCACCGGAGGAACGGAAAGGGTTAGCAGGGAGCAGATAAAGAACGATCTTAAGTCAGGAAGATACAATGAATTGGACGCCAAGTACGATCATTTTGATGCGCTTGTAGTTTCATTCATATTAGAAGACAACGATCTTTATGCTGATACTAAAGCTAAGATCGTATCGGATTATAGCAGGCAGGAACGTGACCAACGAAATTCTATTGTCGAGATACTGAAAACTCTTGGCGTTAGCGTCATAGGTATGACCGACTATATAGAGAAGTACCAAACCAAATACGGGCATGAACCTTCTGCTAAGGCATTGGCGGATATTGCCAATAACGTAATAGCAGTTGGTGAAGATGCTACTTTATCTGATTTAGTAGAAGAAACAGCCCACTTCCTTGTAGAGGCATACAGAGATCAGAATGCTGTTGAGGCTGTTCTGCAAGATGTGGAAGGTACGGAAGAGTGGAACCAATATGCAGGTCAGTATTATAATACATACGGTAAAGTATATGAAGGAGCTGAGCTTGATAATGCTGTTAGGAGAGAAATTCTTGGAAAGATCCTCGCCAGGGAGATGCAGACCGGCACAGCACAGGCGCCGGTAGAGCCCACCTCCTTCCTGGGGCGCGTCCGGCAGCTTTTCTCTGGAATCGTAAGCTGGCTTAAATCAGCTTTATCAACCCAAAGACAAGATTTGAATAACGTTATTAAAAACATTCGTGATCTTGCCATTACTGACATAGATAAAGGATTTGACACCTCTCTGTTAAAGGATAATGACTTTACATTATACTCCCTTTCTTCTATGAACAAGAACAAGTTTCTTGAGTCCAAGATCAGATCACTAAGAAAAACATTAAGAGACTTACGTCAGATAAGCTCTGATAGGGCTGTAACTACGTCTATGACCCTTGCTCAGCTTAAGACCATAGAAGATAAGATAAATAAGGTAGAGACCGAAATAGACAAGAATGAGATGGCGGCTGCCATGAACAGCATGATCTCCACAGCCGAAGCTCAGGTCAGATACTTAAGCAATGTGGTGAACACCATCCTTCATGGTGATACCAAAGACGGTAAGCTTCACTTCAATACCAATGATCGAAAGAACGTAGATATTATCAACAATCAGGTTCTTCCGATCATGAACGATCTTCGAGGATATATCCGTAACAGAAGTACCGAATTTGATGAACGTGAAAAGCAGGATTATACAAATAGGATCAATACCGTCATTGCCGACATCAATGGTATTCAGTCTGATATTAAATCAGTACAAGACCTTGATGAAAGTACGTTGCTTGATAAGTTAATGAACGAACTTCATGTGCCGGCAGATAAGGTAAAGAGAGTAAAAGAATTTTTCGACAAGGTTCAACACGATGTTTCTTGGATAAGTAGGTGGTTTGGTATATTAGAGCATTCTTCCAGTCCGTTCAATAACGCTCTTGGAGCTATGATTGCCAAAGACAATTACAATGCGATGGTGAATGCCCAGCCCGCCATATCCGACTTCCTGGCATATGCGAAAAAGCATGGTTTTAACAAATCTGAATTTGAAAAACTGCTTCAGAAAGTAGACGGCAAAACTTCTAATTACCTTCGTAGTGCTCTTGATATGGCTAAATACGATCGTAATAAGAAGCTGGCGCAGATGCGAGCGTTTGCGACTGCCATGAACATAGAGATATCAGAAGAAGAAATTGGTGATGTGGTTGACAATAACCGTAATTACGTATTTAAAAGAGAAGTAGTTGACAAGGATGGAAATACGGTTACTGAAAACGCTAAATTCAAACCATCGTCTGATAGAGTTAATACCGATATTTTTACCATCGAGCAGGAAAAGATCTATACAGAGCAGATGGAAAAGTGGGATGCTGAAAATTCGGAACTGGAATTTAGCGAAAGTTATGCCACAAGAATGGAATCCATATACAAAAAGGCTGAAGAAGAATTAGGGCATCCGGTTTCTCAAACAACCAAAGAATACCTTAATGCCCTATCCCGGCAAAAACGGATATTGAGGCAGCCTTTTATTGATAGCGGTGGTAATTTTGATGAGGTTGCCTATTTTAAAAGCAGCAATTACGAAGAAGAAGGACTGCTTCGTAAACAACGTAAGGAAGCAGCTTCAGAATACATATATGTAGGAACCAGGAGAGTGGAAAAAACCGGCGACCAACTTAAGATGGCCAAAGAAATACAAGCTATAAATGAAGTTTGGAGAAAGGAATCAAATAATGCCACTAATGCCGTATCAGAATCGTTTTTGCAAAAATTAAGAACGATTCAGAGCGAGTCTGGAGGAGAAGCTGCGCTGAAGACACTTATGTTGGGAGGTCACCTGTCATTCAACGATCGGTTTTGGAATGATGTAGAATCAGAACAGTCGGCACGTACCAAATCAAATAACAAGGCTTCGTATCTTAAAATGGCGCATGATATCATTAGTTCTACGACAAGTGATAGAGATGCGACTGACGTGGATTCTATTGTGAAAGATATAGAAAAAAATAAGGCTATTATCAAGGAAATAATCGGAAACAATCGCGATGTGGCTGATATCGGAGAGATTAACGAAGCGACATTTACCTCATCTGAAAGAGATGCTTTTAGGGCCGCATCTGAAGCTATTGAAGCCGATTACGCTATTTTGATAGATTATGCTAAGATGGTGGGTCTTGAAGATATTGATAAGTACCTTACTAAAAGCAGTAAGGCTGAAAACGAAGTAAATCAGTCTTATTTAAATGCTCTTGCTGACTCCAAGGAAGTGGAATGGAAGTTCGTACAACGTCATACTACGGCGAAGAAAGCAAAAAGGATTCAGGCTTTAAGGGATAAGCTGTTTAAGGCTGCTGATAACCGATATCTGTTTACCGTATCTGAAACCAACTACCTGTCAGAAAAGCTTGGTATAAGCAAAGAATTAGACGGTAGAGATTTCAGGAATGCTGTTAATGCTAAGATGGTCAGCTTATTTTTAAATAATACAAGAGAAGAGGGCGTAGAAGAAGCTAATGCTATTGTTAATGAATTTGCCAGAAGCCAGGTTTTTTCGTACTATAAACGCATGGCGCCTACCGGATATGCAGCTATGATCGACAAAATCGGTCGAGGTGAGATAGATGTGGCGCAAATGGTTAAGGACGTACAAAACGGTACATCCACCCAAGATTATGGCATGGACATATCGTACTTGTCTTTCGACCCTGCAAGGGCATGGGTGGCTGAATCTGAAGCCGAAAATAGCGGTCGTAATCCTGATTATGTAAAAGATCATGGGTATGGTCATCGAATGCCTAAGAAAAGCCTGTATCGTGACGAATCGTATTTCAATGACTTTGGTATCAAGTATGATGCTGACGGTAATGAGGTTGCTACTAAAAACGTAGAGCAGTGGAATATGATTCAAAAACTCAAGGAAATAAAAAGACAATCCCTTGATCTATACAAAGAGCAGAGCCCGAACCTGTATGCTATTCCACAGATATCCAAACAAGATATAGAACGTGTAGAAGGATTGGGTATTAACTTCAAAAATACGGTTCGTAATTTTGTATCAGATCTGTGCCTGGACAGAGTAGACGATTCTCTATATGGTAAGACCAGGCAAGGAGAAGTGTATGATCCAGAAGACAGGCTTAGGTCTATACCTAAATACTACATATATGAATTGGAGAACCAAGATGATGTATCTCACGATTTTGGCTACTCTTATTCGATGCTTATGATGCAGTCATCGTTATACAACGAAAAGCAGAAGTCTATAGAGCTCGCTCAAGGACTGGAGCAGATGTTACTAAATAAACAATTTGAAGGTGGTAAAAAGGCTGAAGCAACCCAAGCATATCAGATGTTCAGGGACTTCTTCAACGATCATTATTATGGCATTAGGATGAACACCAAAAAACTTACGGTGAACATCGGAGGATATACGGTAGACCTTACAAGAATTATGATGGCTGTTGAAAGGTTTATGTCGGTCATGAACTTGGCACTGTCTCCATTTGTGGCAGCTACCGGCGCCTTAACAGGTCATATCAACCTCATCATGGAATCTGCCGTAGGACAGTATATAAGCAAAGACTCCCTTAAATACGCATCGGCTGAATTTTCACGCCTTGCTCCATCTTGTATAGCAGAAACCGGAGACATAGATAGGAAAAGCAAATTATATGTCATAGGTGAGAGAATGGGGATATTCAATATCCGAAATCGTATGTATGGTGCCGGATACAATAGAGCGGCCAGGACCTTAATGCGTTCGCCTATGTATGCTTTTATGGAAATCCTGAACTACCCTCTTGATCCGCAGGTTATGATTGCTACTATGGACAATGTTCGTTATTACAAAGGCCGGTTCTACACGTTCCAAGATTTCAAGATGGAAAAAGAACGCAATAAAGAACAGAGTACCATAAAAAGAGAATGGAACGCATTAAAAGATCGTACTTTATGGAGTATGGTAGACGTCGTGGATGGGAAGGTGGTTGTAAAGCCAGGATCGGGTGTTACTGTTGAGGAAGTAGAAACCCAGATGGCTATAACCAGAAATCAAGTTCGTAGCTTGTCGCAGATATGCAACGGATCTTTGAATGAAGAAAACCGAACTGCCGCATCGCGCAACTGGATAGCCAGGTTCATGACCGCCCACCGAGGATGGTTGGTGCTGGCGGCTCAACGTCTGTGGAAAAGACGTGGCTTCAATTTCCAGACAATGCAAGAAGAGGAAGGACTGTCAATTACGTTAAAGAATATGATAGCCAAAACATTTAGCTTAGCTTCCGAGTCTGGTATGAAAAACATCATAGATGCCTGGAACGAAAATAAAGACAATATGGATGAGGTAGAAAAAACCAATCTCAAACGTCTCAGTGTCTATGCCGGCACGTTCCTTATCATGCAGGCCGTATCTATGCTTCTTGCCGGATGGCGTGATGATGATGAAAACGAAGAAAGTTGGCTTACTCAATTTGGATCCTATGTCGGATTCAGAACCATAAACGAAACAGCTTCACAGATGCCGTTTATTATGGAGCTTAACGTGGTAGATATCATTAACGATCCGTTCGTCATGGGACGGAAGCTGAAGGATCTTACCGATCTTAGGAATTATTCACTTGATAAAGTAACATCCGGTACATACGAGGGAGAGTCTGAGTTATTTAGGCAACTCGCCAAACAGACGTTTATCAAACAATGGTATAATATCAAGACGCCGGAAGACGTAGCGCGCGCCTATAATTGGTGGCAGCAGACGAACAACAAGTCAATGATGTTCTTCATCGGCGCCACTCCTGATTCGGAAGGAGACGATGATGTTAGCTACAAATAGACGAAGAATATCGGACTTGCATTGTTTTGATATGATTCCAATATGCTATATTAGCATCGTCAAAGAGTAGATTGTACGTTTTTTGTTCTTACTTGAAAGATTATGTAGGTTAAATTTTTTCTGAAATTGTTTTCTTACCGGTTCTCAGTCAGAGATGATAGGGAACCGGTTTCTTTTATGTTGTCAATTATTGCTATCTTGCAAACAAAAATCATGAGACGAAGATTTCAAATAGGGATGGGGGTAAATCCCTCGCTTATAATCAATAAAGGCATATACATCCAACATGTAGATGGAGGATTATATACAAAAGAAAATTGGTCTAATAAAGGATATTCCAATGATCTATGCAATGGAATAGCTCTTGTAGATAAAGTGTGTTTTGTTATAGCCACCGAATATATTGGCACATTTAGTTGGGGTAAGGATGGAAGAGTAGACAATGTATTTGCACAAAATAGTTCTTATATGGAGACCGTTAAAAAGGATTATTGGGGGCGTGAAAATCAGAATGCGTATCTTGAATATGATACCAGTAATGAAAATTACGCTTTTAATAAAGCTAATAGCTATTTATTTAAAAATGGTCAAAATGGATATGTAGGTGGCGCCGGAGAGTTTTTTTTGATATCATTGTATGCGAATGAAATAAACGAATGCCTTTTAATGGTAGGAGGTACGATAATGAGTAATAAAATGTGGACATCCACTCAATCTACACAATTTACCTATTCGTGGTATTATGATATAAACATCCAAGGAGATCATTTGGATACAAGTACAAGGAGTAATCCACGTTATGTCCGCCCCTTTACCGAATTAATTTTATGAAATTATGAGAAGAAGATTTGAAAATAATGCTAAACTATATGAGTATAAGATAGTTAGCAATTGTATAGGGGGGGGGTAATCGTAGAAGGAAAGAAAGTAGGCACCATTCCACAGGGCGGGCAATTTATCTTTCTGTCTAAAAAAGAACGGCTGGATTCCATAAGTGTCCAAGGCGGTGTTCCAATGGAAGATAGGCAAGAGATCGATAGTCGGGTTGATACGACAGAGGAATTGCTTGAACAGGATTCGGTGGTTCTTGCTATTGCTTTAACAACCTCTCCTTATTATGGATTTAGAGTAAGTGTGATAGCACCTGATGAGTTTACGCTAAGAACAACCAATAGGATTAATAGAACCTTTTTAATAACAAGCTTTACTCCACCTGCTACTATATACGGTGTAAACTTTAGTGATCCTATTGTCCTTAATTATGATAGTTACCAATATGAGATGCCAGATCTTGTAATTGATGGACCTCATGATAGAATAGTTAGGGCAGATCCTAATCTTACTTGGGCTATAAGATGTACAGACGCCGACTTTAAACCTTCGCCATATCCAGAATCATGGTCTGGCCAAGGTTTAAATTCTATGTTCTTACCAGAAATGAAGCGTCTCACTCCTGGTGATCATCATGTATCTTATACAGCTTATATTAATTTGGACTTGATAAATGATGGCGGAAGTAAAGTTCATACTGAATATCTGATATTAGAAGAAACACTTAATTTTACGATATGACAACAATCCCCAACCGTACGCCTATTGTATGGTTGGGAATTGTTGCAGTTACCATCTTTTCTTGTATAAGCAGAACATGAAATAAGTTTCTAAGCATTAACTTCATGACCTGTCCTATCTTTGAAAACCAAACCAACACCTTCTATAACGTATCCTACTACAGGAGCTTTGTCAAATTCCTCCTTCGTGGCCCACGTAGCATTATCCGGCATCAGTTCCTTAAAGACTTTTGGAACATCGCCCTGGCACCAAGTATTATTAGACACAACAATACCCTTTCCTTCGATGTTGATATACATCTTTCTCCCTCCACATCCAAGAGCATTCCATCCACTTGGCACGATCGCTGCCGTAGGTTTGATAATCCAGCTTACGCCATCTATTCTAACCCATCCTGGATCGTCTTTGTGTACGTTGTATATATTCTGCCAGCAGGCACACTGAAAGCACCACCCACGTTCTTCCATAATGGTCCTAATGTCCCCTTCTATGAAATCCGAGGCATCCATCGAATGTGTAGAGTTGGGGTTATGCTTGGCACCACACTTAGGACATACAAGTTTTAAATTCTTTTCCATATCATTCTATTTTTACTATTTTAACAGAATCTCCGATATTGTATTCCCCTTGGCGTCTAACGAATTTTATGATTCTATTATGTTTAAATATTGAAATTCTTTCGTCTTCAGCATAATACATCACATATCCATCCTGTAAAGGACATAGATCATATATAGCCCATCCTTCATTAACCTGATCATCATGCGAACATGATGATAACACAAGTGCCATCAATAAAACAAAATACCTCATATTTTTTTTCAACATAAAAATTTATAACCTGGTTTTACTGTCTCCGCTTCTTCTCTCGTATCAAACATTAAGGTAGTGACAGCTCCTATGCCTTCACAAACGTAAGATACTTTTACCCACCACCTAAAAATCCCAGAGCCGTAATCATCATAGTACGGCTCGGAAAGAACTTCTTCTACATACCCATCCAAATAATTCACGATCGCTCCTCCTTATTTTTAGATTCTGCCTCTTCGAGTATGCTGATCACCTTATCAACAATATCCGAATCAGACATTTTTTCAATAAAGACATCCATCGCCGAAGCTACCCTATCCGCTTCCTTTTTCGTAAGAGGGACCTCACCGCCGGTAATAATATCTGACAGCGAAACAGACAACCTTTTTATTTTATCGATACTCATAAACGTAAATGGATTACCACCTTGTCCTCCACCCATTTCTTTCATAATCTTATACCCGTCAGAGATAAGTCTTCCAGAGGTAATGGCCAGGCTGGAGATAACGAGGGCCAGGACCGCCACCTCCGTCCGCTCCTCCGACAGACCCTTCGACGACACGCCAGACTTGATGGCGCCGGCCAGGTCGTCTATGTATGGCATGAGACAGTCTTCCATAACCTGTGTTATGTCAGCAATAACCTCACTACGTTCTTTGTTTATGTAGTAGATAGAAGCATTGTACCTCTTTATCTCTTTGTCCATCTCATTTAAAAAACGCTTAACATTATGTCTGTACATAGGACCGCCTTTAACCACTCCCTTCAGCTTAAGAATGTAATTATAAGCCTGGTCGTTTACGAACAACGTCATGGTCTCAACCGTTGAATGAAGCGTGTTAAGACTGTTAAGAATCTTATCGAAATTGTTTATCAAATAAGCTTTCCTGGCTTTTGCCGCGTAATTAATCATCGCATTTAAATTTTAGATTTTCAAGTTCATTCAATTGTTTCTTAGTAGACTCGATCAGGTACGCTCTCCGTTCCTCTGCATGTTTTAAAGCTTCTTCTTTGCTCTCAAAAGCATCCATTCCTATTTCATAAGGAGTGAACCTATCAGGGATGTTGGCTAACAAAAGACCGCCGTACTCTTCTATTTTAGCTTTTACTTTTCTTATTATACCGTCTCTCAGGCACGCATCCGTAACCCATATAAATCTATCACATTCTTCTAATTCCCTTTCGTACAATTCATACCATTTCGGCTTAGGGAATCTTAATGTGAATCTAATTTCGGTATCTTTCTCTAAGACATTAATATCATACGCCTCCGGCCACAGTTCTTTTATACTGTCTTCGTCTTCAGCATACGCCACCAATACAAATGAATTACTGGATTCTGCGCTACACCAATACGGGTGTTTTATAGGCCATTTGACTGGACGGTAATCATTGTCACAGTCATCCTTTCTAATGTGAAATCTTGCTCTGATCATATTATTCTACTTTTTTGATTTCGCTCAAATCGTCTTCATACACCAAATAAGATCCTCTTCCAGGTCTTCCTTCTTTATTGGGTGCCTGGATCGTAAATATAACTGTTCCAGTACTCATGATTTGAACGCTCTTGAAGAAACCAACAAGAGATTCTTTCGAACGTTTGTAAAGAACGCTCACTTTATCTCCCTTCTTGAATCCATAAACAGAATCGAAATAATCCTTTTTAATTCTTTCAATATTACTTCTGTGTTTGTCCATTGCTTCAAACTCGTCGTCTAACAGACGAATCATTTGTTCTTTTGTCATTCCTTTTCCTCCTTATTCAATGGTATTAATCCTTTTCCGTGCTTATCATACCACAGCATAGCTATACAATTCCACGCACATTGTGCAAGATGAAAACACCCTGTATCTGAGTCTATTCTTTCTCCTTTCATGTATTCCATTAGGTGTCGAAATATTGCAGCACGATACCGTTCAATGCCATTGTCAAGATTCTGCCAAGTATTAGGACCGTACTTTTTGGCTCCGGCATGATAGACTTTTACAATGTCCTCAATCTCTTCCATTGGAAGCAAATCCCATCGTAGTTTATCATCAATGATGTCATTTTTCACCGATTTGTTTTCTATGGGGTCTTTGGTAAGAATAATATCCATAATATCCGTTTCTATGACGAACGTCTCCCCATTGCAACAAACCTCAGCATATTTATCATTTACTTCTATGTCTGATACTGCCTCCGCTATAGCTCCTTTGACGATTTTAAATTCGGCACTGATTATATCATCTTTTAATATGCGAAAAATAGATCCTTTTGGATAAAGGATATTTTTAGTATTATCATCCATCTTTTCCATTGCTTTATCGTTGTTTTACCTCATTTCGATAGTAATATAATCCATCTTCGTCTTATACCCTATCATTTCTGTTTTTCTCAAAATACTGTCTTACGGCTTCAATCGCCTTATCGTCATCAAAAGCCTCTACAAACCCCTCATAGAATCTATTTCGCTCCATATAGAACGTATTGCTTCCATCCGGAATGGTTCTGAACACAACTACCTTCTCTCCATCTACGTTCGTTCCTATGATGTTGTTATGGAGAATAATAGAATACCGCCCAGAGTTTTTGTTCTGGACGACACTATGTTCGAGATTGTAGAGTCTAAGTAGTTCTCTTATTTCTTTTACTCCCATATTATTTTACGTTTTTAGAAGTTACAGCCTCTTCTCCCCATTTCTTTACATATATAGATCTCATCATGTTCATTAAATTAGAGAAAGAAGAGATGGTTCCCATCTCTATGCAGAATGCAAGATTAGACTGTAGGGTTTCAAGTTCTTTCAACTGCTCCTGTGTAGCCCTATTTCTTATCATGCTTTCATGCTCATTAAATACAATCCAATTTAAGCCTGTAGCCATCTTGGAGTAATCGGCATCCGGAAATCTTGATATAGCTCTTGACAAGACATTGTATTTATCACCTGCCTCTATTCGGTTTAAGATAAGCTTATCTGTTAACCACGTAACAACCTCAGCATACAACATAGGGTTTAGTTCCATAGCTACAAGTACCCATATATATGGATTGCACATAGTTCTTCTATTTTCTCCCCTACCCATAGTTTTGTAGGCCCCCATCTTTTTCATCACTTTTATAAGTGATTCTTTTTCAACAGATTGTATAAAACCAGGAAATCCTGATTCTATCTTATATCCCTGTTTTTCAAGAATATAGTAAACCCGTTCCGCACTCTCCTTGTTAGATAGAATATTCTCTATCCTCTTTTCATTCCACCCCATCTCAACCCTCTTCTTCGTATAGGCTTCCTGAAGGTCTGTTAAGGACATAAACGAAGTTTTAGTGTCCTGCTTAATTATTACGCCAAATAATTCTCGGTCTTTTGATACCATTGTAACATTTGTTTTCATAAAATATAACACATAAAAAATAATACGATACAAAAATATGTATCGTATTATACTTATACAAATATACTGTGTTAAATTTTATTATTGTATTTTTTATACTATGCGCCTATCGCTGCCTCTAAATTCCCTATAATACCAGTTTCTATGTCATCGATTTTATCATCAATGGTTGAAACCGCATTCTCTAAATCCCCTACAATACTTTCCATATCATCAACAACCGCCTCCATATTAGCTACAGCCTCATCTGATTGATAATATCTTTCTGTATCTTGTAATGACTCCGGCATATTGTCTCTTGCTTCTGTCTCCTCGTCTAAAATCATATCAACATCATCCTTGGCTGAATCCAAATTATGCCTGACCTCTAACAGCTTTGATTTGATAAACTCAAGATCTGTTTTATGCTTTTCCAAATTGGAAATAATATCCTCTATTTTCTTACGTCTTTTGCTGTTCATGCTTTTATCCTATTATAATATTCGATAATCTTTTCTTTCCTATCTCCCGGTTTTACCGCCATATTCTCAGCCAAGAACCTAAAATACGACACCGGTATGTCCTTGAATCTAATTCCTTCATATTTTCCAAACCACATTATTATACTGTCAAGATCGTCTTCTCTCCTACCATCTCCATTCACAGATTTAATCGAGGCTGCCCGACGAAGGATCTCGTCTTTGGTAATAATATCACCCATCCTTATATTAGACAGAAGTTGATCGCCGGCAAACATACACCAGCCCTTAGAAGGGAATTGTTCGATTGTCAAGTCTTCTATCCGGCCGAAACGCCTCATGTTGTCGCAGCAATCAACTATCAGCGCCTCTTTCTTGTCAGGATGGATGCGGACGGCGCGGCCTAATATTTGGTAATAAGTTGAATATGAGAAAGTTGGGCGACCAAACATCACACAATCAAGTTCAGGAAAATCAAATCCGGTAGCAAGCGTTGAATAATTAAACACGACCTTTAACTTACCTTCTTTGAAATCGGATATGATTTGCTCTCTTTTCTTTTTGGTTGTTAGCGATGTTACGACACCGGTTATGGCTCCCATCCTGGCATTCATGAACTCTGATATTCTATTACATGATTCAATAGAATCCATACATACCAAAATAGCCTTCCTCTCGTTCATAAGCTGAAGAAGGTGTTTGTATATGGAGTTGTTTAAGCCATTTCGTACAATACTTTCTTTAATAGATTCGTTGGTGTATTCGGCTCCGGTACTGTTTAACATCAGAGCCGATTCATCAAACGACCATCGTTCGTACTTAAGTGGACACCAAAACCCTTGAGAGGTTAGTTCTTGTATTTGTGTTACGTGAACTATCTTCTTAAAGAAATTATGCTCGTCTTTCGTCAGCATATTAAGTTTGCTGTAGTTCCCTTCCAGCATAGAACTGTAGGTCCGGAGGCGGCAGGGCGTGGCAGTGAAGCCCAGTACCTTCGCCTCTGGGAACTCGTTCATAAACTCCATAAATTCAGAACCTTCTTCTGGGGAATATCCTGAATGACATTCGTCTATCAATAAGGTATCTATCCCTATATCCTTCAACCTCGCTACATCTTTCTTTATGCTCTTTAATGTTGCATAAGTCATAGCCGACAGCTCCTTTATACCACATGAAGCAGAATATATAGTAGGTTTAGAACCGAATGATACGGCCTTTGCATAATTCTGCTCCAGAATCTCTTTTGAGGGCTGTAATACTAATGTCGGTCTATTTATTTCATGTGCTATCTTGGATATCAGGAGGCTCTTTCCACATCCGCATGGAGCTACTATTATGCCGGGCTTTCTTGACCTCCCTGTAAGAAACTTAAGCCCGGCATCTACCGCCTCTTTTTGGTAAGGTCTAAGTTCAAAGCCCACTGCAATCAATATTATAATTTTGTGCGTAAAATCTTATTTCTTTTACCATTATTTTTCTTGCTATTTCTATATCGTCTTCATCCAAGCATATATTACATTCTACATAATCGGGATACGATATAGTATTTGCATCTCCTATCGTGTATGCGCAACAATAATCAAACTCCGGCTCTTTAGCTACAGGAATAAAATCTTTATCATCCGCCTCGGATAAAACGCAATACTCAGCTTCTGTTTCACACAATACAGTCAATTTTTCAACTTTTATAGTTAGATTATTATCTTCGTAATGACCACTATAAAGCCATAACTCCTTCCCCTTGTTTTTGTAGAAGTCATCCAGTCTTTCCTTGATACTTTTCGCTTTTTTGATTTCAATCTTTTCCATGACATTTTTTTTTAATTAGTTATTAAAATATATCTTTTAACAATATCTTCAAGCTCCATAGAAAATAATAAAGTTGGGCTTTTTTCCGTACTCGTACAGAGCGTACCCTTCCTTTATGTCTAATATCTTAATCACATGCTTGCCTCTTTCAAATGGATCCATGAAGTAACCTTTGTATTCGTATCTTTGACCGACTTTTATCTTGTCGGTTTTCTTCTTCATCTTATACCGATCTATCGACCTGCTTATTTTTATAAGAGCCGTTACAAACAGGTATGATAATAAAAAGACCGCTGCTCCTGCTATCAATACTTCTTTCATTGTATTTCTTTTAAGTAGTTAAACCATATATCCTCCAGTCTTTCCTGAAGCTCAAACGCTTTCTTGAAATTCCCGCATCTTACAGCAACGTCTCTCATGTATTCTACGTTTATAACTTCCGGATCTTGCCGGTATTTTGTTCTTAACTTTTGAACGTCCTCGTATTTCATCGTTTTATCTTTTTAGACGGATCCCAATCCGAAGAGAAAGGGCATTCGTTTTTGTTATGTAATCCAAAGTCGCAATAATAACACAGTGCTGACGGGCAGGGTAGCTTGTTTTGCGAAACAGGCTGGCTTAGGGTGGCACGCCGCTTGCTATACCTGGCTCCTTCTGCTCCCTGGATGTACGCTTGAAATGATTTTACACTATTATCTTCAAAATCATACATTTTAGACAAAGTGTCATTTAGCATCTCTATAGATTTTGTTTTACGTTCCTCATCCACCTTAACCTTTTGGTACTGCCTGGTCCTGGTAAAGAAATAGATGTTCATATCTGGTAGAACTCCACCATATTTTCTATAGATGTAAAATGAATATATAGGATGCTGTAAATTCGTTTCCAACTTCTTAGAATCAAAAACCTTATTACCTGATTTCCAATCTATGACATAATGGTGAACTACGTTCTTGCTTTTTATAGCCAGATGAAGGTCTACCGATCCTACTATGTACACATGAGTATGAATTACTCCATTTATGTTAACAGGCTTAGGAAGACGGTACGGCAGCACAAAATCTTCTTCGACTCCAACTATAGCGCCGTGTCTGATAAGTTTCTCGCAGGGATTAAGATCACTATCAGCTATCATAAACCTATTGCCGTCTTTTTTGAACAGATCCACAATCCAAGCAAGAAGCTCTCCAGATTGCTTCATGGCTATCATCATATTTTCCGGTGATTGCCAAGGTATGTCTTCTTGGTAAGCATAGTAACTTATAGCTTCCCCCAGGTCTTTGCCAGAAGGCTGTCTTCCGTTCTTGAAGAAGTATTCCAGTGTCTTATGAATAACCGTACCATAAGACGTAGCTTCTTGTTTTTCCGTAGATCTTTTACCTTCCACATAAGTCTTATACCATTTCATTGGACAAGTAAGAAACGTATCTATCTGGGAATAAGAAATGGCAAGACGTTTCACGCCATTAAACTCCTTATATAGCAAATGTGTTTCCGGGACCATCATAAGCTATCGTCTTTAAATCCTTCCGGGTAATATACGACATACTTCTTACCGTCCTCCGGCGTCATGGCAAACTGCATGTAGTTATTACGATTACGATGTTTGCCATCCAATCCTCGCTTCCAATACAGTATCCCGTCTATATCCACATAAGATCGGCCCCGGTCCCGCCGAACGACGTCCGTGTGTAGCAGGTAGCCGTCGGACGAGACGATCCACACTTTATCCCCTTTGCTTAAATAAGATATTCTTTTTCTTACAACAACCTTTTTCTTATTATCCAATGCAAATTCTTCGTCAGTCATATTCTTCATCCTCCTCTTCTTCTGTTTCAAAATCAATTCCATAACACTGATCATAATGTTTGGTCAGTTCCTCTGGTTCTAAATCTTGTCCAAAATCCATATTAAAAATTAGATACTTAATTCTCCTTCTTCGTATTTTATATTCACCTTGTCACCGTTTTTGTAATTTTTTCCAGACAAGCACCTCACTCTCATCTGTTCCTGTCTTCCATTTTTCGAAATATTTACCATATAATGATTCTTACCTGATCTAAATACTATCTCCGCCTCTCTGCCATTTAAATCTTCCGGACATTCGTACACCATTTCTTGTTTTAACTTAAGAAGTAACTTATATACGTAAAACAAAACGATAAAGAAAAATGACCCTATTACGATCCCTACTAAATGGGAACCCGAAAAGTACGTAGTCCAGCTATATCCAAGAATAAAATGTGTTATGCCTTTGAATGATATGATGTCCGACAAAGACATGCTTAAATCAGAAGCGCTATCAATGTCAATATCCGTATCCAGATCAGATCCTAATATCGACAACAAAAACTGTATAACAAAAGCAAATGACGCTATTAAAGCCATGCATAAAATTATATCACTTCCCATATCCTTCTGTTATTGTTTTGTAAACAAGATCAGTCATATCTTTGATGGTCTCCATATCATAATCAATAATAACAATATTGAATTTTTGTTCCACCATCATTTCAAGTTCAATTTGATCAAGAGAATCTAATCCAAGTTCTTTAAACGTCACATCTTCTTCATGAACTATATCCATTTCTGAATTAAGAAACTGAGTAATAATTATATCCTCTATAATCTTTCTGATTTCTACTTTTTCCATTGCTTTCTAATTTTGTTAAATAAATACGTTTTTATGTTTTTCAATCTCTCTTTGTCTGTTTCAGAACTTCCGGTAAACAAATAATCCGGATTGCCTTTAGCCGGCGGCGTAGGCAATTTAGATACGGCAAACAACCAATCCATTTCCTTATTCTTCTTAGACTCCAAATAAGGCTCGGTAGCGATCTTAAATTTTTCAGCTATTAAGTCAAAGAGCTTTGAATTTTTAAGGTTCATATGAACTGAAAAAGCTTGAGAAGGCGGTTTCCATATGAAATTACATAAGCTCATTGTATAATCTCCTGACTCTGCTATATAAGATTCCGTTACCTGAAGTATGACCTCTTTCTTGAATGAGGTGTTACCCATAAACCAACACAATCTGGATTCTGCTTCTTTTCTGCTGACACCTATGTCTTTTGAATATGATTCGTACATTCCTATCATAATCTTCAACGTTTCCAGAACCTCGTCTGTCATTTCCGGTGTCTCTATATAATTCACAAAAGACGTTCCCTTGTTGGTCAATCTCATCACGCCTGATTTTAATTTCTCAACCAGGCCAAGCTCTATATACCTCCCAGTATCTTCTTCCGGCATGGCTTCGATCATAACCGAATCCTTCTGTCTTATGGCAAGAAGATTGGCAAGATCATTAGGAGTCATGTCTGATGCTGCAAGTTGTCTGAAATTGATGTACATTCTTAATCAGCTTTAATAAAAATAACATTCTTGTTATCTTGTCTATCAACATGTCCACATGGACCAATAATTATGTCTGTACATGAACAAGAATCGTAATCTTCGAATATATACCTATCGCATGTATCACCTTCCACACATTTTAATCTTACAAGTCCGGCAGTAAATACTTCTCCTACTTTAAATTCCTTCTTTTCCATATTCCCTCCTTGTTTTTAACTGTTGTACCCTTCTTTAATAATCGAATTTCTACCGGTAGATACCGACTGTCGAAGATCGTCATGTACAGAATCTACCGTAGAATACTTGTTTCTGGTTGTAAAAATCACTTCCAGCATCTCCTTGTAATCACCTAAAGCTACTTCGTATCTCGGATCTACTTTGGCTTTTCTTTCGGCCTCGGCATTACTTTTAGCCAGTTCTCGGTCGAGGAGGTCTTCTTTGATTCGGTCAGCAATCATATCAAGTTCTTTTTTAATAACTTCTCCTGCTGCCCGAAGTTGACCTTCTACGTCACCAAGCTGGTCTTGGACGGTTCCTATTTCTTTCTTTAAACGATCGTATTCGTTAATCATACCCATATCACCTGCATATCCGGAAAAGTCCTTGATTATTCTGGTTCCTTCTTTAAGGAGCTCAATGACTCGTCTTTTACGTTCTCTGCTTATTAAAGACGGAAGACGATAATTCATATCCGCCACCGCCTTATCATGTATGGAGTTGATTAAAAACATCTCTCTTTCATCTCCTGCAAACTCAGTAAGAACCAAAAGGAACTTACTTATCAGGTATTCGTTTTCTTCTACTGTCAGTCTCATGGTTCTTATTTTTTTTAATACAATGACTGTTCTTCTTTTGTCTCTTGTTCTTGTTCCTGATTGTCCGTAACGTCTTCCACAGTATAGAGCTTGGGCGGCGTCGGCGGCTGGTTGGGGTTCACGAACTTCGTCCCGCCCTCCCCGTACATCCATCCATGCCCCGGCAGAATCTCTGGGTGGATTGTATTAGTAAGCTCTTCCATACTAACTTGCCTTACCTTCAGTATATGATGAAACACCAGTCCGGCTGTCCTGAATGATGTTTTGTTTTCAGTTTTAAACCTATCAAGAGTCTGATACCAATCTTTCCCAAATATCATATACTTATCCAGCCCGTACCTACGAGGATTGTGCAAACCTATCATTAACGTACATAACTGACCCAGCGTATCAGATTGGTAAAAATCAGAAAGACGCGGAGGCTGCTCTTGTGGGCTTTTTATCCTTCCTTCTATCTCTCTGTTGAATTGTGATATGATGAGGAAAAATATGTTTTTATATACTAATTTAGCTTCGTTCATAACCGCCACCAAATCATCTATAGCCGACTTAGGATCTAACCCCATTCTTTTTATCAAAGCAATATGATCGACTTTAAATATTATAAGACGTTTGTCTTTGTGTTTGGTAGCTATATGATACACAGCCGCCTCAAACTCTTTTACCGTACACGGAGCATCGATGTATATTATATTATTCCTGATTTCACCTTGAAGGATTTCAAACATCCTCATCTCTTCCACTGTATTAGAATCTTGCCTTCTTAATATTTCAGGAGCCCGCTTTTTCATATCCTGGCTCATTCTACGAAGAAGAAGATCTTGAGGATTCATTTCGAACTCGCAATTAACAAGAAAATAATCTTCTGCTTGCGGGTTGATCATCGGATTCATCACATTTTCCAATATCTTTTGGGCCACATACGATTTACCTACAGATGGCCTGGCTCCTATGGCAATAGCGTGCTGAGGGAAAATACCTCCAAGCAAAGCCTCATCAATATAATCGTATCCGGTTTTAGCGGGGATAAGCTCTCCCCGCCTGTATTTCAAGATATTCTCATACGCCTCTTCCATGACCTGTTTAGAGGTCTTGAATATCCTTCTTATATCTATCCTATTTGCTATCTCCTCGTGCATTTTTGTCACCTTTTGTATCCGATTTGGATCCCCTATTAGCTTTTACTGATTTATACCTAAGACCGTTCTTGGTATGAGAACAATCCTTGCCTTTTCTCCAGCCCTTACCCTTCTTCTTGTCCGTTTCGTAGTTTTTACGACCAAGCTCCCGGCGTTTGGCTTTCTGTTCCGGTCTGGCATTTATCTCCTTGTCTTTTTTAGCCTTTTTCTTCCTGGCTTCGGGATGAGTCCTGTAGTACTCTGTTGATCTGCCCATCTTCTTACATTTTTTTGATTGATAATAGCACAAAGATAGGCAATTCTCGCCCTATTTCAACCTGCCGTAACTCATATCAGGATCACACCAGACATACCCGTCTTTCTCATCATGAAGATACTCAGGACATCCTCTACATGCGCTACTTCCTGACACTATTTGATTGTTTTTATTAGGGCACTTATCTCCAGGTTTATGCCATTCTATTCTCGAACCTGATCGTTCTTTGTTTACATGACAGAACTGAAAGATTTTTCCCATCGTCTTCTCGCCGAACATACCTATATGTGTGTATTCTTCCGGTATAGAGAGAAATTCAGATAAATCTTTATACATCCTTTTCCGTTCCTCCGGCGTAGACCATAGTCTGTCAAGTTCGGCATGGACTCTTATCTTAAGAGATCTCAGTGATGGCCCCGCAAGCCGGCCTTTAGCTTTTCCCTTATTCGGCCCTGATTCATGAACACCGACATAAGCGTTGCATGGTTTACACATCATAACCATCCCTAAGCCTTTTCTGCTATATATTTTATCGGCATTTACCAGCTCAGTCTCTCTTCCGCAATAAGGACAAATTTCGCCTCTTAAAACCCGTTGTTGGCGCTCATTAAGTTCCATACCCTATTCTTTTGTTTTTCTTTAAACTTTTCATACAAACTGTTTTCAGTTTCCATTTCCGAGATCTCTACCTCTACGTCCTCTCTTTTGAAAATTACTTTCTTGGCTGTCGGATACGCGCATTTAGAGATACGAATAGCATTACGAATAGCGTAAACAAAATACGTTTCTGGTGACGATTCGATCACCACTACCTCATTTAAAGTATTTTTATAATTTTCCATGTTGTTATCTACTTGCTTCAATTATATAACCCGGATGATCTTCACACGCCTCTTTGTATTTGATAAGAAACTTAAGAAATGAATCATAAGACCCCCATCCATTTTCTGGCTCGTATTTCAAAAGACTTTTTCTCTTAGAGATCATAATACATATACCTTTTGTAAGTACATTCTTCATCTCATTGGTATATATTTCTTTATACAATTCTTCTGGTCTCCAAACATAATCGTACAGCGTTTCTTTATTTTCCGATACGAATATTCTTTGTGCCATCTTGTTCATGTTGTGGGTGATGTTTGCAACCCATTCACGATCCTCTTCCTTCTTCTTACTCTTAATATAAACATCCAGGCTCATGATATTTTTCCTTTACCTTGTTACTAATTATTAAATCTGCCACATCATCTCCATCTCCTACATTTTCAACATTTTGAAGATAGTCCGATACTTTTATCCTTGACTTCATCATCATTCCATCTATCTTTTTACTCCATGTATCAAATGCTTGTCCTTTGTCCGGAAAAGCTACAGTCTTTCTATCTTTTAAAACATCTATCACTTCCGGCCTTAGATTCTGCAACCCTCCGGTGGCCACAAATAATTCATCTGGTTTATTCACAGCGCATATAATAGCCGTCTTTTCTGATTCCACCAGATTAACCACCTTATCCGGATACTGGCTTAGAAGATGCTCTCCGAACAGGCATTGTCTAAACAAGAAGTCCCTTGCATGCAACGAGTGATAAAACATGACATGAGGCCGCTCATTGTCACCGTCTTTTTCCTTCACTCTTTTTACATCAATCTCATTCCCCTGGCTGTCGGTCTTTATATAAAAATCCATAATCTTGCCGGTTCTGCATACAAAGTCCTTATCTATCTGCCAGAATATACAACACCCTTTCCATCCCCATAAGTCCATTGTTCCAACATGATACCTTCTAAATACGTCAGATACCCTTTCTTTTCCCCATAGAGACGATAAAAATCTAAATACGGTGTTTCTATCGTCTGGAACTACAGTCCTCTCAAACTCGCTAAAAGGTATGTAATTTACAACGTCAGGATTTACAGGAGGACGATAAGCTCTTATGCACTTATTTCCCGAAATCCAAAGATCTTTGTCACCTACATCCTTGCCGGTAGGTCGTTTATCATAACCGCAAGTTCGTTCATGATCGCATCTTCCAAACTCATTGCCAACGACCTGACCGGTCGCCACATCAATATAAGGGGTAAGGCACCGGCTTTTCCCGCAAGCCGGGCAGGTTAGCTTCAGTCGGCTCCTGCCAGGCCTGCGGTCAAGTTGAAACCGAGGTACGTTTTCGTATTTTCTAAAATCAAGCATCCTTAGCTCCTCTCATTGCTTTTTATATCATGAACCTTTTAGATATTTCCTCTGCAATATCATATACAACCGTATGATCCTCTTCATTGTATGGTTTATTGATATTCAACACTCCTTTTCTCACTTTGAATTTCTTATCTTTTCTAAGGTGATTCAACATACCTTGTTGGAACACACAGTCCGCCTTTTCAAGTGCTACACTGTCTTCTGTCCATTCTTTCAGCGTATATCCTTTACTGCTCGTGCTTTTTGGAGAAAAGTTCATAATACGTGCATCAATGCCATACCATGCTTTAACCATTCTTCTTTCAGCTTCCAATTGGAATGCATATGATTCCCATATTCCTCCCGATTTAAAGTCAAGAATGACCACTTCTTCTTTTTCCACTTCTCTTACTTCCTTCTTCGGATCACCTTTTTTGAACTGTCCGGTAGCCCTTTGATACACGGCTCCAAAATAACCTTCTTCTTTGTATTTGAATGTCATTTTAACCATCGCATCAATAGGTGTTGCTACAAGGTAATCCTCTAAAGAAAGGATTCTTTCTATCATCATCGGTTTCACCTTGTAATCAGAACAGAATTTGGCAAACTTCATGACCCTGACAATCATATCGTCAAGATCATCTATGCTATTAAAGAACCGATCAAGATTTTTCTTAGATATCTTCAGCTTGCCTTCTTGCACTGTCTTAACCACAAAGCTTCGATTTAAGACCATATCTCTACCTGTTAGGTACAATCCGTATAAGTAGTGCATGATCGTTCCCTTATCGGCTTCATACTGCGCTACCTCTTCTGGATTGCGACCAAGCATCTTTATCTCTTGCTTCCATTCCTGAAGTGCTGTCTTATCATCTACATACCCATCTTTGATTAAAGTTGTTACCGAAGCATATATCTTAGCCGCCCCATCATCCATCTTTCTTACATAAAAACGATTATCGTCTAATGTCAATCTTACGAATTTGGGGGTCTCAATCTTCTTTAACTCATCACAGATATAAAACGGCTCTAATGTTTCCTGATTTTCTGTAAACGGATTCGAATCTTCTTCTCCAGGGTTAGGAGCGGCTTCCTCCGCCTGAGCTTCCGGTTCCTCCTTCTGGACCGGCTCTGGCTCAGGCGCCGGCTCTTTAACTACTGGAACCTGTCCGCCTCTTTCTGCTATGTCTCTGTTCTTTATTAAAGACATAACCTCCTTCTTCAACTGCTCTGGTGTTTGGTTAGGATCTGACACCGACATCACAACATCGTTCATTCTAAACAACGTATTTCCCTCTCCTTTCACCATAGGTACAAACCCTAAATCTATTAATATTTTAATCTTTTCTTCTATCATACCTATCAATTATTTCAATAATCAACCTACCTCTTTCCTTGATCATTCCTCTGCTTTCCATATCCAGTACCTTCTTTACCGCATACTTCCACACAAAAGGAAATTCTGTTTCAAGTTTATCAAATTCCATCCGGTCAAGATACATGTCGAATACCGTATGCTCCGATTCATGAAGGAAAACTATATTATCCCTGCAAGTAGCAACTGACTTATATATCCTTTTCGGAAGTATGTGACAGACGTTACATACTGTAGGAAAATGAATAGCCTTACCGGTCATAGACATCCGACTATTATTTAACTCTTCCAGCATAAGACGAAAAAACCCGGATAAATCCGGGTTCTCTAACTTTTTCTTCTTGCTGCTGTTTTTAATGGATGTAATTCTGTCTTTTTTCTTCGGAGTCAACTCTTTACTCCTGCAAGCCTGGCATAAGCCATGACTTCTTATCATCACTTTTCGTCCGCATCTTTCGCAGACGTACAATTTCTTTTCCACTCTCTATATTTCAATACAAGTGATATAATTGAAAAGGATACTGCCGTTAAAGATAACGTATATGGTAAGTTCATTAACCATCTCGGTACTTCTTCGGTCTTAATCACTATCAACAAAGTAGCACCTGCTACTACCAATAATACAATTGCCGTCGCAAGTGCTACACGGGAAACAACATCACTCATCAGTTTTCTTTTCTCCCAATTTTTCTACACCTTTTTGCAGATCGTATTTAAACACTTCAATGATCTTTGTTTCAGCAATAGACTCGCAATTCCAGTCGCCCAACGTACCTTGCATCCCCTTAGTTAACACAGCCTCAGCATCTTTTGGATTGCCGGCCTGGACATACATATAGCATGGCGTTTTCTTTTCTTTACCTTTCTTTTCATTCAGTGTAATGTAATTCACCTTACACTTATACCAGTACTCAGCTTCTCCGTTGAAGAAGATTTCCGACACTTTAATAGGATTAATTTTTACAACCTCGAAAGAATTGTACAAATCCTTGAAGATCTCCAACGATCTTGATTCTGCCTCTGTGTAAGACAAGGCATCCACCAAATACTTTTCAGTTACTTTCTTTTTTTTGCCGTTCTCGATATTATCAATCTCGGCTTTTACCGTAATTTCAAACCAGCGATTCATTGTATTAATATTTAATTAGTTGATTTCTTTCCTTTCTCTATACTGTTTTTAAATCTTTCAGAACACCACTGCAAAACGTCCATCATCATCATCTCATTATTAGATAAGATACCTTTTATAACTAACGCCAATTGATGCTGTAACATTCGTTGGCTCATATCAAATCTTCTTTCCTCTTCATTTACTATCGTAGCCACGAAATACTTACACCCCTCTAAGTGCGTCAGGGCTTCAATCATAGCTTCTTTTATCTCTTTTTCTTCCATTATGTTTGTTTTTTTTGGACAAAGATATGTCTTTCGATAATAAAAAAGATTCAAAATGATTTAATTTAGCTTAATTGCTGCTATTTTAATTCGTCAGGTATAGGAACTGGTATAAACATGTCGAACTTTTTTCTGATAAACACCTCTGTTTCTTCATTGAATGGATAGGCCTCCTTGATAAAATTCATAGCCACCTCCATGTCGCCATCTGCTATATCCTTATACCTCTCAAAGATGCCAACCATGTCATTGTTATATGAACGCTCTTGTTTTATATTGTACACGTATTTCAATACCCTATCTTTGATTTCATTGGCTTTTTTCACGGTGTCATTGAAGGTATTTATACCTGTCAATTCAGGGTTTTTATTTTTCTCATCTATCTTATCAAACTCTTCCTCGCTATATCCTGTTTCTCCTTTAACAGCCGGGCAAACACTCTCCTTCATGATCCAAAACTGTTCATACGATCCTGCCAGATATCTCGATTCTGTTTTAAATGCATTATACTTGACAAGCAAATTAGCCACCTCAGTTGCACCTTCTATGGTTCTAAAACCGATGCCGATATCTTTTAATACAAATAATGGAACTCCTGTTTTGGGGTACGAGATTTCTTTTTTGTTATTTATATTCCAGTTTTTAGCTTCAATTGGAATACCTTTATTAGCAAGCTCTTTGTCTATATACAGACTTATGTCTTCGTCTGTCAATTCCACAATCTCATCTCTGCTTAAATCAAAAATTGTTTTCATTTTTCTTTATTTATTAGATTAAACAACTTACTTCTTTGTTCAGGCTCCGTATATTCCACCCATATATCGGCTGCCACATTTCTAAGAAATTCCATAAAGTCTTGATGATCCCTGTATTCAGCAGAATCAACTTTTCTCACAAAACTTAGAATTTCCTTTAACATCTTATTGTTTTCTTCAAGAAGCTCTCTGTCGGTCATAACCTTTCAAATTTTCTTCTTATGGTGTTGATTCTTTACCGCTCCGGCTACCTCCGACAACTCCACGTCCCTTTCCATTGTTACCCGAAAATCTTCTTCTGTTAAAGAAAAAGACATAGTTAATGTAGGAGTATCCTTAAAATACCAATCACATAATTCTTTTAACTCTTTACGTTCATCCTCGTTTTTACATTTATGAATGGTAAGGTAATTCATTCTTTCCTCTTTTTCTTTGTCTGTTAAATCTTTTTTCATAATTATAACTTTTAAAATTGAGTATATAATTACCTAAGGTAATAGATCATCCAAATAAGCCCATGATTCCATTTCATCTAATCTGCATAAAATACATCCTGGACGGCTGGATATAAAAGTTCTGTTCTCTTCCAATATACCCATAATTGGATTCTTTGATCCTATTGTTGATTTCTTAGGGAGAAACACAATAAAACGGTGGCAATTTGGAATTTCTGTTATAGAATGCCACACAGAGTTGATGCGCCACTCCGCACCAGCTTTAAAAAGAGGAACAGCAAATTCATGAAGTTCTTGCGTAACTTTCTCACGTTCAATTCTTGACGCCACTTCTATATCTTGTTTCATATCTTTTTAATTTTTAATTAATTCAACTCCTATAATATCTTCGTAATCAATATAGTGCATCATTGAAACACCGTTGTCATCATCGGCCATTATTTCAACACAAGCAGAACAGCCATTGAATGCACCTTCGATTGTTATACCTGTTAATTGCCTAAAGAATCCGAGAAATTTCTTTGGTTTGATAACCCTAATGCGGACAAGATCATTCCAAGTTATTCCTTTCTCTTCGCAAATAGATTTAAACTTCTCGGCTGTCATAGTTCACTTATTTTTTACGATTACGTTTATTCATTTTCTTCTTCTTACGATCTTTCTTGATCTGTTTTTCGCTTCTTCCGGATTTGTAAGAAGAACCTTTATATGCCGGTGGTTTATTTTCCCACATCGGAAGGCTGACTTCTATTTCATCCATAACAGGCTCTTTAGTCGTTGGCTTATTGTAGTAGATATACTCGTTATCCATGACTTAGTTCTTTTTGGTTGTTATTTAATCTTCTAAATTATCCTTACCTTCTAATTTAGATAATGCTTGTTCAAATTCCTTTATTTCCTTTAAGGCATATTCCTTACGATAGGTGATAATATCAAGTTGTGTATAATCCGTAAAAAATCTGTCTATCATGTTCTTATAATGAAACCGTACAGGTTCTTCACAATGATTTAGTAAAATCACAAAATTGGAATTTCTCGGATGAAAACACAAGAATCTGTAATAATTCACTTTCCCTGCTATACATTCAATTAACTTTTCATCCATCTTCAATTTATCGATGTCTTCTATGGTTAATATTGGTTTCATATCTTTAGTTTGTTTTAATATCAATTCGAATAAATATAATGCATTCCTGCTTCATATACCCTATGTACATCAGGGTCATTCTTGTCTTCCGGTTCCAATTCACTTTCTTCACGAGTATAATCCCATTCAGAGTTGTAGTACATATCCTCGTCTGTTTTCTCCAAGGAACAATCTTTCATTAGATTCATATTTTCTCCCCAGACTGCAACTTCTTTCTGTTGCTCTTCTTCCGCCATAAGGGATATTTTGTCTTTCAATTCTTTCCAGGTCATGATTTTTAAAAGATGATTAATAGTTTATTCTACATCAAAAAGCTGATCTAACACCAACAATTCCGCATTCATATCTTCATCTTTCGGGAAACGAACTTTTATATTTCCAAACTTAGATGTCTTAAACAAGATGTAGGGGTTCATATCTTCGGCAGTCACCGGCTTATATTCCTTAACTTCCGACATCTTGAGATACCAGTCACCTATTTTTACAAACCCAGAAAAGATAGAACACAGATGCGCTTTTACGGACCGTATCTCCTTTTTATCTTTGAAAGGTATAATTTCGTCCTTTCCCCTTATCCTGATTGACAGAAAAGGACGAATGTTATCTGTTTCATTTTGAAATTTGAAGCCTGTTATAGCTTGTTTGGGGATTCTTCTTCCCATTAATATGAAATAAGCCATTGCAATAAGTTGTTTTACTTTGTATTCTATAATCCTACCAACAAGTTCCCCGATGATAGAAAATATTCTAATTCATAGAGGAAAGAAAAGAAGTAGCTCTTTCAAATTTTCTTCTTAGTTCATTAGACCATTGATGATCATAATCTGCCAATAATGATCCCATTTCCATTATTAAGGAATAAACTTCTTCTTTTCTTGCTAAAAAAGATTGTTTGTCTTTTTCTTTTAATGTTTTCATGACTGTAACTTAAAAATGAATAATTAATTGATTTATAAAAAATGTGTTAAAATGACATATAAATGCCTTGATCAATTGGACACAAATGTACAAGTTTTATTAAGATACCCTTCTGTCATCTCTATGAAATTCACACAATCTAATTTGCTTAACTTGTAAATCAATGCCGGATTGTGTACTATGGCTATAATTTGTGTTTGTGGTTTATGGAATGACAATACATTATAAATTTGCATTATGTTGTCAATGTCAAGATTCCTGTCTGGCTCATCCATGAGAACCGTGTATTCAAAACTGCTTTCTGTTAATGTTATGCGGTTTCTTTTATAATACTTCAACAGGTTATCAATTCTTTTAATCCAAAACGCATTTGATTTTTTCTTGTATTCTACAAGATCTTGTATTGGAAATGTATAATCCTTTTGACCGAACATTAAATTGAAAAGTGATTCCAATGATAACACCACTTTTTCTCCATAAGATTTTTGAATGCTATTCACATACAAATCGAAATTGCTGATGTTTTTTGATACACTATCTCGATTCATCTCCGCCGATGGCAATAAACGGAATACTTTCCCTGCATAATCGGATGATATGTCAATCCCATCAAGAACCTTGTCATCATCATCATCAAATATAGGTGGAAAATCCAGTGCCTCGATCGGTATTTCAGAACACATGGATTTCTCACATAACGCATACATTGATATGATGTTAAGCAAGGTTGATTTTCCACTACCGTTTTTACCTATAATTACGTTCACTCCTGGCTTGAAAATAAATTCTCTGCCATTTTCAAATGCTTCTATGTCAGAAGCATATTCAAAAGGAGTTTTTGTGTTGTCTTTTATTTTTACCGATGTTATCATTGTAATCCTTTTTAAAAATCAATTACCGCCCGAACCCTGCTACTGTTGTACTTGTCACTGTAGTACGCGCTACCAATGGAGAAGTCCACGTACCACGCGACGCTCGGGCTGCTCTCGGTACTGGATCTATACCACGTCGAGGAGAGGGGAGATGCCGAAACATAAGCGAATGCTTTGTTTAATTCGTCCATATAATGGGCCATTAAATTTAATTGACCAAGAGATGGTATATACTCTGCCACTTCCAACACATCCTGCACTATTTCCGGATAGTCAGTCGTATCTAACGAAGCATCTTGAACGTATGCTTCCGCTAATTTCTTGGCTTCTTCAAACGATTCGGCTTGTATATATAAGTCAAGCGTCAATGAAAACGGGTATAACATAGCTAATCGGTTATTCTGTAATAATAATCAAGTTCTTCTCCCTTAAAATTGTTCATGGCATACTCGTCGGCTTCTCGCCATAACCGGTCATACAATGCAGCCAGTTTGCGATTGCTTTCATAATGTTGCCAGATTTTATGATTCAATACTAGCGTTAATTCCGTGAAAAACTTATAATTACCTTTCCATTCACTGAATGCACGTTTGTAGGTATCTTTGACACCTGCTATACCATACTTGTCGGCTATGCTGAAATCTTCCCAAAAGGTAGTTATCAGGTCATAGCCGTTCTCCTGCATAAATTCTCGAAATGTCATAAGCTATTATTTTAATCTTCTTTTTACATTATGCTTACTTTTCCCAGCACCAAAAATTCACAGCATATTTTCCAGTAGTTATAAATATCTTACCTCCTCCTATCTCCGCAAGTATGTTCTTTCCAAATATCCTTGTAAGAAGCGGTATGTGCTTTGCATCTATAGGTAAATCCTGGATTTCTTTTATAGGTCTATATGGCACAAACGCTTTGTTCTCATATACCATCTCAATATACAATCCATCCGGTGATTCAAACACGTCTTTCCCTTTCTGTCTCATCCCAGATCGTATTATCTGTTCTTTCCAAGATTGAATATATGATTTTCTAAGGGTCTCATTTATCTTATTAATAACCTCTTCCTTAAATTCGTAATACTTATATATACGACCTTTGTAGTTAGCTATCATTTCTTCAATCTTGCTTTTGGATGCCCATAGCCCGCAATACACATAGCAATCCGATAATCTATCTACTGAAGAAACACCAATCAACATCATTTTAGAAAATGGATTTCCCTCTTTTTCCAATTCTTCTCTTGCTCTGTCTGTCACCGCATCCCACCATTGCCCTTCACACTTCTCTATCTCCCCGTTGTCAAGTACGATATCGAACTTTCTACCTCCGAAAGCTTCTCTTCTCTCATTTCTCTTTGCAAGGAAATCATAGAATACACCTCCTATCCTTCCAATAATGGTATCATCTCCGTACTTTGTGCTAATTTTATCAGGCATTTCGTCGAAGACAAGGAACTTCGATTCTCCTGACTCTACTAAATATAATAGCTTCATGATTTATCTCTTTAGATGTGAGTTATGCTGATTTGTATTGTTTTCGTCGTTCACTATCTGACTAATATACGACCCTGGCCACAAACAGGCGGACCGACCTCATGGCAGGGCAGGCGCCGCCTTACCCTGGCTGTTCCGCCCATTCCCTGTACCCTACATTAAAACCAATAGGATCATACCTTTTGATCATAGTGCCATAATTCTCTCTACCGCAATACCTGTTCTTTCCTCCAATGATCCATGCCTCATCGTCTCTATCTGGAGATATGGAGTTAAGATACTTCTCATAATCTTTTCTACTCTTTCCCATCTTTGTCTTGATTTAAGCAATAGTTAATAAAATAAGCAACCTGTTCATTTTCCCCTGGATTGCTATAATCATAAAAAGTCATATCAGTATAATCCAGCATGACTACACGAAAATCGTTTTTTTTTGACATACACTTCCGTTAAATACATGGAATTTCCATCAATTTCTATTATCACTGGAAACTGATCATCAAAGTCAAATACATCATTAGTTTCTTTAAATTCTTTAAACTCTTTAAATTTTAGCTTTATAATTCCATTGTTTTCTGCTAATGCTTCTTTGATGTACTTTAATCTTTTTGCATTCAGACTGACCTCTGCTTCTTCTATTTCTTTATACAATTTATTTAAATCCATATTCCACTATATTCCACTATATTTATGTTATCGAATTTTTCTTTTATAATATCCAAGACTCCGTACTCGTTTGTTATCATAGCATGCATCCCTGGCTTCATTCTCCACAGATTGAAATACCTTGTCACATTTATAATGTTATTAAATAATGATATTTCGTATCTTGTGTTCCCATTTTCATCATGTCCCGCTTTTTTAAAATAACATAGGGTCGGCTTGTATTTGAAATAATTAAAAAGCCTATACCATCCCTTCCCGTTACATGTTTCACAATTCCATATTCCAGTAAGCTTCCTATATCCCCTTACCGGTATTTTCACTATTTCCCTTGGCACGATTTCAATATACTTTCCTTCTCCGATTGGTATAGTCATATTACCTGTCTCTTCCGTGCAAAAGTATTCTATTTCAGATGCCATGTCTTTATATACATAGAACCGGTATAGGTTCCCGTCAGGGTCTACCCGATCCATGTAATATAATATCACTTTGTCTACTTTTATTCTACTTATCTTTAAATTGTTATTCTTACAGTATTCCTTCAACCAACTATCTGTTAGATAACGATTGACTCTATCGTATTTCTTTTTCGGACCCTTGCTCCAGAATTTCCATTCGTTTGTGATATTGTACCCATATTTATCAAACCAATAGATATAATACACTACGTTACCGTATAAATCCACTCTTTTTCTTTCCTGTATGACTACCTCATAAGGTATCTCCTTGTCTCTTTTTCCCATCTTTGTCCTCCTTTCTTGAATAAAAAAAAACGGCACCTATCTTCACAGACCAGTGCCGGCAACTAACTCGCATGGAAAACTACTTAACCTCAACTAATTCTACAGAGCTGTAGAATTTAGTGAAGCTACCAACAAATTCTCTTATATTTTTATATTCTTCTGGTCGTTTTCTGTTACCGTCTTTTATATAATTCACCCACAGTCTATCCTCTATGTTCTTAATCGCATTCTCTATCGTAAATTCGTCGCTGACGCTCATTAAACACGAAGACCCTGTTTTCTTATGCGGTTTATATATCCTTGAAAAAGACCACATTTTTATTCTATCATATATATATCCGTTGTTGGGATAAACGAATCCTATTCGGCTGTCACCTTCTTTAGCGTAAAACACACCTGGCTCCTTCCCGCCCTTTCTATATACTACAAATCCTTTTTCTTTTAGGATATTAACCACTTTGTCTAATTTATTTTCCACGTTCATTTTCATGCAAGTATTTAAAAACGACTCTCATTACAGTTGTGAAGTTCTCCACCTTAACCCACTCATGAGCTACTGCTCTAAGTACAGACGTTTCATATGTTGGGACATTGTCTTCTTCAACCACCTTACAAGAAGCCAGAACTCCTTCAGTCGGCTTTAGTCCTCGGTCATGCAGCTCGCAGAGACCGTCCGGCCGGCGGAATGCGCACCACCCGTCTTTCTCTGTTGGCTGGATCATCGCTATTGGTTTTTCTTTCACTGCAAGATACCCTACCATCCACATTGTTTCTTTTAACCTGTCAGCGTATCCGGCATCTATAATAGCCTCTATGTCTTTTGGCGTACCAATACAAGGAACCTTACACATATTCTTACATTTATCACATGTACAAGGTTGCTCCCATCTATCATGATCTATGCCAACCAACTTCTTTATCCGTTCTACTTCCTCTTTCATATTATACTGTCTCTGTTAGTTTTTCGTAATACAACTTCATTTCCGGTGAAGCGTATTCCATGAATGCTTCGAATAAGCGAGGCACCTCTATTATCATATTCACATTACAACCTTCTGTCTGTGAAAGCGATTCAAGATCATTACTGTACAGGCACGTAACATAGGCACCTATATTAAATACATGCAAATCTATCCTTACGTATTCTATACATGAAGACAATGCATTAAACAAATTCTTTACTTCATTCTTGTCAAAAAGTTCTACAAATTCTCTCAACCCTATCATTTTACCACCCTTTCTATGTGTTTAATTAATACTACTGCTATTCCCTTACCGGTTTTTATCGCACATTCCGACCCTTTTATCCATTCTACACACCCTACATACTTTTCCGTAGCATGAAATCCGGGATTGTATTTTCCAGATGTACTGAACTCTACCGTATCCCCTACCCTCAGATCATCAAAAGCAATAGACCATGTGGTCCAAATTCTATCATGTCTCCCAGGCTGAATGGCTCCGATTACGCCTTTTTTACGACCGTTTTTTATCGCCCTTAGTATTATCTTTCTATCACCTTCGATAAGGCTGCAAAACCGCCCGTAAAAGGTCAAATCAACCTGTTTTCCTCCTATTTCTTCTCTTATTTTTGTTATTCTGTTCATTTTCTGATTTTGTTTTATTTTTTTCTTTGTTTTTTCTATCTTCTATAGAAGATGATAATAACATTATCTTTTCTATGTTACTTTTTGACTGTAAAAAAGAATCACATTTCATTACTACTACCACCTTCTTAAGTTCCCCATTATCGTATAGCGATACACGCATCATGTTTTGCGCCTCGTCCACTATCAGACCTGGAGTAGTCTTAGCCATTTTGCGTAGCTTATTATACTCCGGCCTTTCCATTTCCTCTGTTTATTACTCTATAGTATTTATCCTTATCCCCTTCCTCCAACTTCTCCAAGTAGAAAATTCCATCATGTAAATGAGACAAACAAAACCTGTATCCGTATTTCTGCGTTCTTCTTACATGATCCCGCAATCTTATCTCTTCACTTTTGTCTTGTACTTTGATTTTAATACTGTCTCCTTCTTTGATTGTGTATAAAATAGTTTGAATCTCTTCTTTTTTCATCTTATAAAATATTTTAACGGCAGCACCTATACTCACGCACCACTACTGCCTTATGTTTAACAATTAAATACTTAACTCTTCAATGGTCAAGCCTTTTTCTTTTGCCCACTTTAGCATCGCGCATAATTCTGTTTCTGACTTATATTTCGGATCACGCCACGCCCATCCGTATTTATCCAGGACATGATGATATAATTCGTCGGCTTCTGCTGTATGCACATCATTGAATAAATACTCCGAACCTTCCGGTATAAGCGTTTCCGTTGTTGCAAAATCGGAATACGACAAACATCCGTAAGCATATTCTGTTATTTCACTCCATGCTTCTCCGGCTTTAAATCCAAATTCTTTTACAAAAGCCAAAGTTAGATACATATTTAATAATATTGTTACATCATATCCCGAATCTGACTTTCTTTCTATTATTTTCTTTTCAAATTCCTTTAAATCTTCAGGCCCTAAAAAGATGTATCCTGATACCGACCGATAATTAGCCTCCGCATACTTCTTGCATTTATCATCATTAACAATCTTACCAATGTTAGATAACATCTTTTGCCTCCATTTATCACAAAACTCTACCCCTACATTCATCCAATCAGTACCATAATTGTATTCTTTTGGATGTCCTACCGATATTACCTTTATGTTATTCACACCATATTCATAAAGGCGTTCGCCCACCTTATTCGCCCATTCCTGTACAAAAGGAATAAACTTATTGCGATAAGAATCAAAATCAAAATCTAATTCCTCCTCATATTCCGGCATCTCTTCATAATCTTGTTCAAAGAAATAGCGAGGATCTGCTATTGTTTCATAGAAACTTACGTTAATGAAACAAAACTCGTCGGTTGTCGTTTTTAATATCATAGCTTTTTGTATTTACGTACATTTTTCTTGCCATAGAATCTACACATGGCACGAATCTGACTATAAAATACTTTTGTCCTCCTGGCCTCAAAGTATTTAAACATTTCTTCATTCTTTGTTTCCCAAACGTAATCCGTTTGGGAACTCATGTGATTTTTGTCCTTGCGTGAATAATGGTAATATGATACCACAACACGTTTCGCACCATTCTTTACAGGTACGATATTCACATCTATGTTATTATCTGTCATCTTATTATTGTTTTATGCATTATATAAATACAAAGAGCGCATACCTTCACAGGCCGGCGCTCCTTTCAATAAAAATGAAAAAACTAATATTACATAAACATATTGTTTTCTACTCTTTATTACAATACTTTTGTTCCGCAATTATTATATCTTCCGTACTCTTTTTTCGTATCATTCAAGATTTCAAAAACCATCTTCTTGTGATCTTTGCCTGGTAACTTATCTTTAACAGCCGATATTACGCCCGCTATAGACGTGAATCCTGAATCTGTTACCGAACACAGCAACGCACCTCTGTCGGCGCCGGTGCTTATTGCTGACGCCTTTATAATATCATTTTTATATATTCTCATAATCTTTCGTTTTATTATCTACAAACTTATCTATATCGTCTCTTATTCTTTTTAGCACTCCAGCTATAATTTCCGGCATCTCTCCTTCGGTACGGTTCAGAGTTTCTATCACCCCATCAATCCTACCAATTTGACGCCATAAGAAATTGGCGTCTTTCGCATTAAATTCCCCCATCATGTCTTATTTTACAGTAAACAACTTGCTTTTTTAAGCACCAGTCTTGCGATTCTGAGAATGAACACCGTTCGGAGTTGTTAAAAAATATACAATCTTTGCAGAACATAAGAGGATCTTCGTCGTCACCAACTACTTTGACATCATACTCTATACCATACAATTTTAATCTAAATACATCTCCTGTTTTTTTAGAAGACAAATCCATGTTCGGACCGAATGTTATTACTTCCATATAATTATGTTTTATTGTTTGTGAGATGCCCAGAATCGAACCAGGACCGGCACATACATACCGGCACGCCGCGCCATCCCTCTATGATACACAAATAGACATGCCTATTCTCACGAACCGACATGCCAAAACCCAAAACTTAATTTGATGAATAAAATAGATTAACAAAAATACTATTCTAACTCTTTTATAATATCTTTCACAATATTCAGCCTTACCTCCTTCGTTTCTGGACTAATACAACCAAACCACCCATAAAACGTTCTTGTTTCCTCTGGTTCTGTGGCCATACTTATCTTCTCTTCCAATTCCGGGAAATATATTCTCACCATTTCGTCTGAACGAAACTCATAGATATTTTTATGTGTTTTGAAATACATAAACACTACATTTCTTAACGCAACACATATGTATTCCCCATCCTCTAACCTATCAATCATCTCATATACCTTTTTCCATATGAATAATCGCTCTTCTTTTGTAAACATATTCTTCTTTATTTTTGTGGTATTATTTGACTGTATGCAGACTTTTCCATGTACACAACACTATGTTCATGTCCAAGTATTTTCTTTGCTGCCTCTTTTTTTATCGCACAATATCTCCCTGTACGATACGGATTCTTTTGATCTGATCCATCCTCGACTTCGATAATAAAACAGCCTCCGTCATCTATTATCTTTTTGCAATTGTCACATACTCCTCCCGTGCATATATGATGCGGCGCCTGACCTTTGATGTTATTCCCTAATAAAGCAATCCCCATCTCTTCTCCACATATCATGCAGACTTCTATAGACGGATTCAATCCGTGTTCTGGATGTAATGTAATACTGTCTTTCATTTTCTTTCCTCCTTTGTTTTTAATATTGTGTGAGATCGCCGGAATCGAACCGACCTACCGCACCATGAATCCCATAAAGCAAGTGCTCCGATCTTCGCAGACGGGAGCACTCTGTCTAAAGCATAAGAAAATTAATGAAGAAATTTTTCTCACTTACGCCATAGCATCTAAAATAGCTATCAGCACTATTTCTATGACAAACATAATAGAAAATATCTTAAATGCCTTTTTCATATCGCTATCTCCTCCTTTTTATTTTTTTAGTTCCACAACAAACTGTTCCGGCTCTGCTCCGACCTACGTTCCACCTACAACCGCAGGCCTTAGCCCAAGGCGCCGCCTACTCCCCCCCTCTATGGCAGCCTGTTCGTACCTACAAAGCCAATCTCCTTCCATACAACTATTACTACGCGATAACAAACATTTATCCTTATAATAATCATAAAAAATACACCTCTCACAACTGTAATCCCTAATTTCTATACAGCTAACTACCTTAGCATATACTATACCATCACTACCTTCTATTCCTCTTACCCCAAAAATAGAACCTTCTCCCTCCTTACTCAAATCTAAGTCAGGCGCAAAGTCATATACGTTCATGTTGTTTATGTTTTAATTGTTATACATTCCGATTGAAAAAAATACTCACATAATGCAGTCCTTAACTCTTACCTACAGAATACTGTTTTAAAAACGCTGTAAGTCTTAATTTTGTTGGAAAATCCTACATTATGCTGTTTTAAAGCTCTGATCTATTGAATTTTGTTGGAAGAAACTACAAAATGCTGTTTTAAAGCTCTGATCTATTGAATTTTGTTGGAAGAAACTACAAAATGCTGTTTTAAAGCTCTGATCTATTGAATTTTGTTGGAAGAGAGTGCCATCCCTCTCCCCCTCTCCAACCCCGGCTAATCCTCCGGCTTCCCGCATAGAACCTACGCTCTACCGCCTCACTACCGGCATACGGAGAGCGCTACAAGCTTATACTCTGGCATGAAGTGTGGGGTGTTTAGAGATAATATCATTCCATAGAGAGAATAGAGAGTCTTCAGCCCACGCCCTACCGCCTGCTCCTCCTATCAAGATAGATATTTAAACCTATAATCAAAGCCAACAAAGAAAAGCAAAAGACCATTACAATATTATACTGATCCGGTCCGTACTCCAACATAGAGCGAATACCAACCGACAGAAAATAAAGATCAGCTACTAATAAAAACCACCACATAGAATAAAAAAAATACAATAAGTATGTCCAAAAATACGGGGATTATAAAACCTAACTAATTGATAATCAAGCATACCCCATTTTTAAGAAAAATACAATAAGCCTAATTTTCAATCCATAGAGACGAAAAAGGCGGCATCCGACACCCTATTTTGGGTCAGAAAACCGCCTCAAGTTTCGTTTTAGACCAATTTTAACGACATGATATAGACAAAATACCGGCATTATATCCGAATGGCCTTATTTTTGTTTCGTTTTAGACCAATTTTGTCCACGTCCGCCGTTCACTCTCAGAATATCCTACCCATGAATATAAAGAGTAGGATACAAAAATAGGGCCGCTCCGAAGTTCGGAACAACCCTACTCCTATTTAAATACTGTTTATATTTTCCTTGACGTATGTTCGTGATGTATGAACTTTACGCTTGCATTTATCCTTTCCTGTATCGGCATGATACGCTTCTTTAAGATCACGATACAACATAAATTCCCGATACGCTCTTTTCCGCTTTTCTTTAGCTTCTTTCCTGGACAGACCGCGAACGTCTACCATGTGAGATTTAAATTTCCTTTCCATTTTCTTTATGCTTTAATTATGATTAACCCCAGCGGTTAAGTGCTTCAATATAGAAACCTTCCGCCTCTTTGTACTCACTTTCGCTTAGTGCTTCAACCGTCTCGATATAGTTACGCAATGTTATTTTTACGCAACTGTTTTTAGATTTATTGAACGCTTCAGTTAAAGCGTTGATCATTGCTTTCTTTCCCATGTTATTATATTGTTTATAATTTAGAGGTTGCTCCGGAATCGAACCGAACACGCATTCCTATTCTATACGAATTTTATGCTACAACCAACAGCCCGTAATTAGTACGTAGTTCTTGTGTACAGGCCCGTACTATGTTGTTATTATATTTTCCGTCTGCTACACAACTTAGCCACAAATAAAGGCGATTGTGTCCTTGCGTTTTGATACGGCACGTCCCTACATGGTAGGCTACATGCTTGTACCCTGTAATTTAATCTACAGCCTTGTTCTATTTTTTCGTGTAAGCAAGTAAGACACGTTTCGATCTGGAGATAAACCTCGTACAACGGCATGTTTTCCAAACTGTAATCACATACCTAACATAAACCATACCTATTCGGATAGTCCATGCAGTAATACCAGCCCTTTAATTGCCAACGGCAAGGGCAACGGTATATCTATCTCCAATATGTAAAATAACTCTCTTTTTGTCAGCTTCAGTCTAAAGCATACGCGGGACGTGCACCCACTGACAATGGCGTACAGGCGCGTTAAGGTACGCGCCGAACCTTTGGAGAGCTTAACGGCGCTCTCCGTGCCTTGTTACTGTTGTGTACTCTCATGTGCGAGGTATTCACTTACACATTTTGCAACGGTACGAATAGAATAAGATTTGATCTTAACAGCCACATAAGTAGCTTTGTACTCGTCTGTTTCTTTTATCAACCATTTAGTACTTTTTTTGGTCTCCAATGATTCGGCAGTAGTAAAACCAAATGCTTTATATTCGCTACCGTAAACTACATTCTCAGCGCACCAATCAGCCGTTTTGGCTTCAATTCCTTTTTCTTTGTCTACATTGGTATCTTTATACACTTTAGAGTATAAAGTAAACTTAACAAAGATATCATCTACTTTCGGTAACATCTGGCTACATACCGTCACCAGGCGTTTTTTATCTTTGGCGAGGGCTGCTACCTTTACAGCGTATTCTGCTGGTATTTCCAAAGCCTTGCAAATAGCCTTTAGATCAGATCCATTTGAAAATAGAGCGCCATACAATTTAACAGCGCCAACTAAATTTGCAGCATTTTCTTTGATAACAGCGTTTTGCAGCTTGTTTACATTTTTTTTCGTAATCATATCCCAATATATTTTAATTGTTAAACAAATGATATTCAAATTAATGACCCACAACGCGGGCAATTACAGATACATATATAGTTAGCCCAACGGGTACACTATATAGGTTCATCATGTTAACTTGCGATCTCTCTCGATCACGACGCAAATATACAACATTTATTGTTACTACAAATATATATGCTATCTTTTTTTTGTTAACTTGTATTAATTTCGATTCTATTATCTGATTATCAGCAATTTACAAAACATACAAGAGCAGTATTATACGCGTACATTAATATGTAGGATATATGCTTATTTAAGTGGCTTATAATCAATATGTTATAATAACACATTGATTATCAATAATTTAAATAAGTGGCTGATAATCAGGCAGTTTGAAAGTTTGAGGTAAAAACGCGTTTCCGGTTTTCCAGCGAAGGGGGTGTGGGGGAGAAAACGCGTTTCGGGGGCGGGAGGTTCGTGATAGGTACCCCCTCTCTCCCATCACATAAACATCTTTCATATCCCTCATTACATAAACATCTTTTACCCTCTCTCCCATCACCCACCCACCTCACACACAACAAGAAAATAGGATTGATAGAAACCAATCCTATTTAAAACACGACCTTATTAATTTATTTAATTGAAGTAAGTTTATGGTTTTCAAGGAAGTCCTTAAACTGGTCACTTGATACATCTATAACAAATCCAGCAGCACCAGCATGTCCTCCACCACCGAATCTCTTACTTACCTCACAGCAATCTACGCTGTCTTCCACGCATTCATAAAGAGAGAACCGGACTTTACCACCTGGCATGATACAAAATGGCATCAGGGCTTTAATTTTTCTACCGTCTAACCAGTCTCGTGTAAGAGAATCAAATACTTTAGAACTAAATTCCGTGGTATTCATCGCCACGACCTTCACCTCATCGACGTAAGCTTCGAACGAATACGCACTTACCTCTTGTTCGTTTTTACCAGCCATGTAGCTAATTATAGCACGTCCTTCTTTAGCGAGATCATAAAAAATAAGATCAATTTCATTGTCCTTCATATCTTCTTTAAAATGGTCATACAAATACGACAATGCTATTAATACATTGAGTCTTATTTTTGATCTCAAGGCATACTGGACAGCTACTACCGTATCCCAGCCTAATTCAGATTCTTTATTCCACACATCGTAGTCTGACAGGCACCGGACGATCGCCGGCACCTTCCCCATAAGCAGGTCGGCGGCAAGTGCGCACGCACCAGTACCGACTCTCCTCAACCCTGGAACTACGAACCCCCATGTTTTACTATCTTCGATAATTCCCTTGTGATGATCTATCCACATCAGGCTCTTTCCTTCATCAAGCCATTTCTTGAAAATCGTTTTAGAATCGGCTCCGAAAGACACGTCAAGAACGTAAACAACCCCACATTCATCTACTTTATCAATAACTTTCTTTACATCATCTTCATACGAATACGGGATATAAATAACATCCTTGTTTTTACTGTTTTCGTACATGGTTGCGATGGCTGCCGACACAACGCCATCTAAATCCGATTTATGATAAACTATCGCCGTTTTATTCACCTTCATAATATTGCACATAACTACCTAAAATTATTTACCAACAAACGTGATAACGTCCATATAGTCAATACCGGCATTCTCAGCACATACCTTATCCGAATCAGAGAACTGCCCTGGCAGACCGCTGGCGTCTCCGACCATCAACGAACATCCCTTAAGTTGACTAAAGTTCATACCACGCATTACCGTGTCTTTACACTTCATAAGAATATCATCAATCATGCCCGTGTTAGGCTTCCTCATCGGATTTTGTTCGTCATTTGAATAACACAACCTTTTTTCATATAGGACGCCTCTTATGCCACGTTTTACCGCCAGATCATGTACGGACCTCAGTACGTATTCTATCTTAGCTTCAATATCAGCTCCAGAAACAAACCCAGCTTCTACTCCTCCTTGATTGCTTACGATAGCAAATACCTTAACACCGTTCTCCTGCATGAGGTCAAGAGCCTTATTCACCACATCCATCTTAATCCTCATATCTGTCAAGTCTGTAGCGAACGTATTCCCAGAAGCGGTTTCTATAAGCGTCCCGTCAAAATCGAATAGCAGTATTCTTTTGTTTTTAATATCCAAATCGTTCATCATTTTTCACTCCTACTCTTTTTTATTACCCTAAGCTGAAGACGGAATAGATTACTGTCTTCTTTTATAATATCATACACAGCATAAGAATTTTCTCCTATATCCCATCCAAGATAATCGAGCAGGTCTTTTAAGTAAACTCTCTTGTATTTTACACCATGGTTATTTACCTTAAACGATCTCTCGTCTTCAACATCAGAAGCAGCCAGATAAAAGACCGTATTTTCAACTCCTTCAAATATCTTCCCTTCTTCTAAGCCGATAACAACCGCATCCGTTACCCCCATCCAATTCAAATTATAGACAGAGATAGTCATTATCTTACTTTTGCTGATTGACAACTTCCGGATCTCGCTTTCTTTAGTTTTAGATCCTAAAAAATCCTTACTGTTAAAAAAATCTACTTTCATGGTTATAATATTTTATATTGATGTTGCAAACATATATAATAATATCAACAATACTATTTAAAAACGGTTAAAATATGATATTATAATGCTGGTAATTTTTTAAACTGCTTCGGACTTACTTCGGATATGGTCCCACGGAAAGCAAGACGCGAACCGAAGTACGAACTCGCGCTCAACGCGTTGCGAGACGCATACGCATACGCCACGCCACTACTCGTATCCGAGCCGCTATAGGAGCGCGCCAAAACAATGGAGTTGCTCGATGTCTGACTATAGTAATCTGAATAATGCATGGAATCGTTACCGCCAACATTTGTCGGCACCACATCGAAAAACGGACCGTTTTCCGCTGCGATATTCGTTATCCAGCCATTGGAAGTTCCGGCGTTCACATTGCGAGTCGATCCGTCTGGGTCGGTGATTTTCCAAACTCGGTTGTTGATTTCTACACCTTCAACCCATTCATAGATACCACCAAAAACCCCTTCCAAACCTAAGCCGCAAACGTACTTTGAACTTTCGTTTTTGGTATCCGCACCGCCGGTTGCGTTGCTGCTTCCCGTTGTTGTAGCCGGATTATTATTTGCGCCACCTAATCCTAATACAGATTGAATATTACGTGTTTTGTACTTAGCATACAACATCATAGCAATCACGCAATGTTGTTGAAAATCTATCATCTGAAACCCGGTACCACGCGCTTTCGCATAACCTTCAAAATCGTTGAATGATTTTGAAGTTGTAGGACTAACACCACTCCAGCTATATAATCCATTCAAAGATACATATCCTTTATATGCTCCAACAAGAGATTCCGGGACATGGATGTAAGTGCCGTCAATATCATGATCAGCAAAATGATAAAGAAATCTATTATCATCCACCTTATACCATTTATACCAAAATTCTAAGAAAACGACCATCACATCACCTTCTGGTCCGGTAAGATTAGCCTGACTACCATCAAGATACAAATTGCTGTTGTCTTCCTTCAACCTACATACAAAAACCTCTCCTCCTCCCATAGCGCTCTTGCAAAGAACTCTATAAAAGCCACTTGTAATCAACCTATTTAAAAAATCACTGTCTTCGCTTATTGTTATATTAGCCGGATCTGATACAGATTTATCAAAAACTATAAAATTATCAGTAGGTAAATACCCCCCCCTATTTTTGTTAAAAAATCTTCTTCTCATAATTGTCTTATTTTGGGATAAAGATAGTTTTAATTTATGAAGATCAATAATAGGATTTCCGTATAATAAAACTATCTTTGTCACGATATTAATTAACTAAAAAAATCATTTATATCATGGCAGAAATGAAAATAGGTTTTGTAACCTTCAATCCGGGATCAGGCAGTTACCGTATCAGGTGAAAAATACAAAGGTCGTGTACAGCGTACGTTACAAGTAGAATTTGGTGCCGAATCCGGTGGTGTTAAGAAAAGTGCTACCATAAACCAAGCTCCGGTAGCTGAGTTCGTAAAAATAGATCCTACTGCATCTGTAGGGAAAGCGTTCTCCTTAACTCCAGACAAGTCTCATCCTCTGACGTTGAAAATACCTGCCAGTTATCAGGCGGCAGGCAAGGCTACCAGCAACGGCGCTGTTATTGCCGACGACCCTGGTACAACAGGGGGCTTTGATTTCAGTATCGTATTCTCCGGTATTGCAGCGAACACTAATATAAACGATCTGGTAAATACTCTTAAGGTGACGGCCGCCGGTGGTCAGACAGCTAATACGGTTATTACCCAGACAGCAGGTGATCCGTTCTTGGAAATAGACAAGGAGGTAATCAACTTGGATGCAAACGGTACTCCTCAGACTATCAATGTTAATGCTAACATCAGGTGGACTATCACACAAGCTGTTTCTAAGTTGGTAAGGACAGTAATGAAGTGATGTGATTATTCACGTCTGTATTGCTTATAAAAAACAAAAAGGGACGTCTATTTGGCGTCCCTTTTTTCTATGCATTGTATGTAGTATTTATCTTTTTGCCTACTGACAAAAATCTTTTTGAAAATCATCTGTTTCCTGATATGGACTCTTTTCCCGTCATCTAATTCCCTCCATATTTCATTAAAGATCAAATCTATTAATTCCATGACCTTCTTATCAGAGACAAGATTCTTTCTACCGGGACTGACCCATCCATCATCAGTCATCTTACCGGCTATCCTATTAGCTATCCTGCTTAATTCACGTGGGGTGCTCATTTTAATACGTTTTTAAATATTCTACCTTTTTCACACTGAAGTATGCAGTCTCTCATGGGATGATCTTGTTCATGATCGTCACACATCGGAAATTCTTTTCCATAGGGAAAAGCGATGTGCGGGCACTGCGCCCTGAACGCATCCCAGGCCGACTTCCTCACAGCCTCAGCCCCGGCACGCACGCCCTTCTCTCTTTCCTTGGCTGGGTCAGCATACACGTTTGAAATAGCTCTTTTCTTCCAAGTAAGCATATTGTAGTAAAACTTATCCACCAGTTTCCTACCCACTACATCAAACTTCTGTCTATGAATTAAAGGTGCGACCTTAACGACGTTCTTCCTATTTTTACTAACATCGACATAAATCAGTCCAGCATAAGACGGAACTTCACTTACGTCAATCATATTAGGCGGACAGGCGTAGTAGAAATAGTTTGGAGGATAGCTTATGACACCACCTACCTTAATAATGCCGTCTTTAAGAACCTTATGTTTTTTATCCTTTTTGAAGTCGTTAAAGAAATCTTGTTTAGACATCTTGACCTCTACTTCATAAGCGTACAATGATCTTGTTATGGCCAGGAAGTCAGATTCCCAATCATATATATGAAGATTGTTAATAACATACATCGGATTACTTAACAGATCCCTATTAAGGATCTTAAGCATTTGTTGCTCTGGGTAGTTCATTGTCTTACTTTTTTTAGAGGCTTGTGGCGGAATCGAACCGCCCTACGAGATTTTGCAGATCCCTGACTAAACCACTCATCCAACAAGCCATGTAGCCCAACCGGGAGTCGAACCCGGAACTAAAGTTTAGGAAACTTTTGTTATATCCGTTTAACTACCAGGCTATTTAATGTTTGCTATGTTCACACACCGCAAACACCGAGATAATTAACACTTTACACAAAATATGTACCGTTATCCAAGGAGGATTCGAACCTCCGCTAACAGAACCAAAATCTGTTGTGCTACCACTACACCATTGGACAGTGGTCCCGGAGGGATTTGAACCCACGATCTCGATGTTATGAGCATCTTGCTTTCACCACTAAGCCACAGGACCTTAAAAATATGCAGGAGCCTTCACAGACGCCTGCATATAACAGCTAAATTTTTAACCAATAATTATCCTAAAAACTCTCTCAACGCAAAGTTAAGTACTAACCCATAATATGGCAAACATTAAAATATAAAAAGGATTAAAATACCTACTTCTTTTTTTTCTTCTTCTTTTTAGTGTCTTTTACTCGTTCAGCTTCGTTTTCGGGCTCCACAATGTCACCTGCTTCTTCCTGAATCACATCTGTATCAAGAAGCGTATTGTATTTAACTTCCTTATTTTTATCAAATTTCTCCGATTCTGCCACATCCTTATCTGACTCCTCATCTTTATCCAATTCCGGCTCAGCGACATTGTTTTTATCTTTCCCGATTATACCTATTTGGTAGCCTCTTAATTCTACTTGCATTAATTTCAGCTTCGATTCTAACTCTTGTATTGTTTTGGACCCAACCGAAACCTCGTTTTCCAAATCTCCGATTCTGATCCTGGCTTCAATCAATGCATTTGATTTCTTTTTTAATTCAGATGAGATACTGTTTTTCTTTTCTTCCAAGTTTCTGATTTTGTAATTAGCCTCATCAAGATCAGACCTGGCTTTGTCAAGATCGACATTGACAGCATCAAGTTCTTCCGTTTTCTTCTTGACGCTTTTTATCAACTTTTTCTGATTTTCCTTCAAGGCGTCAATCTTTTCCTTAGACTCAGAAAGATCTTTGCCAACAGATAAAATCTCTTTATCCTTTGAAGCGATATCTGACTTGAGTTCGGAAAGCCTTTCCTTGTAAGAAGCGGCCTTATCCTGCATTTCCTCAATTTCTTTTGCAAGATTTTCGGATTTAATAGCTTTCTCCCTGTACATTGACAGCTTGCTGTCTGTGATGAATGTAAAACCTAACATGCTCATTTTAAAAATATTTAAACATTACTTAACTCCAGAACTACCAAGACCTTTTTCTCCACGTTCATTCCCGTCTTCTACCTCAATATCTGTTACTTCTTCCAATACCATTTTGTATTGTGGAACGATTTCCATCTGAGCTATTCGATCGTTTTTGCGGATTACGGTCGGTTTTTTATTGATTTTAGTAAGATTAACCATATACTCTCCTTTGTAGATAAATTCGCATTTGCCAGGAGCGTTAGTAACTACCACTCCCTCGTCAAAAGAGAATCCAGATCTTCCTTCCACATTCACACACCAACCTTCTGGTATATTCAACTTGAATCCTGTTCCGATTCTAACAGAATAACCTTGATATAAGGTAATTGATTCAAAATCGGAAGGAACATCTATTTCTACTCCCATGTCATTCATCATCTTCACTACTCTATATGCACGAATATCACAACAGGCATCACCATCATGTTTGTATTCAGGTGCCACGACATCAGGATACAGCTTCTTAATACCTACCTGAACAGTCTTCTGATACCCTGGAGTCAAATACGATTCAGGTATTTTATTAACGACCTTATCCTCTTTTTTATGTTTGTTGTTCTTTTCAGAAACAGTATCCTTCTTATTATCTTCTTTTTCATAAAGAAGTCTTTCAATATCTTCTAACTTATCCATAATCATATTTTTATAGTACAATAAACAATACCTTCTTTTTTTATGTCCTTCGTTGATTCATAGCACTCACGAAAAGTACTTATGTCTGCATCATTAGGATTATCGACCCACTCATCTCCTTGCTTATATTTTTCTCTGGTTTCTGAGTAGATCATACATAATTTATCCCCATGCTTCGCCATAATCCTTTCTTCTGTCACTTTCCTACAAAGCTTAATAAGGGGAAATCTTGTAACTATTTCTACTGTCATTCTACACAATCTTTAAAAGCCCAAGAAATATTATTCTCCCGGGCTGATGTTTATATTAAAATGGAAGGTCATCTTCTTCCATGGGAGGAAAGTTCGGCATCTGTGCTTGCGGCTGTGGCTGATGCTGAGGCTTGGTGCTCCTTGTAGCAGGCGCCGGGGCAGGTGCAGCAGGCTGAGCAGTCGGCTGTGGCGTATAAGCCGGTGCCTGATACTGTGCTGGCCGTTGAGCAGGTTGTTGGTAATTCTGATACGGAATAGCACTCGGAACAGACTGAGGTTGTTGAACCTGTTGAGGAGCAGCCGCCTGCTGGGTATAAGCCTGAGGAGCTGTAGGCTCTTGCTGAGTATTACTTCCTAAACCTAATTTAGCCATTATACCAGCTCTGATGTCTTTAATAGAATCATTGAACCTGTTTGAATATTCCTTAATCTTCTGATAAGTAAAGTTGTTTTGGGCTGAATAATCAAGGCTTTTATTACCATCAAACCCTGTAACCTCAACAGGATCAGGCCAGCCATTTACGCCTTTTTTATAAAAACGTTCAACAAGCTGATCTTTTTCTCCGTCTACTCCTGCATACGCGATAATAAGTTCCGAAGATCCAAACTCATCATCTTTCTTCTTCTTAAAGACATTGAAATAAATTTCACGACTAAAATCGATGTTTTCGTAGTATTTTACGAAGCTCTTAACAAAGCCCTTGATATTTCCTTTTTGATTGACGAGAGGTATGGAAATACAATAGTTTTCATTAAGCTCGTAATCTTTTAATACGATAAGGAAATTAGTAACAGTATTTCCATTAGAGAAAGTACTTGACTTTAACCCGATGTAGTTGATGTACCCAACTACTCCATTATAATACTCTTTCCAATATCCTGCCGGCTGACCGCTATTAGGATTTATGTGCTGAACAAAACCTTCTTTTGGTTCGTTACTTTTTTCATACAAGTTACCATCTGAATTAATATACAAATAATAAGTTGTACCAAAACTTCTGTTTTCTCTAAAAGCCATATTATTAACTGTTTATAGATTATACAATGTTTGATTTAAGACGTATGTTGATTCGTATTTAGGATTGAACATCTTTATCATCTTATACTGATCAGACCAATCCATGACAGTATCTCCTTTTATAAGTGATTTTACGGAAGACAGTATATTTTCCTTACCGATAGAAAAATTAAAACACGGACCTTCGAGCGCATTCAAAGGCATTGATTCCATTATCTTTTTTCTATTTCCAAAATCCTCAGACATTACCGTTATGCCGTTTTCTTCATCTACCTTGACATTAACAACATTATCCACCAAAGTCATGGAATTAAGAACCGATATAAGTAAATCCCGGTCAAACTTAACTCTCGACGATTTTTCGAATTTGCTACATACGTATTCGTAGTTAGGATACTGTTGTTCTACGTTCATATCCGATATAATTACATTATCAAAGCATAAGAACGTCCTAACTCCATCTGTAGAAATACTGATCTCCGTATCTTTATCAGATAGAAAGCGGTATAAGATGGAAGCCGCGACCTCGCTTAGCATAATCGACCTTTCTTCTACTGAATTAGCATACTCTTTCCTGTTTATAAACAGACGGAACATATCAGTAGAAACAATGTCAATATAGTCCTTCTTCACATTAAGAAGAATCGAGCATATAGCCGGTCTAAATTCATCCGATCCAACAAACGCAAAAGATCTTTTCATAGACTGAATGAAAGACGAACTCATAACACGAATACCGTCACCTACAGGATAAAAGAAATCAGGGAAAGCCTTATCCTCAATCCAAGTAGAAGAAAAAGATCCTCTATCGTATTTAAAAACGATACTGTAATCATTTTTAATCTCTATCTCTATATCCTGGTTATGATTTTTAAAAAACGAAATAAGAGTCCCGGCATCTACTAAAAGAGAAAACTTCTGGTCACAAGAAATATCAGTATTCACATCGAAAATATCATCCGTATATGTTATACGTTCGTTCATGGCTTGTATCCGGATATGATCAAAATATAAAGTAATTTTTATATTCGATGTGACACAATCCTTTAGAACCTTATCAAACATCTTTGAAATGTTTGAAAGTTTCTCATTCATTAGTATGCCAGGAACTCTTACTTTCATTTTTTAAAACTTACGATTATGACTATCTAACACTGCAAATGTATTATTTTAAAATCTAATTACGAATTAATTGGATTCAAAATGATTTAAAATAGATTAAATACTTCTTCTTGCTGCTTCTGCTATAAGCATCGCGTCAACTATACCGTCATGGGCCGTCTTACATCTTTCGTTTTTAACGAACGTATCTGTCGGCCACAGCCTTTTAGCGCAAGCTAATGACGTTTTCTTAGTATTTACCTTACTGGATTCCATAACCTTATCAGAATGCGTCCAAACTAATTTCTGCCATGTTTTAGGAGCTATGAAATTAACGGAGCAACTTATGTCCGGAAATGCCATGCAGAGGGAGAGGAACAGCCCATGCAGTTGACCTTTGTTCTCCATGAGAGAGGCTGTAGAGGACGTGCTGACCCCGTATAGGGCGTGGACGTCCTCTATGACGAACACTACCCTATCAGGATTGTTTTCTACAATCGTATCCCGACAAAAAACATATTCTTTAGTCAAGTCTACCGGCCCTGAAGCTGATATTCTCGGAGTGGATATTCTTGATATTAGTTTGCTGTCTTGATCGATGCAGGCTATAGCTCCGTCTTTTCCAGGATCTGCTGCTATATATAATACCATAATATATCAATTTAGATTCATGTCGATTTTACCAATGCTATCGTCATTTTCAAAGCCTCCATTGTCTGTAAGTTCGTAATCAATAGCCACAGCACCATTACTAAGAATGTAAAATCCTTTAAACATCTTTCCTATTTCAATAGGATACACAACATTTACATCCCTTCCAATATCCTCAAACGGCATAGCGATATCTTCTGTTTCAGCTTCTTTTTGTTTTGCTAATACCCCAACAGGTATATTTTCACCTTTTATAGATGCGTATGTAACCATATACAGAACATCATTATTGACAAACGCCCTATCACTACTTACCTTATCCAAGCTAACATATATAATATGTTTTATAAAACTATTGATATCTCCACATATGTTAATAGCTTCTACTTCTTTAGGAATAACTACTTCAACTTCTTCTGGTTTTATATTTTTCTTTTTCATTGCATTAACCTTTTTGTATTTTGTTTTACTTCTTCAACAAGATCCTGATCTTTCATCATTTCCTGCTTAAGTTTCTCATTCTCCTTAATTCTTTTCACCCTATCGGCAAGAATCTTTTTGTATTTCTTATCCGATATTTTAATAAACCAAGGACAGTTCCTTGATGGAATCCTTTTACATGGATAATCGGTAAGACCATTTGGTCCAAACTGCTCACATCTGTTACATTTTTCTTCTCCTGTCATTACATCATATTTTAGGGAAACATTCTTCAAGTTCTCTATAAGAACATTCTACGACAACAGAATCTCCTTTAGGAAGAAATACTAAAATAGAATCGATAGAAAAAACACTATCTACTTTTCTTACAAGTTGGCCATGTTTGTAAGAAGACATGACCAACCTAATTCCATATGAATCTGAATAAGATCCTTTCCTACATGGAATTATGTTTTCAACGACATAATCAAAACCTCCGACATTAACTTCATCGCCGGCATTGATTTCCATTAGGGGAACCATCTTAGCCCTTCTATCTATGCTTATTTTCATTTTGCAACTTCGAATTTGATTTGCTCCTTTGGTTCATAATCCCATACCTCAAAATCATCAGCTACAAAATCATAAAATCCTTTCCCTTCCATACGAGACGAGATAGTAACCTGCGGAACCGGGCCGAAGAGGGATCGACGGAGGAGCTCGTTTGCCTGTTCTTCGTGACGATCATACACATGCATATCTTGTATAAAATGAGTGAAAACTGCGGGTCTTAACCCGGCGTCGTGAGCGAACATCATCATCAACGCCGCATATTGAGCTACATTCCAGTAAGAAGCTGTAATCATATCCTGGCTGCGCTGATAAAGCGTCATATACAACTCATCTCCTTTAACAGATAAATTGATCTGAAACGCACATTCTTGAAGAGGTTTTAGTCCATTGGTTTCAGGATCGAACATAGATGCTACTATTCTTCTTGAGGAACGATCGTTCTTAAGAGACCAAAGGATAAAGTCTGTCTGGTTAAGAAAACCGTAAAGACCATCATGGATATCTGTCATACCCTCTGGAGCTTTTCCGGTTCCCATATAAACATGTCTGTTCACCATATCTCCATAACATTCTTCGATCTTTCCATTATCATCAGCCCACTGATCCCAGATATGAAGACCAAGATCTTTGACGTCTACCGATCTTTTTTGCCAAATCCACAATATTTCTTTTATGGAATTTTTAAGATTAGTAGGTCTAAGTGAACCAAGAGGAAATTCCCGACGAAGATCGTACTGGTTACATACTTGTAGGATACGCTTCACCTTGACGCCTGTACCGTCACCGTAGACCGGACGCTTTACCTCTTCCCACGGCTGGCTCATTATAAGAGCCAAATTGTCTTGAAATATTTTATCTACTCTTGCCATAGTTCTATTATTTAACCAACCACCATCCAGTCATCAGCCAACATATCTGATTGCGAAGCCAACCATCCGTTTACGATATTATCGTTAGCATCTTTCATGCACAGATAAGCGCAAAATTTAATCATGTTGGTTTCAGTTACGTCATAATAATCGTTTACGTATTTTTTAAACGAATCCGGCAATGACTTTACTTTATTAACTATCATATCAGTAGACAACCAATCTTCCGGGCGCTGGAATACGAACATACCTTTACCATTCCATCCGGCACGTGCAATCAACGCACCTTTTTTTACTTCTTCTAAAGCTTCTCCAAATTTCATAACTATATTTTTTATAAATTAAACTCTACAAAATCTATTTCAGATCCGGTTGACAAATTAATCATTGACTTTTCAAGATCTTCCATTGGAACCGGCTTCACAATACCTCCATTACCAAGAGTCCTTTTATAGAAGTTTATCACCACCTGATCGCTGGTTTTTACCGTCTTAGGAATAGGTTGACGAAGATATAATCCATCAAGAGACTTTACTCTTGAAAGAGCCGTATATAGCTGTCCTGTTTCAAAAGAATTAGATACGTCCATCATAGCCGCATCCAATGTCAGGCCTTGGGCTTTATGGATCGTGATAGAATAACCTATTTTTATAGGATACTGAATAATAGCTCCTACTACTTCAGATTCTATCTTATATCCGTTTCTTACGTATTTTACTTTCTCAAACGAACATGGTGTTATAACAACCTTAGTATGCTCATCATCTTTTGGTTTATCAAGGACTACTTCAATCTCCCCCTTTTTTATAGATAATACAGTACCAAGAGAGCCATTGAAGTACTCTCCTCCGTTTCTTGTTATCATAACTCTTGATCCTTCTTTCAAGAAAAGAGTTTTTTCAACCGGAGCATCTTTAGGATAATCGCCGTTTATAACAGCTTCTAATTTTCTTAAAGAGCCTGGTAACGATGATATTCTCATTTCGTTAATAGCCGTAGCTTTTGAGTTGGTAGTTACAATCTCAACATATCCTTGATTATTATCAGACTGAATACATCTGCTGTTTATTGTATCAAATACATCATCATCCATCTGCCCTTCACGCACCTTATTAAGGATGCTAATGAATTTCTCATCTTTCTGACGATATATTTTTTCAAAAGACACCATTTCCATACCAGAAGCCATAAGAGACTTGGAGCTAAAGAAGTAAGATGTATCGTATATTTCTCTAAAAAAATCCTCCTTAATTACTGGCGGAAGTTGAAATAAATCACCTACCATAATAAGTTTCACTCCGCCAAACGGGTCCTTGTCTCCTCTTGCATGACGAAGTATATCAGCCACGTTGTCAAGAAGATCAGGGCGAACCATAGAAATCTCGTCTATGATAAGATACTTTATATTCTGTAGAATCCTTTCCGAACCTCCGTTGAATTTATATTCGCAGTTATCCATAAACGCACCTTTTCGTATTTCAGGTATATACGGCTGCATTCCTATTCTAAAAAATGAATGAATGGTTTGACCACCTGCATTAACAGCAGAAACACCTGTAGGAGCTACAACAACCGCATTTTTTAATGCCGGTATAATACGCTTAAGGAACGTTGTTTTTCCACTTCCTCCTTTACCGGTTATAAACAGCGGTTTTGGTGACTTACAAATAGACTTAATAGCTTTTCCTTGTGCGACATTACCTTCGGACATAACTGAACGAAGAACGCACTCCATGATTTTTTTGTCGTAACTTATAGCCATCTTTTTTCTGATTTTGTTCTACAAAACAAAAATACGAAAACAAGATAAAACATAAAATATAAAATGAATTAATTAGAATTAAAAAGAAATAATAAGTTGGATAAGTAGTTTTGAATCAGACAGTAATATGGTTTCGTATATATATGGTTATGGCATAGTGGTGGCTAACGGGTGTTTCCGTCGATGTTCTACGAGATTATCGTTTTTCGGCTCTGTCGGCGACCACTAAGAACAGACCCTCTCTCAAGTACCAAACATTATAATGATGAATACTGAGATGAAGGATAAAGATAGGTATCATTATAGAATGATAGTTCTTCTAATGGTATATCCTTGAATACAGATTCACCATCTAATTCTTTATCATTATCTACTGTTGTATTGTAATTAGGTAATGATTGGATAGATATATCCATATTCTCTATCTTTTCCTTAAACTGTTCTGCCTTAACATACGTATAGATGTCTTCACTTACCGATCCCACCGCTTTAGCCATCTCGCCGGCGAACTCGGCATACATATCCCGTACCTCATTAAAACCTGCCTTTTTGTCAGGAGCGGTATTGTTATAGGATTTCATTCTCCTACTTACCCTACCGCAGACCCCGGCAACGGACGTCCCCACCTCAGCACAGCAGGCTTCCGCATCAGCCATGCCTGCCTTTACCGTGGCTACCTTCTCCTTACTCCATCCACTAACCTTGTCGTATGATTGTTTAAGACGGTTTAAGAACATGTCCATTCTTCGCTTCTTATCTTCTGCTATGATAGCGCGATAGTACTTTCTTATAATCTGGTTTTGTGTACTTCGCTCATATCCGTCCAAGAAGTCTTTGTGCGCTTCTTTAGCCATAACAGAAGCCAATGACCTTGCTTCTTCTTCTTTTGTCTTTTTACGATCTATGCCAAGAATTTCGCCATCTTTGGAAACAACTTCTTCTGCGTTCAGGAAACGTAGGATATGAGTATTGTCTTTTAAGAAGAAATTGAAATCGTCTTTCTTACCTACTTTTTCTTTTTCTCCTTTCTCTATATCCTTCTCTCCAAAATACCATCTGTTTGTTGCTCCTTTTTTATACAAGGTCCAGGTATTTGCTATTTGCCAGAAAACTGCTCCGTGCCTATATACCGGAATCAGCTTACCTATTGGGTAGTTATGTTCGTTTGCTTCAATGTAAGCACGAGGATTATCTACGTATGTTATAAATTGTATGTTTTCGAACCTTTTTACGAGCTTGTCTTGTATCGCCATACCGACAATCTCTTTCGCTTTTGTTAGTCCTACATTCAAGTACAAGGCAATTGTTTTATTACTTATCGTCGAATCAATTAATCCATAATACGAGTGGCTTCCGTCTACGACATCAGCCTGAGAGTTTGTCTCTCCACTGTTCAGTACAGACTCATTATTTCTGACTAAATTAACAAACATCGCCTCTCTTATCCTGTCAAGGACTTTTTCATGGTTTGTTATTTCATTTTTCTTTATCTTAATTAAAATCCTATTCTTTGGAATATTCACTTTCCCGCATCCGAGAGTAAGTTGTACGCCATTAACACGATATCTTCTTGCTACAAACGTACTATCCGTCATACGGAACAGTTCGTCAAACATCGGATGTCCTGTCATGTTCTTGAACTTCGAATACCCGATTCCAAGTTTATGAAGAAGATCTTTCTGGTTTTTGAATCTTATTCTCGAATCCCGGCGGGAGATTTTTATCATACAGTATAAAGCATACAATTCCATGAACAGCGAATCATCTGACCACTGTTCCAAAAGTCTAAGACTTATGTTAATATTTCTACCTAATTGTAGCTTCATAATCTGTAACAAAAAAAAATCGGATGGATTTTTGGGGATATCCATCCGATTTGTGTCTTTTTGCAGATAATCTCCAAAACCCCGTTACAGATGATGAAGAACAAGAATCAACAAAAAACAAGACACTTAATATTTTATATTCTTGTTTTTTATTTTATCTTATTTCTACATCTGTAACGTGCTACAAATGTAGAAACAAAATTCAAGAATCAAACAACAAGAACTTATTTTTTTAATGTCACAGTGCAAATATCGGGACAAACCCTGAATCTATTGTCATAAAATACGTTAATTTTAAATTTATAAATCCTTAATCCTTATCTTTGTATCAAAACGATAATCTCATGAAAGAAAGTGATAATAAAGATGTTAGTAATAGGGCTTATAGGCTTTTAGTACCTTATTCCAATACGGTAGATATGGCTAAGAAGATACTTCTGTTTTATAACGGATACCTAATGGCCTCTGGTAATGAGAAGAATGTCATAGATGCGAGGCATTTAAATCTTCTTGCCTATTATTTTGTGTTTGGATATTCGTATGAAACGAAGAAGAAGTTTTCTCATTGTTTCAGTACCGATCTTCAATATGTATCGGTTTTGGATACGGAGATGAAGAAGCGTGGTATTTTGATTGACCGTGAAGGGAATTACAGAACAAGGTGTTTGTGCCCGGATATAGAGAACATGCGCCGTCTTTTTGTATTGGAGGGTTCAAGAGATCAATGTGCGTTGGTTTCTTTATTTTACAGAAAGAAAACTTTTGAAGCCGATGCCGAAGAATGATTTCCCTATATCATTTGAGTCACATATTATAGATGATGTGATGGATAAGACCGGGGGCGTTTACGACCGAAACCAGATACGTGACGTTTTCAGAGCCAGTATTTCTTATGCCAATAACTTATGTACGTACACAGATAACGTGTCTGTATCGTTTCCGTATGTGGGTGATATGGTTTGTAACCTTCATGAGATGGAGAGGCGCAAACACAATCTTGAGCGTCTTAAATCCAAGGTAGAAAAATTATCTAAGTATCAGGAAAAAGAACTTAAGTGCCTTGATATTAAGATAAGGATGATAAAGGATGCTTATGACTCAGGTGAGATAAAAAGTGGGGATATGTTGATAAAACACAACAAATTATCTATCTTTAAATCTCGTAAAGGTCATAGTTTTAGTGAAATACAAAATATTCAAGAACAGGAATTTAATAGATAAGTCATGAAAAAGATTTTGCAAGCGGAAGTTATATACGATGCTTTTATGGATACGATATTAAAAAAACTTCCAAGAAAAAAAGAGGATTATCCTGATTGGTACAAAGAACGTCTTGAAAAGTGTGAAGGATGTAAATTCAACACCAAGAACGTTCCTAACTCTATGTTGCCTCTTTCTTTGTATGTAAGCAAGAAAATAGGTAAAAATCGTTGTTCGGTATGTACGTGCTTCATCAAGCAAAAGGCCTGGAGCAAGACAGAGGAGTGTGCGCTTGGGGAGGGGCTTCCCCGTCCTTCGTGGATGGACCGTCAGTATTCTATTGATTTTTATGATGAGAAGTCAAGATGGAACAGATTAGAGCTTATTACAATGGATTCTGATGAGTTTAATGTTATTTCTACAGATGACAAGCAATATAACATTGACCTATCTAAAGACGGTAAATCATTTGAAATCATTTTTGAACCGGTAGAGAAAGGAAACAGTATAAAGTTTTCATTCGTTCTTGAGTCGAAGCATGATATGAAGATAACAGCATCAGAGACATCTTGTGGTTGTACGTCATCTAATTTGAATATCATAGACTCCCGTCACTTTAAGTTCAATATAGAGATACATACATCAGGATTTGGAATAGGAAGATTCGTAAAACATATGACCGTTCACTATCAAAAAGATGGGTCTCAAAAAGAGGAATCGATTCCGTTTAATTTTGAAGGTACTATAATTCAAAAAAGTTAAGTTATGGGCGGATGTGGTAAAGCAAGGCATTTACAATGCGAGGATAAAAGGAAGTCCTTATTTTCTATGTTGCAGGCTTCTTGTGACGATCTACCTGATTATTCTGCCGGAGACATTCTCTATGCTGTACTTAGATCTTTTGCAAAGAAAAGAGGATTGTCTGTTTCTTTTTTAAGGACGTTGACAGACAGCGAGCTTTTTGAAGTGGCTGATTATAATTTATCAATGGAGTTGATGGACGTTATTATTCATGATAAAAAGGTTCTTGACAATGAAGAAGATTGATTTTGATTCAGATATAAAGCATCTTATTTCTTATTACAACCATCTACTGTCTGCGCAAGATAAGGTGGGAGAGGAGATGGAAGATCTAACTAAGGATATTATTAGGAAGAAGGATGAGGAAAACAACATAGAGTTAGAAGACTTTATTGATTTGGAGGAAAAGTCGTTTATGACCAACTTGTATCAACAAGAGATGCTGAAAGTATCTTCTTCTATAAAGGCAGTTTACAGGTTATCTATTAACGCCGGTCATGATCTTAATATAGATGATGACAGCAAGAAGGTTCTTGATAGGATAGTAAACGACGGAGAATCAGATTTTATTATGTACGTTGACAATAATACTGATTCTGTTATGTTCAAGGAAGAATCTGTTGAGGAAGGAATAAAAAACATGTGCAAGTATCGTGTTGATCCATCTTCTCTTGAAGACAGGTTTAATATGCTTAAGTCTCAGTATGAAGCTTTTTTAAAAATAGTTAATAATGAAGGTAAGAAAGCCGACTAACGATGATGTCTCTTACGTAGATCGGAAACTTCTTGTGCTAAGGGATCAGATAGATAAGGCTGAACGTTATCTATCTGAAAACCCTTGGGATAAAATAGAAGATTCTGATAAGAGGGAGAAAGAATTTAGGTTTCAAAAAAGCTTGTCTGATAGCTTAATGCAATGGACTGAATCTTATATTAAGATGTGTGGGATAATGGATGTCTATAATCAGCTTGAGGCTGCCAAAAATAAGAAAAGCCTAAAAGGAGGACAAACAGTATCAGGTATTCAGTCTTTTGTTAAGAATGAGGCTAAGAGCAAGCTCGATAAGTAGTTTTGTCATGAATTTTGATAGCAAAGAACTTTATATAAATATGGGTAACGATATCCCGTTATGGAATGACCTGTATTCTTATGAAGAGCAAGACGATGATGTCAAGCAATTCTGGGAGAATGAGGCTATGAAACTCCTTAACGGTGTTACCATAAATGGGGTATTTATACATCCTTGGCTATATTGGCATATCAATTTCTGGAAGATGATGATTGACGTAGGAGATGATCGTATTCCTGGAAATTCTCAGCTTCGTGATAATGAATGGATGTTTGCCGAATTTCTAAAGCAGGCGGAAGAAGAGAATAAAGGAATATTCATGTTCGGGTGCCGTCGTTTTGGAAAAGCCCTTCTTGACTCTGAGATACTTTATCTTGAGGACCGGGAAAAGATGATAGGAAATATCGTTGTAGGGGATAAGATATATGACGATAAAGGTAATTTGGTAGAAGTCGTAGGTGTCTATCCTCAAGGGAAAGTAACTACATACAGAGTCGTATTCGAAGACGGTCGTAACGTTATTTGCTGCGGTAATCATCAATGGCGTGTCAATCATGGAGGAAAATGGCATGTTAGGAGTCTTAGAGCCATAGCCGGATTGGATTATAAGAGTATGTCTATTCCAGTAGGTGAGGCCCTGAACTACCCTACGGCAAAGCTGCCGGTTCCACCGTCGGCCTATGCCTCGATGCTGGCGGCTTATCTCGGTGGCTATAGTGGGGATATGTTTTTCGATAAATACATTTGTAAGAAATTTCTAAGATCATCCATAGATCAAAAGAAAGATTTTATAGAAAACTTCATTCGTTCTTTCAGAAATGTAGTAACCGGAGAAGAAGAGCTTACGTTGTCTCATATTGACATGGATGTCATAAATTTTGTACAACGTATGTTTTGGGCTTCAGGTTGGTATGCTAAATTGGAGGGGAACAAACTTATACTATCAAGGAATCGTAAGGAATTAAAAATAAGATCCATATCAATATACGGAAAGGAACATGCCACCTGTATAACCGTTGATAATGATTCTCATTTATTTTTGACCACCAATTACATCGTTACTCATAATACGGCCATAATGAGCTCGTTTTTGGCTCGTAATGCTACAATGACGTACAATTTGACGCATAATGTTATTGGGTCAAGTAAGGAGGACCTTATGAGTCTTGGTGAGTATCTTGAGTTTGGTCTTGATAATATACATCCTTATCTAAGAATAAATAGAACAGGTAATGATTGGTTTAAAGAGGTTATTATGGGTACTAAGACGGTGAACAATATTCGTGACGTTCACGCTCGTATTCGTATTACCAATATTGATAGCGGTAAAGCCGGTGCCTCTCTTAAGACCGCATCTGGAACACCATATACATCTATTTATGATGAGGTAGGTAAATTTCCATTTTTAGCAGCATACTTACAAGGTCGTCCTGCCCATATGATGCACGGTAGAATGAGGGGGATGATGATATGCTCCGGTACGGGCGGTAACGTTGAAAAGTCTCAAGATGCTCAAAAAGTGATGAATAACCCTGCTGAATACGGGTTTATTGTCATGAATTATGATCTGCTTAATAAACGTTGTTTAAAACCAACTTGGCGTATTAGTCAATCCGGTTGTTTTGTTCCTGCTCAGATGTCTCATGCTTATGATAAGGAAACAACAACCTTAGATAAGTACCTTGGAATAGAGAAAGCTACAGGTCTTAAGAAAATAGATATTCAGGTATCAAAATTTGATGATAATACTAAGAAGATAAAATCTCGTCTTGATGAACTTGTCAAAAAGGATAGAGCTTTATACGTTCAGGAACGAATGGCATTTCCTTTGTCTATAGATGATTGTTTTCTTAATACGAATGTAAATAGGTTTCCTGTAGAAGATGCTTTGAAGCACAAAAGCCGTCTTCTTGAAGAAGGAAGACCAGGGAAAACAGTAGACATATATCAGACTGATGGAATGAAAATGGGCTATCATTTTAGTGATAAACAGCTCGCTGATTATCCGTTCCAAGGTGGAAATATAGATGCTCCTATTGTTATATACGAAAATCCGCCTGAAGATGGAGGTATTTTTGATTTCACATACGTGAGTGGATGTTTACTTCCAGGTGAGAGAGTATTAACAGATAAAGGGTGGAAATACGTTGAAGATGTAAAATATGAAGATAAGCTTGTAAATAAAGATGGAGAATATGTTTTTATTAACAAAAGACTGTTATATAATAAAATAGATGAAGATGTGTATGATGTTAAAATGTATAATGGAGTTTCAATAACACGTTTTACGAAAGAGCATCCATTGTATGTTAGTGACAATAAACTTAAAAATGGTAAAATAATATGTGAAGATTTATTTAGCTTTGATTTTGTTAAAGTATCTGATGTAAAGAGTGGAATGTGGATTAAATATCCAAATATTTACAGAAAGGAGATATATCCTTGTAAAGAATTATTCCCTTATGTAATGTCTGATGATTTATGGTATTTAATAGGAGCTTGGATAGGTAATGGGTATTCAAGGATAGACAAACATCATGTAGGCATATATATAAGTACACATAAAAACAATGATAAGTTTATAAAGAAAATAGATGATATATGTAAATCATGTTTTGGTAAATATACTAATAAAAGATTCAGGGATAATAGTTGCGAGATATTTTGCAGTGTAAAGGAGTTTGCAATATGGATGGACTCCACATTTGGTAAATATGCCAATGGAAAATTTATACCAGAATGGGTTAAGTATATACCTCATGAGTATAAGGTTTCTTTTTTGTGTGGATATCTTGATACGGATGGTTGTTGTTATGCCGTTAATGGTAAGAAATTATATACTATTGAATATACAAGCTGTAATTTAAAATTATTAGAGAGTGTACAAGATATTTTGTTTTCAATAGGAATAGTTTCTAATATAAAAATTAATAAAAACGATAGATCTGATGTTATTCAAGGTCATTTTAAGAAAAGTAATTGTTTATATTATTTATCTTTTGGTACAAATGGTATATTAAAATTACTATCATTTGGTATAAGCAGTGTTAAGCTTGATGGTATTATTATTTCAGATAAAATAATCAAGGCTAAGAAAAAGGGGTGTTTTATAAGTAGTGATGGTAATTATATTTATATAAGGATTAAAAGTATAGAGAAGGAATTGTATTCTGGTCCTGTGTATAATTTTGATTGTGATACGCATACCTATTTATGTCATCACATAACTACCCATAATTGCGACCCCTATAAATCAGACAAGGCTGATACTGATTCTGTTGGTACGTTTTATGTACTTAAAAGGTATGTAAAAATCAACGATCCATTTGCTTATTGCATAGTAGCATCATACGCATCACGTCCTCCATCTTCCGATGATTTTTGTAGGAATTGTGAAATACTTCAAGAAGCGTATGGGGCTAAGTGTCTTATGGAGAATGCCGATCGAATGTATGAATTGTATCTTACGAGACGAAATAAGCAGCTCATGTTACTGGAAGACGGTGAACGTCTTGCCGGTAAGATTATCCGTGCTGGCGCCCGTCAGAACAACAAGCTCGGTTTGGCTCCTACGGTTCCCAATCAGCGCATGCTTTTCAATACCGTTATTCAATATTGTTGGGAGGATGTTGTTGTCGGGTATGATGATGATGGTAATGAAATAACACAGAAAGGTATTTACCGTATCCCTGATATAGAACTTCTTGATGAGATCATAGCCTTCGGCCCTGTGGTCAACACCGACCGTATCATAGCCTTCGGCCACGCTCTTCTTCTGGCTAAGTATTATGATGATATGGGTTACATGCCTGAAAGTACGACTCAGAAGGAGAATCAAAAGAAGAGGGAACGTAAGAAGATGGAACAGGTTAAAGGATTTACGGTAAGAAGACATAACCCGTATAAAATGAGGTGACGAGAACAAATTCCTTATCTTTGTGAAAAATAGGATAATAGGATGGAATATTTCAATAGAGATCAGGCTTTTCCGGCCAGAGGAGTATTTTCAGGTTTGCCGGTGCAGGCTATACCTACCAAGAGAAAAACCAAGGAGTGGTTTAAAGCCACTATGGATTCTCTTGAATTGATTGGTTTGAAGCAGCTTGATGAGAACCAAAAGTTCAAGGATTTTTATAGGATGATGGAAGGCAAGCTGTCATTTATGGAGCTGAAAGATGTAATTCCTTATCTTAAGGATGTTCAGTCTATAAGGGACAACGTAAACATTCCATCATTCTTACGTCATTATGATATAATAGGTACGATCGTAAACGCTTTTGTAGGATGGTTGGGCAACCTTTCTGACAAATATAATGTAGTTGGACTGGATGAATCTGAAGTGAATCAGTATTCTGCCACGAAGGAGAATCTTCTTTATAATTACATTAGAGAGGAATTGGACAGAAGGGTTAGGCAAGAGTTATTAAATAGGGGATTGGATCCGGATTATAATAATTTTGCCAGCGAAGAAGAAAAGCAGGCTTATGCTCAGCAGATACAAGAGGTGAAAGCATCTATGACCCCTCCTGAGATAGAGAACTTCATGAATACAAAATGGAAGACTGCTGAGGTTATATGGGGTTCTCATACGCTTGAAGCAGACAGGGGGCGTTTTTACATGGATGAGATAGACACCGAGAATTTCATTGATTATCTTCTTACCGGTCGTTGCTTTAGAAATTATCATGTAGGATACGACTATTATAAGCCGGAGAGGTGGTCTCCGTTGAATACGTTTTATTCTAAGACATTAGATAGCAAGTATCCTCAATATGGGGATTATATTGGTCGTGTTCATTATTATACTGCCAATGATATTATAGTAAGGTGGGGGCATCTTCTTACGGCAAAAGACAAGCAAAAGCTTATAGGAGGTGCTGATAATTTCAATGGCACTTATAACAATGGTGATAATGGAAGCTATGTAAGTTTATCCAAATCGGCGAGTGTAGGGATGTTATATCAGAATAAGGTAATACCTTGGAAAGGATATAATGATTATGCTTCTATAAAAGCTTATGAGGATTATTACGGTATTCCAGCCGGCACATATACCGGATATGATAGTAATGGCAACGAATATCACAGAACCAGATTCATGCCAAATTTAGAGCATGGTAATTATTATAACCGTGCCCAGAGTTTAAGCGACGAGCATGTTCGTAGTGATTTGTATCAGGTAACTGAATCATATTGGGTATCCCCGGCTCAGGTGTATGTAATTACCTACCAAACTGAAACCGGATTAGTAACTACCGAAATGGTAACCGACGAGCTTCTTCAGGACTTTTTACAGGAAAATGGTATTAAGAAAATTACCAGAACCATGAGTAAGGGAATGGAGAACCCGGAGATTAATACCTATTTCGTAGATTACGTTCCACAGGTAAGGTACGGGGTTAAAATAAGTGGAGGTGCCCTCGCTCAGGACAACCTGTATCTGGATGGAGAACCTATCGATCACCAGATAAAAGGGGATAGCAACATCTATGACTTTGTTTTACCTGTTGCCGGATATATCGGTACTTCTATGGCTAACAGGATTCAGCCATATCAAATATTCTATAATTTCTCCATAAACCAGATAAACAATATTCTTGAAAAGGAGATCGGTAAATTCTTCTTAGGAGATATAAATCTGGTTCCGAGTGAATACAAGGATTTGGGTGAAGATGTGGCTGATATATGGGCAAACCTTCTTGATGTAGCTAAGTCTGTAGGTGCTCTTACATTAGATACCTCATCTCAAAACACGAAAGGTGGTGTCCCTTTCAACCAGTTTGCTGTCTATGATTTGTCCCAGACAGAGCAACTTAAAACAAGAATGGAACTTGCTGAATGGTCGAGGATGAAATGTTTTGAAATGGTTGGCATCACGCCTCAAGTAATTAACGGCCCCAACAGGTATGAGACTGCCACCGGAGTCCAGCAGGGCGTTACGGCATCTATGTTACAAACACAGATATACTTTGATAACTTCGGTTATTTCAAGAAACGGGCTCTTGATCTTCATCTGGCTGTCGCTCAACAATGCCAGGAAGAAGGAAAGGATATTTCTGTAATGTACACAAAAAGTGATTTAACCAGAGCATTCTTATCTATAGGAACCGACGGTCTTAGTCTAAGGCATCTTGGTGTTCAGGCATTATCTAATTCCAAGAAAAGGGATGAGCTTGAGAAATTTAAAACTTTCATGTTGCAGCTAAATACGGCCGGAGGCGATATTTACGATCTTGCATCTATCTTCACATCAGATTCTATGGTAGAGCTTATACAGAATGCAAGGAATACTCGCGCATACAACGAGCGTCAGATGCAGCAGCAACAACAGAATCAGATGCAGCTTAACCAGCAACAGATACAAGCTGAAGCTGCTGAGAAGGATAAGCAACGTCAGCATGAACTTGCTTTGGAAGACAAGAAAGGTCAATACAGGATACTTCAAGAGAAGATTCAGGCGGCAGGCAGGGCGGCAGACGCCAAGAGCGACGCCACCTCCCTCAACTTCCTGGCTTCTGTTTCAGATCAGACCGTAAGGCAAGCTGATATAGAAAGCAAGGAAAGGATAGAGGATAAGAAGCTCGAAAACGATTCCAAACTTCATGATGATGAAATGAGAATAAAAATGGAAGAGTTAAAATTAAAATCCAAAGAACTTGCCCAACGAGCGAGGGAAGACGCCACCAAAAGGTATGTAGCCGGAATCAATAAGAATTAAGGATTAAATATCCCCAAATTTCATTAGAAAATCTCTAATAAAATTTGGGGATATTTAATTTTTAGTGAAGATTAAACACTTATAAGTTTTTTGTCTGAAATATAGGTATTTAAATATTTTTGCAGTATGGGAAAATTAGAAAAAAATGGAATAGTAGAATTGGACGATATTTTTAGTATCGGTCCGGTCGATGATGTTTATAATAGGGAAGAAGATATTCTGCCTATTAATGGTAATGAACCGGCTAAAAAAGATGAGAAGCCTGTAGAAGAAGGTTCTCAAATTAAAGAAGAGCTGGTTGTTGATCCTACTCCTGATCCTAAAGAGGATAAAAAAGGAGAAGAGAATGTAGTTGACGTTAATCAGGATCAGGTAGAGACCCCGGTTGTCAATTACAGAAAAGTATTGGATGCCCTTTCTTCAAGGGGAATCATTCCCGATTTGAAAGATGTGGTATTTAGCGGTGAAAACGGCGAAGAGATTACTATCAATGATCTTGATTTTAGTAAAGAAGATTCGTTGTGTGATATACTATCTACAGTCCTTGAAAGCCAGAAAGAGGACATTGTTAAGGATAAGATAGATGTTACCTCTGTTTCTGATATTACTAAGAAGCTTATCCAGGCTGATAAGGCCGGCGCGAATATCGTTGATATTCTTAAGCAATATGATACGAATGTCGCTCCTATAGAAAAGCTTGACATTGAAAACAAAGCAGATCAGATAAAGATCGTTCGCCATTATGTTGATCTTCTTGGGTTGCCTAAAGATGAAGCTGATGAGTTTTTCAAAGGCATTATCAATAAAGGTGAAGAGTATGTTGAAGCAAAGGCTATAAAGTATAAGGCTGAGCTTGATAAGAGAATGGATGATATTATCCAGCAACGTACTAAAGAGGCTGCCGAAAAGAAGGCGAAGGATGCAGAAGATTTTAGAAGGTATAAGAAAGACCTTAAGTCTTCTATCCAGGCAAAGTATCAGCTAAATGACACTATGGTATCTAAAGCTCTTGATTTTGCCCTAAAACCTTCTGAATCGAATCCCGGAATTACCAAAGCATTTAATAGGGTAAGGGAGATGATGATGAATCCGGAAGAAGCGCCAGATTTGATTATGTTTCTTATGAACCCAGGAGAGTTCATAAAACAGAAGTCGAATCAAGCTGTAGTTGATGAGAAAAAGAAAATTTATAAGCTCATCAGCCATACAAATAAAGACAAGAGGGTGGCTCCGGTAGATGATAAAGGTGATCAAGTTCAAGGTGTGAAGTTCGATGAAATCAGTATAGATTAAAAATTAAAACATTTTTTCGTTCATGGCTAATGTACTTTTAACAAAAAATTTCCCGGCCACCATGAATGGTGACACGGTGATTGGATATACCGACGCTAAAGTCGTTAAGCAAAGTATCGTAGAACACGATCTTAGCTCTTTAGAAGATTGGTACTACGAAGATCCTGATAAGAACCATCTGGGTATGCTTGAGTTGTTTTCTAACATTACAAACTATCCTCTGCCTATGTATATGGGTATGATCAAACAGGATGCTACTATTACCGTAAATGGTATCAATGGTTCATTCCGTTATGATCTTCCGGTATCAGAAACGTATGAGGTGGTTACAGTAGAAGACACGTCTTTGAAATATGCAAAACCTGGTATTGATGAAAGCTTCTTCGAAATTGTGTTGAATGCACAATTTAAACAAGGAGATGTTATTACTTACGATGTGATTAACGGTTGCCAGGCTCTTATCTCTACAGAGCGTCCTCCTAAACAAGAAGGTGAAAACTGGAGATACTGGTGTAAGCTGTGGGGTCGTTCTCGTGCTAAATACTTCCCGAAAGACATGCTTCGTGCCGGTATTAAATACTGGAAGGTAACAAACGTTCTTGGTGAGTTCTCTACTCAGTTCTCTGGTGTAGGAGGTGCTTCTAAGGCCGGTTCTATGACTTGTGAATTTACGCTTGGTGGACACCGTGGTGTTGAAGGTGAAACGACTATGTACGCTGGTATTAAGTCTTTGGCTTATGCGGACGAACGTACACAGAATTTCATCGACAAGGCTTACCAGAAAGTTCGTCAGCTTTCTGAAATCAGAGGAGGTGATGCAAGTTATGCCATTATCGGTTCTCGTCTTGGTGACGGAAGCATTGATATGCGTACGGCACGTGTAGCCAATACAGTGTCTTTGTTCTGTTTGGCTGAGTTGGCTAAGATGGAAGCATACGAACTTATGTTCATGCGTGGAGGTAGAGTTAAGGGTCATAATGGTGTTTTGATGAAAAACGAAGGTTTGTACCATCAACTTCGCCGTGGTTTCGTTATCTCATATGCACGTCCGGGCGGTATCAAGCGCGAACACTTCCTGGCTGCTGCTGACTATATTTTCCGTGGTCGTAGCGATATGCCGATTGAAAATCGTGTAATGAAATTCAAGGTAGGTGCTATGGCTTACAAGAACATCGTTGAAATCTTCCGTGATGAGTTCTTCTCTCAATTGGGTGCCTTGGCTCCGCTTATGGGTACAGAACGTATTATCAATAATCCGGTAACAGGATCAAACGATGCTCTTGAATTAGGAACTGTAAAGATCAAGGGTGTTACTATTCCGGGTATTGGTAAGGTTATTGTAGAACACGAACCTTCTTTGGATTACGTTGATATGGTAGATAGAAGCCAGTTGGTAGACGGTATGACTCCTATCACATCATATTCATGTATTATGGAAGACTTGACCGCTCCTGAATATTCCAATGCATTCGCCGGCATCCCTGCTTCAGCCGAAGCTCGTATTGGTAATATCAACAGCAACGTATTCTACGTTAAGCCTGATATCGGTTCTATGTGGTGGGGTTACGAACAAGGTAGATGGTCATCCAGAGTATCGGCTCAAGAAATTGTATCCAGCCATCCTCGTATGTCAGAACAATTCTGGTGCCATTCTGTATCGGCTTGTTGGGTAAAAGATACCAGCCGGTTCGTAACAATTGAATTGTTACCAAGCTCTTTGTAATCATAACTTTTAATATTAACTTGCGGTCGGCTTTAAAACCGGCCGCAAATTTTGTTTCTAACATAGTCTTTTCATATATAAAAAGACGTAGGGTATATAAAAAAATGGGAAAAAAGATTTTTGAAGAAAGCCATGAGTCTAAGAAACTGCTGGCTACCGTAGGAGGAATGAAGATATATTCCGACTCTATTTATGTTATAACAGGTAAGATGGATGAAGAAGCTCCTTCCGGATATCAGGAAAGAGGCATTTCCAAGACTCCTTTCCCTGGGAACAAGACAGTATCTTGTTGTGGATGGGACAAGGATCTTAGGGTGTATGATACCGGTTTCTTCATCAATTCAGCATGTTATAAAGGTTACTCACTTGAAGACAAGAAGAATGAAATGGATATGCGTATTAAGAATATTCGGTATCCGTTTGAAGAAACTGTCAATGAGGACCTGGACCAAAAGAACTTCGATTTCTGGGATTCTTACAGAATTGACTTATATGATGGTCGTTTGTTCTACACTAATGACGTTCGTGATTTATTTGAGCTGTATATAGCTATTTTATCCAAGTCTCTTACTCCTAAAGAGGAAGACGGTAATCCGATGTACGTTGAATCTTATTATTGTGTAGAAGACAAGACTACGGCCGTAGATATCAGGAAACAACGTCAGATTGACAAGGCTGATATTTTATACGAGTTCATGAACAAACTGAAAGGATCCGAGGCTGAAAGGAAAAGCATCTACGATCTGCTTTTGTATCTTGACATCATATATAGCGTAGAGCTTGATCAGAGCATGGTTCAATACATATTCACTAATTGGATTGATGCTAAGAATACGAACGTTGACATGTATAAAGAAGCAAGCTCAAGGTTCTTGTCTGATGATGAATCTTCTGAGGGAATGCAGGTGATCAAATTCCATCGTATGATTAGGGAAATGATCGAGGGACTGGCTGTCACCGTCAACACCGACGGACTGTATCTGAATGGCGAGCTCCTGGGCGCCGACGCTATCTCTGCGTCTATGGCTCTTGTTTCCAATAAGTCGATGTTAGAAACCAAGTCACGTGTTCTGGAAGCGTATAATGCTTTAAAGAACAAGCATAAAAAAATAGAAGGAGATAAGTCTGACAAGAAGAAAAAGGAAGACGAAAAAGGTTTTGATATTGATCAATACGCTGATAAAAAAGAATAATTTATGAAGATTGTTGATTGTTATCTTCGGGCCTTACAGAAGGCTGAAGAAAACATGACCAACGGTGGTATAAAACTTGACAAGGCACGTTTTGTTCAGCTTTTTAATGACGAACAAAACCGCCTTGTTCGTTATATCCTTGATAAGAAAAACGAAGAGGATATACGTTATATCCAAAAGTTAGTTGTGTATTCAAAAGAACTTGACGAGAAAGGAGATAAAGATAATCCGGAAAGCACTTTGTTTTCATTGCCTTCTGATTTCTTTTCTTTTTCAAACATATCAGGCGTATTTACCAAAGGTGAATGCACGGTCACTGATTTTACCATGTGGGAGGCTAAGAACGAAAACCCGCATGAGCTTCTTGCCGACTTTTTTAACAAACCTGATTTTGATTTTAGGGAAACGTTCTACACTATAGGCGAAGATTCGGTAAGGGTGTACAAGTCTGGTTTTGAAGTAGACACCGTTTACCTTACGTATTACCGCTATCCTAAGGAAGTTGACATCGAAGGATATATTAAATCCGATGGTTCCAATTCAACCGATATAGATCCTGAATTAGATGATAAATTAATTGGTATTATCCTTAACATGATTGAAAAGCAATTTGCTTTGAATGAAAGCGAATACGGACGTTATCAAATAGATTCAAACAACGTCCAATCTCCTTTGTAGCAGAAGAAAGGCGTATCCTAAATTAAAGACTATCAAAAAGCATTAAGAATTAATTAATTCATAATGCTTTTTGTTGCTTATATGACTATCACTATTTTTGAGACAGATAACAGAATATTAATTTTTAAAATATTATAAGGCTATGGCTATCCATAAACCGTATGACAGACACATTATCTGTCCTCCGCACGCTAAGTTGGCGGACGTAGATTCTTTGTTGCTTCAAGAAGGTCAGATCGCTATCTATGATTTGGATGGTGAGCAGACTAAAGATGGTTTGAAAGCGTTGAAAGACTTGAAAGGATATCGTAAGGACGAACAACGTTTCCAGATCAGAATCGGACGTAATGAGATGGTGAACGATCGTGTATCTGATGATAAATCATTCTCTACACCTACGTTTGCTATCGATGAAATCATAGAAGTGTATGCTTCTGCTCCGAAGAGCAAAGAGATTAAGGTAGACGAAGTTATTTTCGGTTACAACGGAATTGACGACAATACCGCTATTACAGCAAGAAAAGGCGATCGTATTCCTATCCATATTAAGCTGACAGGACGTTTGTTCGAGCTTCGTGGTTATCCGATGGGTGAGGTAAATATCGATGATTACATCATTTTCGAAAACTGTCCAGGTCGTGAGGATATGTGTTCAGAATGTGATCCTTGTGAAGATGTTGATATTTTGGCTGCTATCTTGAAAACAATCGAACGTATCAAGAATCAGCCGATTGCAGGTGGTGGAAAGGTGGGTGATTTTGTAGAAATCCATCCTATCCATTCTTGTGATGAGTTGGAAAAAGCTCCGGTGGAAACCGACATGAATTTCTATTGTATGGAAATGTGTGATACCGGTGATGCTTATGCCCTGGCTCAGCTTAAGGCTGCTTATCCTGGTTTGGATATCAAGAGAGTTGGACGTCATCTTTCTACATCTAAATATCAGGTGATGAAAGAAGGTGGTAAGCCTGCTGATTATACTCAAAAGCTGTCTTCTATAATGAAAGGCTGCGAAGAGTGTCCTGAAGGATATACTAAGGTAGACGGCGGTTTGATTTATGCCGTAACGTTAGAGGATGATGGCGTTGATCAGTCTACTGTAGTAGAAAGCATTAAGAATGCCGTTAGTAGCACTGCCGAGAAAACAGCAGCCCAAGATGGCGGCGTAGGTATGTACACTGTGGCCGTAAGCAAGAAACTGACGAAGGCTGATATCGATGCATTTGTAGAAACCAATCCGACTGCCACAGTAACGTTCGTTGCTAAAACAGCAGATATGTGTAGCAATCCTACTGTTACTACCGTTAGCTGGGAAGCATGTGGTTCTTGTAAGATTTCGAAAGAAGCTTATGAAATCACGTTGCCGGATGATGAATGTGGTAACAATGCTAAAGAAGAATTACAGGCAGCATTCCCGTATCTGACAATCGAAGATTACGGTACACCTGGTGGATGTCAACACAAATTCAAAACAACGGTCGTTACTAACATGGTTTGCGACGAATGCGATAAAATTTTCAAAGACTTCTTTGTATCGAAAGCGCCCGAATCTTATCGTGGACGTAACTGGAAACGTTTGGGTACCGTAGCAGGAGATCAGTCCATTATCGCCGATCCGATTCCTAAGAACTGCAAATGCGGTATCTTGTTCCGTGGTATTGACTACATGATTTCTCCGTCCGACTGTTTGATTGACCGTCTGACATTCCAAGAAGGATCTGTTCGTATTGCTGTAAATGGCGGTTATCCGGATGAACAGCGCGAGGCTATCAGCACGTACTTCAACCCGATCCATACCGAATACAAACAGCACTGGGCTCCGCGTACTCACCTCGGCGCTGAATTGCTGGATAAGGAACGCGAACAACGTATGTTCTTCGACTTCCGTAAGACTCACCAAGAACTTATGGAACGGATGTTTACCAACGAAGAAACCCGCTTAGACCTGTTGGCTCCGTATGCTGATTATTCAGTAACGTTGAAGCCGGCACGTTACTCTAACGGCTTCGGTAGGGTAATTGATGATCATATTACAGTACACTTCCATGTACCGTATGGCGCTCACGAAGGTATTCAAGACCTTATGGACTTGTTAGCTGCTTCGGCAAATATCAAGCCCTGCAAGATTTGATTTTCCTTTTTTCTATATATCCCAAGGGGGAGGAGGCTGGTCCTCCACCCCCCCTTTTTTGTAATAAAACAATTTGAAATAGATCGATTTCATATGAATGGCGTGGATTCTTTAGTCGGTGCCTTAGGTAGGGGCATTGACAAAATAACCAACATAGTTGGAAAATGGGGTTCCTCCCAACCGGTAGATGACAGCAAATCCGGTATAAAAATAGGGGACAAAATCTACCAAGTGGTTGTGTCCTTAAATGGCTGTTATTGGTATCTTGACGAAGAAGGTAAGAAGCATCCTGTTTCTGGTATTCCGGCCACAACCGAATGGGAGTGGATTAACATAGCTGAGAAAGTTATCAAAGATTTCAAAACCTGTTACCGTACACCTGGTGGAAAGGTCGAAGTATGGAGTTGGTATCTTCTTAACGATCAGATGGATGTTCTTAAAGAAACCCATAGAATTACCGACAGTACCGACATGGATAATCCGGTAGGTAAAGTTCTTACTAAAATACCGGACGAGTGGGTTATGATCGACTGCGATCTTCCTGATATGACAGAACGCGACATTACGTTCGTCAACAGATGTTATAAGACTCCGGATGGTAAGGTTGAAATAGAAGGATTGGAGGCCATAGATGATAAGATAAATATCAGGGAATCTATTTATACCGTTATTCAATCGACGGACGATAATTTCCCTGCCGGCCATGTTTTTAAACTAATTCCAGAGAATTGGGTTCGAATGGTTTGTGACTTTCCTGACATGACAGAACGAGACGTAACTTACGTTCTTGAATGTTACACTACTAAAAAAGGAAAAGTGCAAGTAGAAGGTTTGGTAGCCATAGATAATATTCTTGGGACCAGGGAAGAGGCTTATACCGTCCTTCAGTCTACTGATCCTGATATTAAGGTAGGGGCCGTGCTGGATTCCATTCCCGAAGATTGGGTGAGGATGGTATGTGATTTTCCTGACATGACGGACCGGGAAATTGTTGAAGTAGACGAATGTTATAAGACTGATGGTGGTAAGGTCAATATAAAAGGTTATCAAGCTATTGATGCCGTTCTTGGTGTAAGGGAACAGTATTATTATATTGTTAAGACAACGGACGCCGCCTATCCTCAGTGGACGAGAATAGATAAGATACCTAACGAATGGACGAAAACCGAATGCGACTTCCCCGATCTTACGGAAAGACATATTATGTCCGTAGATGAATGTTATACTACTCCTGGTGGTAAAATACATCTTGGTGGATACAGGTCGGTAGATAGCATAATAGGAGTCCGGGACGAGTATCTTATTGTTATGGAAACAACCGATCCTGATATACAAAGAGGTGCCACATTCAACAAAATACAAGAAGGATGGCAGCGTGTTGTTTGTGATTTCCCTGATGCTACTACATCCGACACAGAAATAGTAGAAAACTGTTATAAGACGGAAAAGGGCAAGGTTCAGATCCGAACATACATAACAATGGACGGATACGGAAATACAAGGGAATTGAGACATATGGTTCTTAAAACAACCGATCCGGATTACAATATCGGATCCAATATCGATCAGATACCGGTAGGGTGGTTAAGTATCGAGTGTGATTTTGCGTCTGCTACACAACGTCATATAAGACAGGTAAAAAACTGTTACGCCTCTGATGCCGGAAGCATTTACGTTGAGGGGGAAATCGTTTACGACAACGACCTTGACGTGGACAAGATGGCGCTGACGGTCATGGAAAGCACTGACCCGGCGATAGCCGTAGGGACGGAGCTGGCTACCATTCCCTCTGGCTACGTGAAAACAGTTTGTAGATGTAATTGTTGCAACCACTAAATCTTATTGTCATGAGCTGTAACGAATATTTTTTAGTAACACTGGAGTCTAAACCGACTCCAGTTCGTCATAAATACACGAATTTAACAGACGAATGGTATGATCCTGATGGTGTTAAGTACGAAGATCCTGATACGATAGCCAAAATCGAAGAACAAGCTACAGATAAGAATCGTATAGGAGATAACACTTTATATCAGAAACTTATTGAAATACATTCTCAAGGAGAGTCAATAAAATCGGACATCGGAGACATAGGTCAGGTATTAGATTACATAAATGGGGAGGAAGTGTAATGGGAACCATATCAGATAAGTTAATGAGGGTCATCAACACCAAGGAGGATATAAGGCAAGCCCTTATATCCAAAGGGTATAATGTACCTACTTCCATGCCTTTTAAAGAGTATGCGAAGATGATATTAGACCTGCCATGCAAGGTGGATTCCTTTCCAGACATAGAAGGCATAGTAGCCAGATATTCTGCCTCTGGTCTTACCAATGAACAAATGGCAGCTAACCCTGTATGGAAAAACCTTACAGGTAATGGTCATGATTTACAGATGAAGAATTTCTCTTGGGGTGGAATGAGCGGAGTTGGTGGGTATGTAGATAATTGGAATAGTTCTGCTGATTGGGCTATAAATAGCTATTGGGTAAATAGTTATACAGATCACAAATTGCAATTTATCAAAGCAAGTTCGGTTGTTCAAATGAAGTCAAATAATATTTATAATGCAGAAAATGTATATAAAAATATTTTAAATGTAAATGGATTAACTGAAGCAGTAAATAAAGGATCTGTAAGAGGTTTAAGAATAAGTGCTACAGATCCTATAACGTCAAAATCAATTAAAACATTTTCTTTTGATACCGATGGTGTCATTCAAATATCATTTGATGATGTATTACAAGATTATTGTGTAGTTTATTTTGTTTACGGCAATAATACTAATGATATAGACATCACCATCGAACAACTTCCCCTCTACCCCGGTGCACTCGTCTTTGATGGTGTAGACGATTACGGTACCTGTGATAACTTCCCTGTTCTGACTAAGGAAAAGGGATATACGGTTATAGCGTTGAGACAGCGGATTTCAAT